GGGCTGTTTTTGGAGTTTGGCGTTTGGTATTTACATTGGTGAATTGCTTACAATTGGTTACAACATGATTGGGCACATTGCCATCATCAGCATGGTGTTTGGTACTTGGGCTGTGTTTCGTTCAGTGAGGAATACGTCTGGTCCGCGTGGCGGCACTGTGCAATGGTTGCGAGCACCAGATCACAGCAGTCGTTGTGACGAGCTTACTGATGAACAGCGACTAGATGCTGCAAATCGTGCTGATAAAATGCTGAGCCGCAAAAACAACATTTGGGAGAAGAACTATGATTGACGAAAGCAATTTGCCCATTGAACAACAGAGTCTGGTATTCCGTCTGAAAAAACGTGCAGAGATCCGTAGACAAATTGCACACCGCAAGAGTGTTGCAGAAGGCAAGACTGATAGACTTGCTGATCTACTAGACGAAGCAGCCAAAGAGATTCTGATATTGCAGTCAACGTTGGCTGAAGCAACCAAGCATACCATTGGAAGGGACAACTTTCAACCATGAACGAACGAATTAAACTACTTGCTGAGCAATGCCAACTTAAATCATACGGCATCAATGGCGAACTGCTTGATGTTGATTTTGATGAAGAAAAGTTCGCACAGTTAATTGTTGAAGAATGTGCTACTATTGCCTTAAAGAGTGGGGACATAAACAATAAAAGTATGCAGGCAAAAGTTGAGGCAGAACGAATCTATCACAAAATTAAAGAACATTTTGGAGTAGAAGAACATGATCAAGCTGCAAGGTAAATTGCCGCGAGAAGTATACGTTGCCTGTAGTGGCGGCGTAGACAGTATGGCGGCTGTTGACTTTCTAAGACGAAACCATGATGTGTTTGTGTTGCACTTTAACCACGGTACTACACACGGTCATAAGGCTATAGAGTTTGTAGGCAACTATTGTGCAGACAACGACATTAAATTTTTAATGAACGGTCTATATCTAAGTCGCAAAAAGAACGCAGATGAAAGCCAAGAAGAATACTGGCGTTGGATTCGGTATGATTGGTTAGAACGTTGTACTGAGCGGCAGGTTATTACAGCACATCATCTAGACGACTGTGTAGAAACTTGGGTGTGGAGCAGCATGCACGGACAAGCTAAGATTATTCCTTACAGTCGCAACGATAGGATCCTGCGTCCGTTTCGCCTCACTCGTAAACGTGATCTAAAACTTTGGGCAAGTCTAAACAATGTACCCTACATTGAGGATGACAGCAACACAGATGTATGCTACACTCGTAACTATATTAGACATGAGATGATGCCTCATGTATTGCGAGTAAACCCTGGTATCCACAAGGTTATCGCAAAGAAGGTTAGAGACGATGAGCAACACAATCGAACTCAGTCACTCGCAGTGGAACAAACTCTATCAACAACTTTGCCAAGACTATCCCCGCAGTGTAATGTTGATACGCAGTCGTATGCAAGCAAAGTTAGGATTTACTAATCGTGAATATAAAGACTGGGACGACAGCATAGGCAAACGTGGCGACCACAGTAAGAACTGCGTTATGCTGGACTTCTACAGTGAATCAAAACGTACATTCTTTATGATAAAATACAGCGATTACATCCAAAAAAGAGCTTGACGTGCGTGTATAATAGTGCTATAATAACTATATAGAAACAAAAAAAATCTACAAATGAAAGCACAAACACCAGCAGAAAGCATTCTTTTAATCAAAGATTGGGGTGCATCGAGGATGTATAAAGCTGTATGTGACTGTGGCGATAACGATTGCACTCACACAATAGACATCGAAGCAGATGATTTTGGAGTGCATGTCACGGTTTATACACGGACACGAACTAACTTTTGGTCTATGTCACGGTGGTCACATGTTTGGCGGCTGTTGACTAAAGGACACACTAATTTTGAAACTAGTATTGTGTTATCCGAGCAAGCAGCTCTTAACTATGCCGAAACACTAAAGAAAGCAGTAAATGATGTCCAAAATTTCAAAAAGCCCTAATCGTAACTCTTTCCAAAAAGAAAAGTTTCTCGAACGACGTGCCGAAGAGGGACGGACTCCGGACAATGATCCAGACACTCAATCCATGGTTGACTATTACGAAAGCTGGAATGTGTCTGCGGCCGAACAAGAAGCTGATCCTGAGTGGCAACGGAACAATATGGAATATGACATGCGCTCAACAGATTGGTTCCTTGCCAAGGCTCGTGCTAGAGAAGGTTATGCTCAAAATGTTTATGCAGCCATTTGTAATAATGACTTTCAAAAACTAGATGTTATTTTAATATTAAAAGAAGAGACTTGGGGAGCTTCGTGGCGCAGCGCCGGAGGTATTGTAGCCAACATGCGACAGGAAGGTGACTATATTAATTGGTACTGCTCGGGCATAGGCGATGGATTGGGCAACGGCGATGCTGACAGAACTAAAGGTTATGTACCTGAAGGATATGTTACTGACGAAATCAGATCGGATCTCCAACGTCTCGGCTGGGTATTGGTGCCTGGTGGAGATTGGGAAAACTTTGAAAAGGAATAGGGTCTGACCCTTTTCTCTTGACAAACGTTCGCATTTAGCTTATAATATACTATAGGAAGCAACAAGCGAGTTTAAAATGTCATCTAAATATTATCATAATTGGAATCTGCGCAACAGAGATCTCGCTCAGACTCTTGAAGACTATCTGATGCGTGGATATCAACCTGGCGGCTTTACCACAGCATTGCTTGCTGGAGACTTGTTTGGCGCAGTTAGTCGAGCAGATTATTGGAACAAGGCTTCTATTGCAGACATTGCAACAGCAATTATTGAAAATTGTCCTAGTGCTGCAATGGGAAGTTGTGCCGCAGTAGATGCGTGGTGTGCCGACAAAGACCAGCGGCGAAGCAAATATGTAACTTGGAGATTGTTACAGGGTACAGTAACACCATCATTTAATGAAGAAGTACCGTTTTAAAAGGAAAAGATGATGACTACATATAAAACAACCATTTTGCAAGTTTCGATACATCTTGAGGATGCAAATCCAATTTTTGGAGAAGGCAACACCTATGTTAGTATAAATGATGAATCAGGCGGACCGTTCCTTACTATTGAGCAACAAGACGACAGTAATAAACCCGGAAAAGTTCAAATGGACTATGAAGAATTTATGGCAGTTGCAGAAGCAGCCAAAATGCTGATGCATCAAATGTACATTGAGAAGGCAGCACAAGAATGAAACAAATTGATAAAGCGTATCAATACAAAGTAACTCGAGAGTATAACAAGTCCGAATTTGACAGCCATATAGGAAGCAAGCTACTAACATGGCTTGCTAATAAAGACTATGATTTTGAATTTGAAATTACATATCCAAGAGGCCAACATCTTGATGCTAACTATTACTTCAAAGATAGTAAACAAGCATTCCACTTCGAGTTAACAGTATGAACATTCAACATTATCCATTATTTGACACAAAGAAAGTAATCAAACACTACCAAGAGAAGGACCAAGTCCCTATCACGTATATCTGTACAACTGACCTTAACGCTAGCGATCGCCCTGTTGATATTTTCTATAGGCAAACTCCTCATCCTGAGTTTGGCAACCGTTATTTTGGGATGTTCATTAATTTTAACCATGGCGGTGTAATGATTTGCGCTGCAGACCAAGTTGAAGGTTTAGAGTTTGGTATGATTGACGTAGATGGTAAATACTACTACAGTCAATCACATCATGACTACAAAGTAGTAGGTGAGAAAATGATTGACGGTGGCCGTGCGTACATTCGTACCAGCGGTTCAGTAGACGTATTTAAGATCCAGGATGGCAACTTTGTAAAACACGAGTATGCCCCAGAGTAAATGATTTTACCATAAGGAGAATACAATGTCAAATCATAAGAGAACTGCGCAAGTAAATTTCGACGATGCATTAACCAAAGACGACTATGGGTTAATTGTTAGTAAAGATGGTCAACTAAAAGGAGTTTGGATTCCAGACGGTGCAGATGATGCAGATCAAATTCCAGAAAGTATTGTAGCATTATGCAGTCGATATTTCAATATTAATCCTAATGCTAAAGAACACGAAGATCAACCAAGGCTTCACTAATGACCCCGCAAGAACAATCCGATCATAAGAACAGCTGGAAGCCGGGCTTTATTGTCCGGCTTCACAGCGATCTAGATGTACAAGGTAAAACTTGGTGCAAACGTAATGTAGAACGCCATCAATGGAGTTTTACAACCTACACAGATGTATATGAGCATACATTTCATTTCGAACTAGAAGAACAAGCTCTTACATTTGCACAACAATTTCCAAACTACGTTAATTAATAGTTGACACATTAGAAAATATCTGTTATAATTAAGTTAATATTATATTAATAAGGAGCTTAAAATGAAAATTGGATTAAGTTACAGTCGTTGTATTCGCGACATTGTTGATGGTAAGGTAGCATTACGAGATGTGCTGGTAATTGTTGCTCGCACAGATTTTGATCCGCGTAACGACGAGCAGTGGCTTGGTATTTGGGAAGGATATGGCGGCGGTCAAACGTTTGGTAGTCCGTACAGCAATCCCGAATGGATAGATTACCTTGTTGAAGATGAGCAGAAGTTCCGTGACGTTACACTAGAGTTATACAACTCAGGCAAACTGCACCAACCGCGACAGGTTGGTGCTCACGTTTACCGCTTGGACTATTACTGGTTAGACTGTGTAGTTCCGCAAAATGAAATGACACCTGCACAACAAAAAGCGTGGGACAACTATCAGCTTATTACCGGGCTGACAAAAACGCCTGTAGCATTTAACAACAATTTCTAATGACATTAATCAACGCAAAAACGGATCACTACTTGAACTTTATCAAGGATGATCCAGTGCGTCCGCACTTGCAAATGGTGTGGCGTATTAGCAACGGTCGTGAAGTGTATGCTCTTGAAGATGAAGAAGGCGAACTACGAGCAATGATTTGTGTTGCGTATACGAAAGAAGTGCCCAAGGACGAAGGTGAGTTAGATCGGTTGAGTTGTGACGACGGTTACATTGCAGTCTTCTACACGGTGTGGAGTTATGCCAAAGGTGCAGGACGTGATATGGTGCTAACTGTAGCCAAGCATATCAAAGAAACTAAGCCAGTTAAGCGTTATGTAACACTAAGCCCGCAAACTGAAATGGCTCGTAAGTTCCATTTAGCAAACGGTGCAACAGTACTACAAGTTAACTCAATGTCAGTAAACTATGAATATGCTATGGAGTTACTATGACATTACCTTATGAACGCTATCATGCTGTAACACGAACTGAGCAGTTCTTAAAAGAACTGTGCGATCCTAAGAAAACGCCCCGTGTACCTAAAGATATAAGACAGCAAGCATACCATTGCTTACATCACTATCCTAGCAAGCAGAATATGGACGTTGCAGCAACATTGTCGCCCACTGTGTTTGAAACAAACGATCCTATAGATAAATTAACATTACTAATTTTAGATTACGAAGAAGGTAGAAAATGATTACACTTAAAGAATGGATGGAAATAGTTGATTACCGGATCACTGAAGGCAGTATCTATAATCTCTACAGTCCTAATGCATATGCACTCAGCTCCTGGAATGGCGAGCATGATGGTTACAGTATGGAAATCATCTTTGATAATAAAACACACGTTGTATACTGTGTAGAAGCCTGCGACTTCAAGAATAACCGTGCGTATCGTGTGGTCAATCCTGAATACACAGGAGTTGATAAATTCGCGCAGGCGTGGGATGGTACTAACTGGATTGACCTAGATGTTGATGATGACTTTATCCAAAAGGCGTTAGCTATCAAGGCTGGTGAAGATTACGACACTCGTGTTATTGTTCCAATTGAAATTCCTGATGCAGATCTGTTAGTCTACATGAAAATTGCACACGAACGTGATATTACATTTAACGAACTTGTAGAGACTGCACTTAGGGAAGCAATTGAAAAATATTGTATAAACAATATGCCTGCACCTAGTTGAGATGAAGTAATGCAACAGAAGGTTACGAAAACGAAGGGTACGGCGAAAACACTGGATGGAACCCTAATATTGTATTAGAAGTTTAATAAGAACATAAAAGAAGGAAAAGATTAATATGCCAGATAATATCAAGTTTAATTTAAAGCAAAGTCCACTAACCTATGTAGGGGAATTTGATCAAGCAATTCGCGGCGCACTGACTGATGTATATTCAGCAGACCAAGTGTCAACAGATAAGTTTATTGCGAATTTTAATAACAGGTACAACACACATTGTGTCCAATCAGACGCAGCCCGAGCATCGAGGGCTAATAGCGGGCAGCCACCAGGAATGCCGCCACTGAAAAACGGGCGCTGTATTGTAGCAACTGAATTGGCCAAACAACGACTGTGGACAAAAACAGAATACGCTGATCTAGAACGCTGGGGTACAGAAGTATTAGACGACACTTGGTACGGTCGTGCATTCCATCGCGGATACCCTGTGGTGGCGCAACATACATTTGTACCAGCAGTTAAAAAATCTAGTTCATTACGTGCCCGGTACTTTAAGTGGACATTTGAAAATGCCATTAGTCTTATGCGTGGTAAATCATTCTCTATTCTTAGCGTACCTGGTTCTGTTTTTTGGATTAGTGTCATGTTTATAGTTGGTGTGTTTATAAGGCAGAACAGGCATGAACAAACGAATTGAAGAACTTGCTCTACAGGCAGGGTACAAACCGTTACATGGGTTTGATTTTGCGAATACGTTAGAAGAAACCTATTTGAAAAAGTTTGCAGTGTTGCTCATTGAAGAATGTGCCAAACTCAACAGGAAACAAAGTTACAACATAATGGGTGTGTTGGTGGATATGGCAGAACCCAACGCAGAGTTTGACCGGGTGTGCTTGAACACAGTGAACCATGTGCAAGCATACTTGAGCGGCGACGCCTTGAAACAACATTTTGGAGTTGAAGAATGAGAAATCTAGCAATTGCTGAAATTTTAAAATTGATGCAACTCCTGCCCATCCATTACGACATTAAGCCGTGGGATCAATGGAGTAACCGAGACTTGTTAGAGTTTTACGGTAATTTGAGAATTGATATTGAAACGGAAGAATATTATGAAGATTAAGATTGGAAACTATACAAATTGGTTTGGACCCTACCAACTAGCAGAAAAATTGTGCTTCTGGGCTAAGCCTGTAGAAGGCGAATACGGTATAAAAAGCAAACCTGACTGGGTACACAACTTTGGTGAATGGTTAGCACACGGCAGCTTAGAGCCCGACGCAAAAGTAGGTGATATTACCAGCTGGAATCGTGAGCGTCACACCACTTTATTATCAAAGTTGTTGAGTTGGATTCACAGCAAGCAGCATCGTACAATTGAGGTACGCATAGATCGATGGGATACTTGGAGTATGGATTATACACTTGCTCACATCATCCTACCTATGCTTGTACAACTAAAAGCCACTAAAAACGGTGCTCCTTATGTTGACTCGAAGGATGTGCCCAAAGAACTACATGGCAAGAAACTTACCAAGAAGCAGAAAAACCAAGGTGAAGTTGACAACAAACATTTCGAACGCTGGGACTGGGTGCTGAACGAAATGATCTTTGCTTTTGAAACTAAGGTAGGCGACGACCGTTGGGAAGAACAGTTTGAAACTGGAGAAAGTGATCTACAGTGGAAGACACTTGAAGGCGGCATGAGCCAAATGATTGACGGCCCTAATCACACCAAAGTATATGATTGGGAAGGGCGCAAGAAATACCAAGAACGTATTTCAAACGGCTTCCGCTTATTTGGAAAATATCTTGAGAATTTGTGGGATTAGTCTGCTAGCACTTGTACTAACAGGATGTTCTACAGCAATAGCAATAGTAGACGTTACTGCTAGTACAGTAATATATGCTGGCAAAACAGTAATCAATACTGTTGACGCTATCACACCAAATATAGTAAACGATTAGGCACTCTCTAGGCACATCAGAACCCCATTTGGTCGAGGCAGCTCGACTCGCTAAAATCCTGCCGAGGTAAAGCTCGTTGCCGGTGGAGTAGCGTGTTCACCCCTTTGCGTCAAGCAAACATCTCCTAAACACTATAACACCTAGGAACGAGGTTATAGATAGCATACGTGCTATGTCAGTGCAGGTAAGGAAAAGACTAGAGTCCTTGGAGATGCATTTAAAATACCTGTTTCCAAAGTCTATGGCTGGATACGACTCACATGAAGTTATCCAAAAGTTAGATGGGACCTGTGAAGGTTCCGTCTGACTGAAATGATCTACATGAAATTATATTAAATCATTATTAAGAAGACAAAATACGATATGGCGATTAGCCATAGAGTTGTTTCGTGCAAACGAAACGCTAATAGTTGACAATGATTCATAATGATAGTATACTAAATAAACAAATAAGATTGAGATTATTATGACTGGTATGTTTGATATTACTAATCCACAAGTTAAGGTATTAGTAGAACTTGCAAAAGAATGTGCGATATCTGATCCAATTGATTGGGGTGTATTGAGCATAACAGAAGACCAGGCCTATGTAATGATGGCAGCTCATGTGCTAGAAATGGAAAGAAATAACTTGACAGATGCAGCAATCATTGTTAAACTAATGGTAGAGAACTTTGTTTTGAATCTCAAACTGTTAGGAAAAAAATGAAAACTGTATTTGATAAAACAGCAATATTAACTAATACTCGCAATGCACAAAGCGTAGAAGCAGAAGTTGACGACGTGCGTGAGCACGATTCACTAAATGCATTCGTTGCAAACACTAAAATCCATATGAAATGGAACGGTAAAATTTACGTAGGTAATATAGCAGGTATGGAATTTACCACACTTGGACCAAAACAACATACAACTAAACAAGGAAGATATTAATATGCTAGTACCAATGGTAGTAGAACAAACCTCAGCTGGCGAACGTAGTTATGATATCTATAGTCGCTTGATGAAAGACCGTATCGTTATGCTTAACGGTCAAGTAGAAGATAACATGGCTAACTTGATTGTAGCGCAGATGTTGTTTCTAGAGTCAGACAATCCTGACAAAGACATTAACTTGTATATTAATAGCCCAGGTGGTGCAGTAACAGCAGGTCTTGCAATTTATGATACTATGCAGTACATCAAATGCGATGTGCGTACTATTGTAATGGGCCAAGCGTGTAGCATGGGTTCATTCCTAGCACAAGCGGGTACAGCAGGCAAGCGGGTAGTACTACCGGAGAGTCGTACAATGATCCACCGTGTTAGCTCAGGCACACGCGGCACTAGCGGTAGTGTACATGTACAAGAACTACAGTTTGAAGATGCTATCCGTTCAATGGAAGAATCAAAGAAAATCAACGTTCGTTTGACAGAACTGTATGTTCGTCATAACTCAAAAGGTAAACAGTATGCTGAACTGTTTGAAACTATGAAGTTTGACACATTCTTAAATGCAGCTGAAGCAGTTGAGTATGGTCTTGCTGATATGGTTGTAGATAAACGATAAAAGGAAATATTAAATGTACGCAACAACAAATTATAGAGACGCTTCTGCAATCAATGAAGCAATGGGCAGAGTTTATTCTCAGATGGGCATTGCTGTGTTTATCAGCATGCTGGTCAGTTACTATGTAGGAACTAGCCCAGAGCTATTGCAATTCTTTTTTACAGGAATGCTAAAATGGGTGGTTATATTTGCACCATTAGCCGCAATCCTTGTGATGAGTTTTGCCAGTGCTAATTTCAGCAAGTCGGGACTACAGATGTTTCTGTATGCGTTTGCTGGCTTAATGGGATTGAGTTTTGCTACAATCTTTGCAGTCTACACAATGGGCAGTATCTTTACAGCCTTTATGGGTGCAGGGGTGCTGTTTGGCACTATGAGCATTTACGGATATTTTACTAAAAAGGATCTAAGCTCAATGGGACAGATGATGATTGTAGGATTAATTGCAATTATTATTGCCAGTGTTGTGAACATCTTTATTGGTAGTACACTAATGCAGATGGTTATCTCAGCTATTGCTATCATTGTGTTCTTGGGCTTGACTGCATATGACACACAGCGTATCCGTGAAATGGTAAGTGTAGGTGGCGACACCGGCAAACAAGAAGTCATGGGCGCACTAACACTGTACCTAGACTTTATCAACTTGTTTATTCACTTGCTACAACTATTTGGAAATCGTAAATAAAATGTCAATTAAATATGAAGATCATGTGCCTCAACCTAAAGACACAAGCAAGCGACACTTTTATATCAGTATTGTAAAAAGTGCGTTGCGGTTGGCAGGATGTTTGGTTGCAATATATACAAGCTCAGTAGTATTACTAGCTCTATTCTTGGCAGCCGCTGAATTTTTAGGAATTGCGGAGGAACTATGAGTGATGGAGGTAAAGGTGATAAACGAAGAAAAGGAGCAGACGATGACAAATACAGACACAACTACGACAGAATCTTTGGTAAGCGAGACAGTGGCAACACTAAAGGGGATTCCGACAAAACTGGATCTAAAGAACCTACTGGAACAAAACGTAGTAACAGTTGACTTTCTCAAACTCGACGGTGACAAACGAGTAATGACTTGTACACTTAGAGAGGACATTAAACCTGCGGCAACTAAAACGGACGCTATGAGCCAAAAGAAAGTTCGTGAAGTGTCAGACGCTGTAGTAAGTGTTTGGGACGTAAACGCAAAAGGTTGGCGGAGTTTCCGTTATGATCGTATCAACAGTGTAAACATTGTTGAAGAATATCTAACAGAGTGGTATAATAAATGATAGAAGAAGTGGAGTTAGAAAATAGTGTCAAGATAAAAGAAATTTTAAATCAAATCTGCAGAGATATTATTGATAATTCTAATAAGTTTAAAAGTGCATCAAAATCTCAACAAGATGATGTATATAAATCATACGATGTTCCTAAAGATTCTCAACCTCGATTAACAGAATTATTAAATAATCAATCTATTTTTCCGTTAAGTTATTTGGTAGCAGTTATAAAAGGAGACGATTCTGGAGATTTTCCGCCGCATAGAGACTACTGGCGGCATGAGTCTATTCTATATTTACATACTAGTCAAGTGTGTCAAACAAATTGGTATGAGACTAATTCAACTACACTGCTTAACAGACTATATTATACGTTTGACCAAATAACCCTTAAAAAATCTTATTATTTAGAACAAGGTAAATTTTATAAATTTGATCATCAACAAGTGCATGATGTAAAAGGTGTAAAAGACACAAGAGTAAGTATAAGTATTAACCTTAGTAAAGTATCTGGTTATCCTAAATTACCTAATTTTGCTTCTAACCAAAAATAACAATTGACAACAGTGCCTTTCCGATGCTATAATACAAACATAATAAGGCAAATAGGAAAAACAATAGATGAAAAATAAATGTATTTTAACTGATTGTGATGGCGTGTTGTTCGATTGGGAATACGCATTTGATCAATGGATGAAGCGACACGGTTATATAAAAAACGCTACTCGTCAATATTCAATTGCAGCAATGTATGACATGGATAAGGATGAAGCAACTCGATTGATCCGTATGTTTAACGAAAGTGCTTGGATCCGCAAACTTCCTCCACTACGTGATGCTATTCATTATGTTAAAAAATTACATGCAGAACACGGATTTATCTTCCACGCAATTACTAGCTTGAGCAACGATGATTACTCACAGCATTTGCGTACAAAGAACTTGCGTGAGATGTTTGGAGACAGCGTATTTGAAAAGTACATCTATCTTGATACAGGTGCCGATAAAGATGCTGTACTCGAACAGTATCGTAACACAGATTGTTACTGGATTGAAGATAAGCCACAAAATGTAGACTGTGGAATTAACATGGGACTAGATGGTATTCTAATTGCACATGAACATAATGAAGATTATGCAGGTAGTGCAAAACGTGTAGCTAACTGGAAAGAAATCTACGATATCGTAACTAGCCAAAAATAACCATTTATATGCGTATATTTTGTTAAGATGATAAATAAATGCATAACAAAGGAAAAGTAAGTTCAATGAAACTAACGCTAACAACAGTAGAATATTCAACACTAGGATCAAGTAATCCGGGTGCGGATACCTGCAGGGGTTTGCAAAGTTAAGTAGAACGTACTACTAAATTTTACAAGCCCTTAGCAGAAATGTTAGGGGCTTTTTTTATGGAGGCACACTATGACAGCAGAAGAATACTGGAAGTGGATACATGCAAACGTTCAATAAAGGCAAAAAAACAGTTGACAGAGTGAGAAAGTTCGCATATACTAGTGACATACTGTAGCAATACAGCAGGCAATAGGTTAAAAAGTGTTGTAAAAATACAACAAAAAAGTTAGGAAATTAGTTGACAAGTTCATCGTAACTTGTTATAATCAATACATAGCAACAAAGAACAGTAGTTTAGAGTTGCTAAGAAGATTAAAAATAACAGTTGACATGTTCATCGTAACATGTTATACTAAACACTAGTAAGCAGCAATGCTTGCACGTTCTTTAACAATTTAGATACAATATGTTAGTCGCAAGGCTAACACTGTAAGTAGAGTGATGTATGCACCAACATACACCACTAAACTCTGCTTACACATACACACAAATGCTTAGGCCAGGCAGATGTAGCGGATTACAGCTGGGCTCAAAGTTCAGTGGGCAGGTTCAATTCCTGTGAGTGTGTATTTGTAAGCAAAGTTTATTCCACAGAACCCGAGCGTGGTGCATGGGCCGGACTGTTAATCCGTGGTTAGCTGGGATCGTCACCCAGATGTGGAGCCAAGAATTTGATGGAGTGTATGCTACAAGGTGTGGCAGGGGACTGTAAATCCTCCGGCGAAAGCCACGAATGGTTCGATTCCATTACGCTCCACCAATAATTAGGTCTCAAAGTGTTCATGGACGCACACGACACTGTCACTGTCGAAGAAGGGGATCGTTACCCCTTGAGACCGCCAAGTTTATGCGGGATTCGTAAAATGGTATTACCTTAGATTTCCAATCTAATGTCAGGAGTTCGATTCTCCTATCCCGCTCCAGTTTTAAGTATACAGCACAGTCTGTATGATAAGTAAAATATGGCCCCGTTAGTTAAATGGTATAACTGCTGTTTTGTAATCAGCGGTCGGCAGTTCGATTCTGTCACGGGGCACCATATAAAAGCACACTCAAAGACTCTACATAGTAAAGGAACCGGTTAGCTCACCGGACATTTGACGAGCACGAGTGTGCCAGTAGAGTAAAATGCCCCGGTGGTGAAATTGGTAAACACAGCGGTCTTAGAAGCCGTAAGCTGAGAGTTCGAGTCTCTCCCAGGGCACCAATGCCGAAAAGATTGAGAGTTCGAGTCCGTAACTACTCACCAACATTATTAAAAAGTAGTGTACTTTATTTGAAAAATATGTTGTATATAAACGTATAGGTTAAAAAAGAGTTGATCGTAACTCTGTAAATGTTCTTTAATATTGTACTGTACTCGGTTCGTCTAGTGGTCTAGGACATCACCCTTTCACGGTGGCTACAGGGGTTCAAATCCCCTACCGAGTACCATATAGAAACATCTTTATTTCCCCCAATTGTTATTCACAGGGAGTTCGCAAGAACAGTCGATAACTTAGGATGTTTCTATATGGTAGCAAGGAGTAATTTACCTTGAATCAGATTGGGGAGTAATTACCTCAAAAACTCGTAGTGGTCTAACAGACAAGACAGAGCCAATATTCGGCTTGCATGTTGGTTGCAAAATCCAACCTACAATGAGTTTGCATATTGAAACATATTACATCAAACGAGGTCTCGATTACCTGAAGTCGATGTTGCTGAGTTACAAGAATTGATGATGCAGCAGTATGAAACAAAACGTTCAAATCCGGAAACGGGCTTAGTAGACGAAGATAAGTAGATTAACGCCCCTTTAGTATAATGGTATTACACCTGTTTTGTAATCAGGCTACGGCAGTTCGATTCTGTCAAGGGGCACCAATATTTTTAACAACAAAAGGAACATATGAATGACAAGACACATAGCCGAATAGGACTTCTTGACAACGAGAAAATTGTTGACAACATCGGAAATAGGTTTACTATGGTAGTTATTGCTTCGCAAAGAGCAAGAGAGCTTGCAAGGCAACATAGATACAAAGATGATGGTACTCAATTTAATGCTCCTATTTCAGCATTACTTGAAGTCCAAAACGGTGAAATTGGCTTAGAGTATATTCGAAAGATTAGATAACTCCGATTGGTGAAATGGTATCACTCTTGGTTTGGGACCAAGGAGCGCAAGTTCGATTCTTGCATCGGAGACCAAAATTGGGGGTTTAGTGCTAATGGGAACACGCTGCCTTTGCAAGGCAGAGTTAAGGGTTCGATCCCCTTAACCTCCACCAGTTTTAATATGACGCTATCGACTATCGGTTAGGTCATCAGGTTTTCATCCTGAAGAGCGGGGTTCGACTCCCCGTAGCGTTACCATTAGTTGTATTGTTTTGGAAAAAGGCTGTGTCCACTAGCCTAATGCACTGGCAATGTTCGCTCTGTCCTGCAGGCATCGAATATCCAGTTTGAAGTAACAAAAGTAGAGTTGGCATCGGCCGATGCTTCTATACTAGTTACCAAGTTAAAAGCAAACGACAACAGGGCGATTGTTGTCCATAACAAGACAATACAACTAATGGTAAGTATAAGTTATTGCGAGTAGGGTATTCTGATGCGGGGTAGAGGAGTCTGGTCGTCCTCACTAGTCTCATAAGCTAGAGATCGTTGGTTCAAATCCATCCCCCGCTTCAGAGTATCTTGTTTGTCTTAGGAAGGCCAACCCAATTGGCGATGGGACCGCACTTGAAATGCGTCGAGCGTTAATAGCGCCTTTAGAGTTCGACTCTCTAGCCTTCCGCCACAATTAATGCATCGTTCGTCTAATGGTAGGGCCCTGCTTTTACACGGCAGAGACGGCAGTTCGATCCTGTCACGATGTACCAAGTTTATATAGGATTATAAGAAATAAGGAAGATACCCACTACGGCGGTCTGTAAAACCGTTCCTAAAGGTAGTGAAGTCAAGGCACGTGGAGCGTTACCATCATCTTCCACCAATTAAAAAGTGCTTGACAAGATCAAGAAAAGACATTATAATTAATACATAAGGTAAAAGGAATCAAAATGCAAATCACACTACGTAAGGCAAATGCTATACAGCTATCAATCAATGAAGCAATCAAAGGACTTGATTTTCAAGCCAGTGTTTCGTTGAACGAATACGAAGACAGCAAAGATCAAATCAATGCTGTTCATGCTCGTTTTGTTTCTAACAACACGACTCGTACCAAACTAGTGGGAGCATTGTTTGAAATCCGCAAAGCAGTTGCAAGTGTAAATGCAGCGCAAGGCATCAATGACATGCTGGCAGAAGTTGCAATGTTAGAGAAAAACATTCAACATGTCAACAGTTTGGCAACCAAGACAGCTCGTGTAAGTGATGCAGTTATTGAAGGCAAGCTGGACAAAGTTCGCAACAGCAAAGACGAGAGTCGGCTATACGGTCGACTCGATACAATTGATACCGGCATCTTTGATACTGCTGAAATCAATGAATTCAAACGTGAAGTTGCAGGACTAAAACGTAAGAAACAAAAATTACAGGATTCACTGCTAGAGCTAAATGTAAAAGCAGAAATCAAATTGGATGAAACTACTGCGTCGTTTCTAACGCAAGCAGACATCCTTTAAAAAGTTTTGGCGGCTATGCGTTGGAAGCGTAAGCTGCCCGGAAGAGAAATTGAGAGAGGATGGACCCCAGTGTCGTTACTGACAACTTCGTCTGAAGTTTAAACGATAAACTAATCTGGCTCACACCTGAAACGTGTCTGTACTTGTATGCTCCAGTGTTAATAGAACGTTTGCACTTTGAAACTGGAAATATACGAGTCTTGTGCATATTGATTTTTGTATTTTGCTTGTGAGAAACGCTAACGGCTATCTCGACTGCACTTTGCACAGTTCATTACTTGCTTTTTCGCTTCCGTTTTTATTTAAAAAAGTCTATCTAAATTGTTAATAGTGGTTGACAAATGATAAATAACTGTGTATAATAAACACATACAACGAAATTAAAAGAGATTTAAAAATGACTACAATGATGAAACAGATTAAACAACATTGCATTCGCTGGTTTAGCGAAGGCAGGAGTGTATCTTGACATAACAGTCAGTTAAAGATTAATACACCCCTGCTTAGTAGAAATACAAGCAGGGGTTTTTTTATGGATAAGTGAAAAGTTTTATATGGGTGTAGTGTAATGGCAACACAGCGGTCTCCAAAACCGTCGATCGGGGTTCAAATCCCTGCACCTATGCCAATTTTACCCGGTTAGCTCAGTTGGTAGTAGCACAATCTTGATAAGGTTGGGGTCGCAAGTTCAAATCTTGCACCGGGTACCATGTTAATTAAAGGAGATCTGTCATGAATAGTGACAAGAGTGGCAAGATAGGGGATTGAAGCTTTAAGGTGAAGCAACTGGCTTTTAACCAGTAGAACTCGGATCGTTACCGAGCAGTCCTACCATATATAAACGTTTTCAAAGACGTATAACGCAGGCCCTGGAACGGCCAGAATGAAAACGTTTATATATGGTTTGTTGGGGGTTAGTTAAATGGTATAACCGCGGATTTTGATTCCGTTGTCACAAGTTCGATTCTTGTACCCTCTGCCAGTTTTATGTGCGTGTGTAGCCGAATGGTTAGGCCCGAGATTGCAAATCTCGTTTATGCAAGTTCAAGTCTTGTCACGCACTCCAGTTTTAGTATGGTAATGTAGGACAATGGTAGTCCACTTCCCTCATAAGGAAGCTGTTACTGGTTCAAGTCCAGTCATTACCACCAAGCGCCTGTAGCTCAATGGATTAGAGCGTCGGTCTTCGAAACCGCAGGTTGGGAGTTCGAGTCTCTCCAGGCGCACCAGTTTTATGGAGTCGTTAGTGTAAAGGTTAACACCACGGATTGTGATTCCGTTAATATGGGTTCGATTCCCATACTTCTCCCCAGTATATGCTGCTTTAGCTGATATGGTTATAGCTCCGGATTGAAGTCCCGGTGAAACAGGTTCGATTCCTGTAGGCAGCACCAATTTTTAGTCTTGACAATAGTACAAAAGGTGCTATAATATAAATATAATGTTTAAAGGAATACCATGCGTAATCTAGCTTCTATCCGTAAAATTGAAGAAATTAAACCTATCAACGGTGCTGATAAAATTTGTGCATATCGGGTGAATGGTTGGTGGGTAGTCGACACCATCGATAAGTATACTACTGGCGACCATGCAGTCTACTGTGAAATTGATTCATGGATCCCGCATGCACTAGCACCATTCCTCAGCAAAGGCAACGAGCCGCGAGTGTATGACGGTGTTGCAGGCGAACGCTTGCGTACTATTAGACTGCGTGGACAACTATCGCAAGGATTGTTGCTGCCAGCAAACATCGGCGGTATTTGTGTTCTTGGTCTTGAAGTAGGAATGGATGTTTCTGCTATCCTTAGTATCACTAAGTATGAAGCTCCTATTCCTGCATGTCTTGCTGGTGAAGTTAAAGGTATGTTTCCAAGTTGGCTTCAAAAGACTGATCAAGAACGTATTCAGAATCTAAAGGAAGAACTTGCATACTGGGCTAAAGAACAGCATGCTTGGGAAATTACTGAAAAGCTAGACGGTGCGTCAATGACAGCTTACTTGCGTGATGGAGAGTTTGGAGTTTGTTCACGTAATCTTGATCTCAAGCCAAGCGAAACTAACAGCCTGTGGAAAGTTGCAGTTGCCAATGATCTAGAATTAAAACTTCGTCGTGCTAATCGTAATATTGCATTGCAAGGTGAACTGATTGGAGAAGGTATTCAAGGTAATCCATATAAGAGCAAAGGACAAGATTTTTTCTTGTTTGACATCTACAATATTGATACCAACAAGTACTTTACTCCTGCAGAACGAAAAGCATTCGTTGATGAGTTTGATATTAAACATGTGCCTGTTCTTGGAACCCTCACAATGGATGAGTCAACTACCATTGCTGATCTGCTAATGTCTGCAGAAGGTAAGTCAGTTATGGGAATGGTTGGTTGTGAACGAGAAGGACTTGTGTTTAAGATTCTAGATATGCAATGTTCGTTCAAAGCAATTTCTAATAAGTTCTTATTGAAAGGCGGTAATTAATATGGACAAAGTAATTAGAGACGGAAAAGTTGCTGTACTATACAGTCCAGGGTTCGGCGCTGGTTGGAGCTCTTGGGGCCACGGCGACTATGGCAACAAAGCGCTGTTTGATCCTATGGTAGTACAGTGTGTTGAAACAGGAGACTTTGATAAGTTGAACACTTACATGACTCTTTGGTATCCAGATATGTACACAGGCGGCATGGACAGTTTGGAAATTGCTTGGCTTCCAGAAGGTACATTGTTCCGTATAAATGAATATGATGGTAGTGAAAGTATTGAAGTAAAAGAAGAAATGGATTGGATGATAGCATGATGTATATTAATAAACGAGATGTAGAAAAGATTTTAGAAGTTATGAACAAGTTTCCAAATGCAGAATCTTTTGCGCTAGCACATGAAGCTAGTTCAGGTATTGGCAGTGTAATTACCCTTACTATTCGAACGCAAGTAAATGAGTTAGACTGTAAGTTTAGTGTAGAAATTGCAGGCGTGGAGAATTGGTAATGAAAATTAAATTTGATAAACAAACAATGCCCGATGCACTGTACAACGCATTACTACAGCACTTTGTAAATGAAGCAGTTGGGCTTGGTGTTGAAGTTAACAAGTTTACTCAATTCAACGATTGGGTAGTTGAGTGCAAAGTAGATGCAAAAGCATCAGTACATTAAATAGGTTGACAAAAGCCTATAATATGTTATAATGTATGTATAAACAAAAAGAGGCTCACAATGTCAGATATTTGGGTAATCAGCGATACACACTTTAACCACGCAGGTATCTTAAATTTTAAAGATGCAGATGGTGCTCCAACTCGTGGCGACCGTTTTACGGACGTTACAGATATGGACGAGCAAATGATTGCCAACTGGAACAGTGTTGTTAAGCCCGGTGACAAAGTCTACCACTTGGGCGATGTGTTGTTTGGAATGGACAAGCCAGCGTGGTTGGATGCTAACTTCAACAGATTGAACGGTAAGAAACGTTTGGTTGTTGGTAACCACGACAACATCAAATTGTTGGGCAACTACTTCAGCGAAGTGATGATGTGGAGAATGTTCCCAGAGTTTGGGTTGTTGTTAACCCACGTACCTGTACACAACAGCACGTTGGGTGAAAGCCACAGATTTGGTGAAGGCAGTATGTTAAATGTACACGGACACATTCACCAAAATCCTCCACCGTCGCCTAGCCACAGATGCGTAAGTGTAGAGCAAATCAACTACATACCTATCAATATTGAGGAGTTAAGAATTGATAGAACATAGGCTGTATGACATTGAAAAATGGGAACAGGGCAAGATTGTAGAACAAAAGATCTTGCTCTGTACTCCTAAGTGTGCTACAATATATGCATTACAAGGGCACGAAGTTTTTGACTTTCACCAATCACTAGAAATGGAACCGGAACAATTATGCGAACACAGCCACAAAGTATTATTTCATCGCTAGAGGATCATCCTAGTCGTCTTAACAAAGAAGGCATTCTTGAATCTGCAATGCAAGAAGGACTAGACGAGTTCTTTGAAGGTGTGCGTATGGCACTAGATGCTATGATCACATTCGGTGTTAAAGCAGTTCCAGAACGTTCAGATGTACTTACAGGACAGGGGCTTGATTGGCCTACATTTAAAGTACTTGCCGATCAATTGATCAACCGTGAGCTTACCGGACATGCTGCTCGTGATGCAATTGAACTTGCAATGAGTGTTGCTACCACAGCACAGTGGAACGGCTTTTATCGTCGTATCCTTATCAAAGACTTGCGATGCGGTGTAAGTGAAAAGACTGTAAACAAGGTTGCTAAAGACTTCCCGCAATATGCAGTTCCTGTGTTCACTTGCCAACTTGCACACGACAGCGCCAATCACGAAAAGAAGATGACTGGCAAGAAACAGATCGAAGTCAAACTAGATGGTGTTCGAGTTATTACTATTGTCCGTGTAGACGGACGTATTAATATGTTTAGTCGCAATGGCAAAGAATTTCACAACTTTGGACACATTATTAAAGAAATTGAAACTGTAGCTAAATTTGATCCACCGCCATATGATTTGGTTTTGGACGGAGAAGTAATGAGTGCTAACTTCCAAGACCTAATGAAACAGGTACATCGCAAGGACAATGTAACAGCAAGCGATGCTGTACTACATTTGTTTGACTGTGTTCCGTTAGATGAATTCCAAAAAGGTGTATGGAATAAGCCACAGAACGTCCGTAGTCAACTTGTAGTACATTGGGTTGCAAAACACCAGGCGTTCTTACAGCACGTACAAGCGCTTGAGTGGGAAGATGTTGACTTAGACACTGTAGAAGGTGAACAACGCTTTGTAGAGCTGAATAAAGCGGCTGTAGACGGAGGATATGAGGGTGTTATGATCAAAGATGTGGACGCAGGATATGAGTGCAAACGCAGTCATGCTTGGCTCAAAGCCAAACCATTCATTGAAGTAACATTAAGTATTACCAATTTAGAAGAAGGAACTGGACGCAATGAAGGAAGACTTGGGGCTTTTGTATGTGCTGGGCAGGATGACGGCAAGGATATACGTGTTAATGTGGGCAGTGGTTTTGCGGATGAGCAGAGATCCACTTTTTGGCATACTCGGGATTCTCTTATTGGTCAGCTTGTTGAAGTTAGGGCAGATGCTGTAACACAGAACCAAGACGGCACCTACAGTTTGCGTTTTCCGCGTTTTAAAACATTCCGCGGATTTGAACCTGGCGAAAAACTATGAAAGAAGTTGACAAGTTTTGCCAAAAGTACGATGCTTATGTGCGTGAAAGTAGTCGTATGCATCGCAGACTTAAACCAGTGTCATATGCTGTATGCAGTGACAGTGATCCTGAAATATTTGAAACTATGCCCATCACCGAAGTTAAATGTGTAGAAGTACACATGCCAGAGGATCGCTTCCGTGCTCTATTAGAACATGACAAATGGCTATACGACGCACGGACGAGCAACTACATTATAGGAAACGAGGCAGTCTATATTGTAGAACAGCATGATCGCGAAACTCGAATTAGACATGAAAATCCCGCGGCAAAGATTGCATACGATAAGTATCAAAATATTTTAAGATTAGTTGATATTCATTACAGATGAAAGAACGTAAATTTATTGCATCCTGGGACTGCCTAGGATTTGAGTGCATTGTAGACTGTACTAGTTGGGAACGTAATTCTCTGCTGAACGTAATTGCAGGCAAAGAGCTAAAGCCTGCTCCGGTTAGCCTACACGCAATGACAATGAGAGCTCGATATAATCCTCAGCGTAGTCCTGAAATTTGGTCGTTTACTACAGTTGACAGTATTACTGAAATTGAACTTAAAGAAATTGCAAAAGTTGATCCTCAACAACTTGTTAATTTGATTCGAGAGCGAGGCAACTGCCTGTACAATAGTCCAAAACAGAAAGCAATAATAGAATGAAAATTTATATAGATACAGAATTTAACGAGTTCAAAGGCGAGCTTATCAGTATGGCACTGGTTGGTGAAGATGGCAACGAGTTCTACGAAGTGTTGCACTGTGCTGGTCCAAAAGATTGGGTCGCTGAACATGTTATGCCGTTCCTAGAAAAAGAACCTATCGAACTAGACGTGTTTCAAACTAAACTTCAACAGTTCTTATTCCAATATCACAGCATACATTTAATCTCCGACTGGTCAGAAGATATCAAACACTTCTGTGATGCTTTGATTACAGGGCCAGGCATGTGTTTAAACTATCCTCCGATTACTATGGAGATACGCAGAGATCTAAGCAGTGCAGACAGCAAAGTTCCACACAATGCACTGCACGATGCAAGAGCTATTGCAGATCAAGAGTTAAGCAAAGTATATGAACGCTAACCTACATCAGGAGTCCATGAGAGTAGATTTCCCTCAAGGCGTGCCTGATGGGTGTACAGAATGGTTAAAGGAGCATGTAGGCTCAGGTGTGGATAATGCTAACGGAGTTGGCTTTGATGAGTGTGCGTGGTACTATGAGCGTAGGTTTGTGCCCTATGATAAACGGGTTGATGATAAACAGGTTCATGACACTGCTGGTGATTACATTCCCACAATCACTGTGAAAGATCCCAAGCTGGCTACTCTGTTTGCATTGAGGTGGAGTGGATCGTGAGAATACTGAAAAAAGAACTGTGGCCACACTGTGTGAATCTTGGTGTAGATGACACAGGAATGAAAATTGACAATGTTGAAATATGGTTAGGCAAACACTTAGGGTCATTTAAGGATCAGTGGAATGCTGTCTATCATCATAACAGCACTGACTTTTATTTTAAAGAAGGCAGAGATGCTACCTTGTTTGCATTGAAGTTCTCGTCATGACAGTGACATTGCCTTATGATCCGGAGTGGAAAGCTCTGGAATGGGCTAAAAAACACTGCACAAGTTATACCACGAATACGGTACTTACTACTAATGACCATGCGGGAGACTGTTATAGTATTGTTTATTATTTTAGTGATGAGCGGGACGTTACTATGTTTACATTAAGGTGGGCATGAAAGTTATAGAACGCAGCAACTATCCGGTTCAGATTGATTATTTCTTCAGTGAAGATAGAGATGCCACTTGGTTTACTCTACGATGGAGCGGGACATGATAATCAAGGTCCCTACTCACAGTCAGTTCAACTACGAAGTGTTGATTCACAAGGATCAGCACCAAGATGCTATGAAGTGGTGCGAGGAACAATTTGACACACGGTGGCAGGCGGTGGGCAATAGAGCCGGCATCTGGTGTGTATTCTGGGCTGGGAGAGATCATTTTGATCAGTATAGATTTTGTTTTGTGTATGAACAGGATTATGTATGGTTCCTGTTGAGGTGGAGTTCATGAAGTATAAAGGCAAGTGTGGTGGCATGTCACAGCAACAATGGGACGAACGTGTTGCATGGTGCGTACAGACTTTTGGACCTATGAGTCACTCAAGATGGTTTCCTAAACCTATATTTGAAATTCGCTTCGAACACGAAAAAGATCACATGTTGTACACTCTAAGATGGAGCTCATGAAATATAAACTAGTCAACGGCGAAGTTAGAGAAAAATATAAGCTACACGAATTTACTATGGGTGATGTAGAGGATGTTGAGGTCTATATGGCACAACCAATTTATGAATGGCAGCAAACACCTGCAGGCAAATTCTGTATGGAAAACGCCACAGAAATAACCCACCACACATGGTTGGATCTGCCCACATACACAAACCGTGTGGTTATCACAGGATATCTCAGTGGCAAACAAGCCACGTTCTGGGCTCTTAAAAAGAGTTGACATTGTAGCCTCTCGGCTATATAATAGTAACATAAACAGCAATAGGAGAGTTAGCATGGCAAAAAGCGTTGGTATTAAAATTCCAAAGAAAAAGGCCCGTTCGGCACCAGTAGTTAGACGTGGTGCAAAAGTCACGGGTCCAAGCTGGGAAGGTTGCGAAAATTGGAGCGGGTATGATTATCATGTTTTCCAGCGTCATTCTAAATCGTTTTACTATGACAACTATAAGTCCGCTGATTTAGAACCTGATTGCTGGGCGTGGATGAAAGAAAACGATTACACTGCTGAACAGATTAAATGTGCTCGTGCAGCTAAAGGTGCAGACAGCATTAGTGTTAATACTGCTATCTTGTGTAAATTGTTGCGCACTGGAATGATGGATCTTAATCCAAAGCATGCTGTACACTGGGATAGTTTGGCAGGCACAATAGGCCAAATGACGCCTGTAAGTGAGTATATTAAAAGAGTGCTAGAAAAAACAATCGTAGGCGGTGCTAAAGAAGTTGCTAAAGCAAAGCTAGACGAAAAAGCAAGTTCTAAAGTATATGTTCCCACTATCCAAGAGCGTATTACAGACCAAGCGCGAGCAACTGCTGAGCCAATTGAAGAATGGTTAGAAGGCTTTATTACAAACAAACCAGGCTTTGATCCAACAGGGTTTAACTTTAAAACACATTTTAGCAAAGCTGGTACTACGCAAGCACATGCTCGTAAGATGAAAACATTCTTTGAAAAAGAACTGTTAGATTTTGAAGAACTGGATCGTATGCCCACAGCTGGCCAGTTGAAAAAGATGGATGAGCTAGAAACAGACATGTGGGCACAGCTTAAAGAAGGCTACGCACATCTTAAGAAATCAGATATTGCAAAGTATACTAGTGCTATTGAAAATTTAATGCAAGCACTTGAGTATATCATTGATGCAGCCAAAGCAACTCGTGCTCCGCGTATTGCCAACCCTAAGAGTGCTGATAAACTTGTTAGTAAGCTGAAGTTTTTGAAGTTGGACGACAAGTATAAACTTGCAAGTGTTAATCCTACAGACGTTGTAGGAGCAAACGAACTTTGGACATTTAATGTTAAGACTCGCAAGCTGGGCAAGTATGTTGCAACTAACATTGATCCAACTGGAATGGGACGCGGTACCAGTGGCTTGCAGGTTAAAGGCACTACTATTACAGGGTTTAACGAAGAACTTAGTATTCAAAAGACATTGCGCAAGCCAGATGAACAACTTAAAGCGTTCAAGGCAGCTGGCAAAGTAGCGTTGCGTACATTCCTTGATAACATTAGTGCAGTAGATACTAGGATGAATGGACGTATTAACATCGATACTATCTTGCTTAAAGTATCATAATCTATAACTCATTGTGATAAATACTGTAACAGCAGGGATTTATCACAATGAGCGATATGGAAAATAAACTAATAGAAATGAGAAATGGCTTTGCTGCCGTAAGTGCAGCGGTAGAAGCAATATCTAAACAGCCTGCACCAAAGCCTGAAATACTTGATAGACAATTATCAGGTAATAAGATTAACGGTGGAACAATTACTAATTTTGCAAGTACTGGTATTAAAGATACTGCAACTGCACCAACGTTACTTGTTGGTAACGATGGCGTTACTGTTACAGTATTGCGTGTTAACACTATTGTTAACCCACTAACCATTGAAGGTAGTTTAACTGTTAAGGGTGAAATTACTGCAACTAAATTACACGTAGATGAGATTAGTGCTGATGTAAGAAACGAAAGAACAGGTCCTTTAGAATTCAAAGCAGAAGGTGGTAACATCTATAGCAAAGGATTAATTTGGACAGGTGCTGGAAATACTAGACAGTTAACTATGCAAGGCAGTCCGGACAGATTGTTTAGTAGTGAAACAATTGATGTTTCTAAAGGTAAGGAATATCGTATTGCTAATCAAACTGTAATAAGCGAAGACAGTATTGGGTTAGGAATTGTTAACAGTAACCTACAACGTGTAGGTACATTAGATTCGTTACGTGTTGCTGGCGCAGTCACCATCGACGAACATATCTTCTATGATGCTGATAGTATGCGTTTAGGATTAGGAATCAGTAGCCCAAATGGTGCATTTAGTATTGCTAGTTTAGACCACGAATTTTTAATTGATGCAACTGATGACTACCGATTTAAAATTGGTACTTGGACTACTAGTGGATTAGACATTGTTACTGACGATACTAAACGCATTAGTATTGAACCAAGTGGCGATGTTATATTTGCATCTAAAGCAGTGTTTAATGGTAAGATTGGTGTAGGTGTTAAAAACTTTGCAAGTGACGCCGACATTACTACTGCTGGACCAATACGCATGCAGGGTAAGAAATTTGAAGTAGGTACAAGCACACCAACTTCAGGTTCATACGCATTGGGTGATGTTGTTTGGAATAGTAGTCCAAAACCAACAGGATACGTAGGATGGATTTGTATTAGAGAAGGTACCCCAGGCGAATGGAAGCCCTTCGGCCAAATAAGTGCTTGATTAAAAGCACATTATTACACACAGTGTAGCGTCTATAAATACTTTATGGACGATAAAAAGAATCAAATTATTACTGAACAGGTAGAACGCTGGGACTTATACGCACGGTTAACTCCCACAGTATTTCTGCTGAGTAGTATAATACTAATACTATTTGATATTATTGATTTTGAAACTGCATTCTACGTAGGGTTGGTTGGATTTGCAATAACTGCTGTAGTATGGTGGTGGTGGGCAATATTCACTATCAAGTACTTGATAACCACACTAAATAGAGCTAGTAAAAACCTACAAGAAGTTAATCAAGAAGTAAAAGCCATTACTCAAGAAGTGAAAAGTATTAGAAATGAATCTTAACAACTACGCATTAATAAAAGCAGCCACTAACATCATCAGTGGCTTTAGTATGGTAACACTAATTGTATTAGGAGTTGCCTATATGAGTTTTAAGAATTCTTTTGTATATCAAGACGTACAAATTCAAATTATTAATAATCCTGTTACAGGTGATAAAGATATTGAGTTTGCTATGATAGGATCAAAACGACACGACTGTGCAAGTACTAGAGTCTACGGAACTGCATACAGTGAAGATAATCGTGCTATAATTTTAGATCGCTTTTCAAAACAGTATATATACAATACGACCCCGGGTGATGCAATACCCAACAGCTGGAGCTTAGTAAAGCCTAAAGAGCTAATTCCGGGGATGTATCGTGTGAGCATAACAGGCGAGTTTGTTTGCACTTACATAGTTTTTAAACAAGAAAAAATCCAATCCTACGATAACATATTGCTTATAGTAAAGTAAATATATATATGTATGTATTCGGCAATGGCGAAAGTCGCACCTCCATAAACATTGATGATTTAAGTGGCACCAAAATAGGATGCAATGCAATCTATCGCGACTATGCTGTGGATCATTTAGTGAGTGTTGATCGTAGAATGGTTAACGAAGCAATTGACAATGGTATAAACGATTATGCACTAGTATACACTAGAGAAGATTGGGTAGGTCATTACAACCAATTTAAACGGATTCGAGCTGTTCCAAAACTTCCCTATAACGGAACCGAAAGATGGGACGAGCCCTTTCAATGGGGCAGCGGACCTTACGCTGTATTGCTGGCTGCGAAGCTGTGTAAGGGCCCTACAGTGCGTTTAATAGGCTTTGACTTGTACAGCCCTACGCAAACTGTAAACAACGTGTACAAGGGCACTAGCAACTACGACGATGCAAACAAACGAGCAGTTGATCCTAGGTATTGGATACATCAAATTGGAATGGTGTTTAAATGCTATCCAAAAGTTAGTTTTGTTATACATAATGATGCGTTTGAATTACCAAACGCCTGGAAATATTCTAACGTAATGGTTGACAAGATAAGTAGTTTGTAATATAATGTATATTGTAAGAGGACTTGGTGTTCGTTCCCTCTATAAATATTCCGCACACTCCATTAACCTAGGAGTATAAAATGGCTTACTATTCAACAAAAACATACGGACATCAGATCGGGCTTAGTGCAGTGTTCCGTCAACCTAACGCAGAACATTCACACTGTCATTTGCTACATGGTTACAGTTTGGCATTTAAATTTACATTTGGTTGTAAAGAATTAGATAACAAAAACTGGGCAGTAGACTTTGGCGGGCTAAAACCTTTGAAGGCTTGGCTTGAAAATAGTTTTGATCACAAGACTGTAATTGATCGAGAAGATCCGTTCTTGTATAAATTTTCAGAACTTGAAGCAATGGGATTAGCAGAAGTTGTAGTAATGGACGGCGTAGGTGTAGAGAAGTTTGCAGAACATGCATGGCGTTTTGCAGATGCATTGGTTAAAGAAATGTCCGGTGGACGTTGCTGGTGTGAATCAGCAGAGTGTTCAGAGCATGGTGCTAACTCAGCAATCTACACACCTTTTGAAGTTCAAAAGATATTATTTGCAAATGGCTAAGATTGACAAGAGTCAATATTCCAAAGAGGAATGGCGCAGAATAAAAGAACAACGTAAGCAGGAAAAAGAAGCTAAACATCAATCTATTCCTGTTGAAATTGTTACAGTTCCTGCTCCGGTAACAGAAAATAAATTCTTTGTGCTATGCTTAAAACATGGCACAAAGTATTCTGCTGATTATGTTAATCGTTTGTACAATATGGTTAAACGTAATTGTAGAATAGATTACGAATTTGTGTGCATGACTGAAGATGCAAACGGATTAGATTCAAATATAAAAGTAATATCATTGCCCAAGGGATTATCAGGCTGGTGGTACAAGCCCTACATGTTTTCAAATGATCTCCCAATAAAGGGTACTATACTTTACATTGATCTAGATGTTGTAATTGCAAGTAATATAGATAAACTGTTTACCTATCAACCAAATCATTGGTGTACAATACGAGACTTTACTAGAGCAATGCGGCCTAAATGGCCAAAATATAACAGCAGTGTTATACGATTTAAAACTGGACAATTAAGTCATGTTTGGGAAGAATTTGATAAAGACAGAGTCAACATTCAGCGTAGACTGTTTGGTGATCAGGATTGGCTGTACGAAGCAACTAGAAGTCAGCAAGCAATGCTTTATCCAGATAGTTGGATATTAAGTTGGAAATGGGAAGTTCGAAAAACAAAAGAATTTTCGCCAGGCGGAACAAAAGGCAATCGTATATTGAAAACAATTGAAAATGTTACTCCAAGAGTAGAATGTTGCATAGCAGTATTCCACGGAGATCCTCAACCACATAATTGCGAAGATTCATGGGTGGTAGACAATTGGAGATAGTATGCTACTAGGCGTAATTGATGTTAAACACTACACAGACACACTGTTTAGAATACGTGTTGAACGGCCGTCAACATACAGATTTACAGCAGGTGAGTTTGTAATGATAAGTATGGAAGGTACACCTAAACGGGCATACAGTATATCAAGCGGACCGTACGATGACTGGATTGAATTTTACAGTATCAAAGTACCAAATGGCCCACTTACTAGCAAGTTACAAAATATACAAGTAGGCGATATGCTAGAAGTGGGAGAGAAACCAACTGGCACATTATTGCTTGCTAACTTAGAACTAGGCGGGCACTTAGTAATGATGGCAAGTGGCACAGGCATTGCTCCGTTTATTAGTATACTGCGTGATCCTGAAACATACGACTTGTTTGAAAACATAACAGTGACATGGACAACTAGATTAAATGCCGAACAAGATTGTTACAGAGACTTTTTAAACGAAATGCCTATTAAATATATTAGCACAGTGACACAAGAAGATGCCAAACTAAAAGGACGTATTCAAAAATTTATGGAGGACGGGACTGTTAAGATTGACGATCCGTCTTTTCAACGTGTGATGTTGTGTGGCAGTATAGGATTTAACAACGACCTAAAAGAACATTTTAGTACATTAGGATTTTGTGAAGGCAGTAAAAAGACACAGGGTACGTTTGTACAAGAGCGGGCGTTTGTAGGTTGACAAACATTAAAAAGCGTGTTATACTATTTGTAAGATGGTATAAAAAGCTGAGCCCAAAATACGGTTGGTGGGCAAGCTGGCAATACGCACTACACAATTCAGGCACACATTTGCTAAACGGTGATTATAGATATCCTACTAATTGGCAAGAACTTAAGGCACAAGGCAAAAAATATGACAAATTCGACTATTAAACGTATAGGATTCGCATGCAAATACATGCACCCAGATCAAACTCAACCTAAAAAACTTCTAGAAGAAATTCAGCGGCCACTAAATACTAAGTCAACTACTGTACAATGGCTTAACCGTCAAACTAAAGAAGTTGCAGAGCAACGGTTGTGGGATATTATGCAACACAACATTGCAGCTTACGGGAGATTAATTGAATATGTTGGTAGCTTACCTGAAGGTCTTAGAATGGTTAGACTCGGCAGCGATTGTCTTCCTGTTTACACTCAGCAGGATTGGCGGTACTATTGGAGACTACCAGACGTTAGGGCCTATTGTGAAAGAGAGTTTGCCAAGGTGGGCGAGACTGCTCGTAGGCTTGATGTACGTTTGTCTATGCATCCTGGCCAGTTTACTGTACTTGCTAGTGATGACGCTGGCATAGTAGAGCGGAGTATAGAGGAGTTTGAATATCATGCAGATATGGTACGCTGGATGGGCTACGGCAAGACCTTCCAAGATTTCAAATGCAACGTGCATATCTCCGGTCGAAAAGGCCCCGAGGGTATCCGACAAGCGTTACGCCGACTTTCACCTGAAGCAAGAAACTGCATCACAATCGAAAACGACGAAAACAAATGGGGCATTGATTCAAGCCTCGAACTTGTCAACGATTGTGCCCTTGTACTTGATTTACACCATACGTGGTGTCGTGAAGGAGAGTACCTTTCACCAACCGACGATAGATTTAAACGCATAGTAGATTCTTGGAGAGGTGTACGCCCTGCAATACATTATTCGTATAGTAGAGACACTGCACTACCTGAGGGATTTGCACACGATACTATGCCTAACTTTCCAGCACTATTAGAAGCAGGACATAAGAAGGCTAAATTGCGAGCGCATAGCGACAGATATCCTAATCCTCTTGTAAATGAGTATGCGTTATCGTTCCTTGAATACGCAGATATTATGGCGGAGAGTAAATTTAAGAATTTAGCATCAATAGAGTTATATAACTATGCCAATACCAGAAAAAATAAGCATGGGCTTGCCCGATCAATGGATGTTCAACAAGAGACGAATACATCAAGAGCAGAAGCTCTCGTTGTTACCTAGACAGTGTTATCTATCTGGGAAATATATTTGGTTCAAACGTTGTGAAGTTGTAACAAGTATGGTAACAGGGCCAGGAGAAGCCTGTTTTGAAACCTACTGGTGCGATCCCAAAGAATTCCTGTTACACGAATTAAAGAGGTAAATAAAATATGAGCTACTTAAATCAAATGTACGGGCGCAAGCCACAATCAGCGTTAACACAGTCACCTGATAAGAATCCTAATCGTGTTAGCGGCGGCTTGAAAGCACAAGGCGGTGATCACTTTACTATGATAGCTGAGAATGGTATGGAACAACAGATTCCTACACAACGCTATGTGCAGAGTTTGGAAGAGCAGTCAAGAAAACAGCGAGCAGCTATAACCGTCCTAGAACGTAAGCTAACTCGCTGTGAAACTGCAATTGAACAGTTAAAGGGTATGATTAGACCTTCTTAGGCCTACGTCTAGATTTTTTAGGCGCAGTTGGTTTAATTGCAGCAGGTTTTTTAGAAGCAGTCTTTGGTGCTGCTTTTTTTACGTCTGCTGTTTTTGGTTTAGCTACTTTAATTACGCCCATACCTTCTACTGCAATAAACCCTGAGTCAGTTGGAAACGGCCAAGCTGCTTGCGGGGTCAAGGGTGTCTCGGTAACTAGAGTTTCAACAACTGGCTCTTCAACAACTGGCTCTTCAACAACTGGCTCTTCAACAACTGGGGTAGGAACTACAGTTCCTGTGAATAGATTTTTAATCCAATTAATCATGATATTTTCTCCTTAGGAGTAATATTTAATAAATACTTGCAATGGGAGATACAAAAATGGCAAGAAATAATAGTTCGGGTTATTCAGGAAAGTTAGTACTTGATAAAATAGTCGGTATTCGACACGATCTAGGTCAACGTGCTACTCCTATTCGAAGTCTAGTAAAACCAGACACATCGTTACCTGTTCCGCTAAAATCTATGAAAACTGTTGCTAACGTAACAACAGACGGCTTGAAGAAATAACAAGGAGAATAACATGTTACAAAAATGGATTACTGCTAGACTTAAAGAACGTACTACACTTGACGGTGCTATATTAATTGGTGCCGGCATTGCATTTTTAAACCAATTGCTAGTTTAGTAGCATATGCTGCTATTGGCTACGGCGCTTGGACTCTTTGGAAAAAAGAAGACTAAAGTTTCCCAATTGGTCTAGAACTGCTAGCACTCATATTCCAAACTTGCTTGCGTTCTACACCCTTTCTTTGGGCAAATTTCTTACTATCGCAGGTATTACATACGTGAAAGTAGTTATTACTTAATCTCTTAGGATTCATACTTCCTCTCGGACGCACAAATTCTATATCACAACTATCACACCTAAATACAGCATAGGTACATATGCGAGTATAAGGATGCTCTGTTCCTAATTTGCTCTTACGAATGTGCCAAGTTTCTTCTTTAAATTCTTTTATAAACATAACTATATTTACATTAAGATTATAAAATTAAATAATAAATACATACATATGGATAAACTGGCTCAGCCAGCAATTTAACGGAGCATAAAATGGCAAAACAAGATGTAAACATTGGTGTAGAAGGTAATGACGGCACAGGCGATAGTATTCGTGAGTCGTTTCGCAAAGTAAATGAAAACTTCCAAGAGATTTACGCAGTATTTGGTCAAGGTGGCCAGATTGGATTTACTACACTAGGTGATACTCCAAACACTATTGAATCAGGGCAAATTATCACAACAAATAGTGCAGGTACTGGAATTGTATACAGTACTATTGGTAGTAACAGCGACCTTGATGTAAATGCAACTGATAGTATCGCAGTTGATGTAGTTAGTGTTCCAGGAAAAATTATATTATCAACAACATTTAGTGCTCTTGTTGATGACAACGTTAATCCTACACTAGGCAATCATCTTTCAGCTGCAAACTTTGCTATCGGCGGTGTTGCTGTTTCAGAAAGTGCTGCAACTGCACTTAATTCGCAACTAGGAAGAACTACTAATTACACTATTGATGATTTAGTTATTACTAAAGGTTACGCAGATAGACGTTATATCACTAGTGGCTTGCCTGTGCGTGTTGCAGCAGAGCCAGCAACAAATACACAATATACATTAACAATTACAAACTACATAGACGGAAACCTGTTTATATCAGGTCACGGTTATGATAGTGGTGCTAACGGTACTGGGTTTATTTTTAATGCAGAAAATACTGATCCTAACAATCTCACAAGCGGTGTAACTTACTACATACGTTATGTAAATGATGATCAACTTGCTCTATATGCTACAGCAGAGCAAGCTTCTACAGAAAGTACGTTAGAAGCTGCAACTAACAAACTCAGTATATCAGGAACTATTGCAGTAAGTGATTTACACACAGTTGTAGATGCAGGGTACGATGTTACGCTAACAGGAAACTTCTTAGCAGATATTGCAATGCCTAGAACTAGTATCACTAGACGTCAAGGTGATACTATGACCGGGGCGTTGTTTTTACATGATCATCCGGGCGACTTAGCCGGTGATGGTGCGCCCAATGGTCCAGAAGACCTACAAGCAGCAACAAAGTATTATGTAGATAACACTGCATACTCAAGTCCAGAAGTATTAAATGTTAGTACCATTGGTGATGATACTATGCAAGGTGTTCCCAATGGTAAAGAAGGTACATCGTCAACATATGCATTTAGAACTATTAATGCCGCTGCACGTAAAGCAGCAGAATTAATTAGAACTGCACCAGAAGAACCTGGACCATATTTCCAAACATTAACACATTCGGCATTCACTACTCCTGCTGTAACAATTAGTTCAGGTGTGGAAAACGGTGTAAATATAATTACAAGTGCAACGCTAAGACTAAACAAAAAATATCTAATTTCAGAAGTATCTGGATATCTTGCTTACACTTATCCAAATTTTGTTTATACTGTTGCTACATGCGAAAGAGATTTAGGGCTAATTATTGATAGTCTTAGAATTGATGCTGAACGTGGTAACAACGCTAACTATCTATCAAGGACAGCGGCTGAGCGCTACTACTCAAGTGTAAGTGGTAGAATTGCTGTTAGTTCACAATTAGAACAAACTAGTGATAGTTTTGCATTCCTGGGAACACTAATTACTAGTTCTATTCTACAAAATACATTGTACAATCAAAAGACTATACAAAGCATAGTTCGCAAGGCTGGAGATGTTCCTTCACTAGTTACTACTACTACTAATCACGGATTACAAGATGGAAATATTGTAGTGTTTGATACTATCTCAGGCATGACAGAAATTGAAGGTGAATTTGCATATGTAAAAGTTGTTGATGCGAGTAGTTTTGAATTGTATGCAGACTTTAACCTAATAACTAACTTTGATAATAGTGCATATACTCCGTTTGTAAGTGGTAATATTGGACTGAGATATCAAACTAAATTTGCACAAGACATAAGTCAAACAACTGTATGGGATGGCAGTGCTGGCGGAGCTGAGCCAAACGGAGCAGCATCAATTACTGCAAATGTAGGATTGTTAAGAAATATCATTACTAATGGTATTGACTCACCTACAGCGGCAGACGTTGCATTTGGTAATAGATATGCTCTTGAACTTACAAATAGTACTGCTGGTGAATTAGATCAAACATCAACCGGCAATGTTGATGCTATACCTGGTAAAGTGTTAAGAGGTAAACGCACAGCAGCAATTGGACGTATTGTTACGTATACACAAGATACTGCCTCAACTACCTTCTTTATGCAATTATTATCACCTATAGAGTTTGAAACAGGTGAAGAAATTGAATTAGGTAATTATGTTAAAGCTAAACAGGTTCTTATCAGAGTTGAAACAGGTATTTACGAAGAAGACTTTCCGATCAGAATTAGTAAAAACATATCACTAAAAGGTGACGAATTTAGACGAGTAATTATTCGTCCGAAGCGCAGACAGTCTCAAAGTGTGTATGCTGATACATATTTTTATAGAGATGCAACATTTGACGGATTAACTGTAACAACAACCGGCACACCATTTGTTAACCAAACTGGTGCAACACAAGGTTATTTTGGTCGACACTACCTTACTGATAATACTAAGCCATCAAATGTCGGACCGACATTTACTAATCTAGGAAAATATCTTGCTGCTAGTGAAATTGTCAAAAGTAACAAAGAATTTATACAAGATGAGGTAATTTATTTTATTGAAACTACGTATCCTTCGCTGGTTTATAACGAAACAACCTGTCGTAGAGATACTGGATATATTGTAGACGGTATTGTTAAAGACCTATTAAAGGGCGGTAAAGAATTTGCTCTTGAAAATCAAGGTCAATATTGGTCAGGATATGTAAGTTCAGGGTTTGCAGGTCAAGAAATTGAAACAGCAGCAGCGATTAATTACATATCAACACTTACTGCGCAACTACTTATAGGAGTTGCTCCTACAAAGAATCTAGGCACAGATTATGATCCAGATATAAGTTTAGGAAAAGCTGAACCAGATTGGGCTGCAGGTGTTAGCTACCTGCAAGGAGCATTTGTTAAAAAAGGAACGCTATATTACAGAGCATTAAGAACTCACAAATCAGTAGCCGGCGACGAAAATACTGATAATCTAAGTGCAACATTTGGACAATTAACAAATACACTGCTGTGGGCACCAGTTATTAGTAGTGTTAGTGTAGTTGGCGAGCTAGTTAACGTAGTTGTATTTGCATTTGATGTAAATTATAATCCACCTAAGCGAAATGACGAGATGGATGTGTTCTTGATGGATGACGCAACTATTATTAGAAATGTTACTGTACAAGGTCACGGCGGATTTATGTGTGTCCTTGATCCAGAAGGTCAAATTCTAACTAAATCTCCATATATCCAAACAGCATCAAGTTTCTCAAGAAGTGAAAATAAGAAAGCATTCCGTGGTGGTATGTATGTTGATGCGTTTGCTGGTAATATACCAATGCGTGTACAACAAAGTTCAGGCAGCTATACCGATGCAAACGGTTCAATAGGACTAAATGCATTAACTCTGTATGTTGAAAGTCAAGATGTTGGTGGCCAAGCACAAGGCCTTAAATTAAGATTACCCGAACTGCCTGCGCCGTTCTACTACAAAGGCCAGCGTTACCAAGTTAACGCTATATCAAACTATGACAGTGCCTTAGGTAGAGCAGTTATATATCTTGATCCAGGTTCAAATAGTGGTAACGGTTGGAACTTTGTAGGTGCCGATGATATAGGTGATGTAGGCCACGATCAAGATGATGTTATACAAGACATATTCTTACAAAGTGCAGGTAACAGAAGTATACTCGGTAACGACTTTACACAAATTAACGACTTAGCATACGGACTTGTAACTAATAACGGTGCGTTTTCTGAGATGGTTAGTATGTTTACATACTATTGCCATGTTGCATATTATGCTGCAAACGGTTCAGAAATACGTTCGCTCAACGGTTCAAATGGTTATGGTAACTTTGGTTTAGTTGCAGAGGGTGCTGATCCAAACGAAATTCCAGATCAGGTTACTATTGCAAGAAATATGGTGCAACCTGTTAAAGCATTTACATATGGCGGATATACTAACGCATCAGGAGATACTGCAATTACTGTCTATGACTTTAAAGAAGCACCAATGAAAAATGCGTTTGTATACATCAATCATGGCGGAATTGTAGGTGCATTAAACTATAGAATTACTAATATACAAAACTTATCAGACCCTACTAACAGCGGTACTACTGGAGTAGGCGGAGCAGTTGTAGTTACTGGTATTGAATCTGTTGATAATTCAAGTATTACTGGTACTCCTGGGCCCAACGGTGTGTATACTCTTGTTGCACAAAAGTCAACAAGTGGTAGTGGTGCAGGTGCAGTGTTTGCTATTACAGTAACATCAGGAACTCCAGTATTTACTGTAACTAATGTAGGTGAAGGATATAATATTGGAGACACAATAACAATATCAGGTGCTAATATCGGCGGAGTAGATGTAACTAACGACTTAACTATTCCAGTACTGTTAGTATACACTGCTACGCCAGGACAATTTAGTAATGAAGTTTATAGACTCACTGTTCAAGAAGCAGGATCAAATACAGATTTCTATCCAGACTTGCAAGACGGACTAAGTCACAGTTCTATATTTGAATATAGACACGGAGAAAATGTTATACTTGGTAATGTAGATACTAGTGACATTACTTCACGTCCAAGTACTGCTATTAACTTTGATGAAAGCGATACTGTTACCTATAGAAGTACAGGTTTTACTACAAAAGATGATCAAAATCAAGACTTAGATGCTAATCAAATTAAAGCTACATTTGACATTGATTATAGTTATGTTGTTGCTACTATCAATTATATAAACATTAGTACTGCTGCTCCAGCCGGCGGTGGCACACTTGGTAACGCAGTATCTGATACGTATCTTGCAGTTGAGAAGTTAACTTCAATAAATGCTACACGAATTGTTCAAGATGCGACAGATGCATCAAATCAAACAATATTAAATCCAGGAGACCTTGGATATAATGGTGGTATGGTTTTTGCATATGGCGGTAGAACATTACAAGTAATTGAGTATAATCCAATTACTACCGGTGATATTACTGGTATAACCAGTGCAACTCCAGTGGTAGTTACAAGTGCAAGTCACGGGTTAAGTAACAGTGACAAAATAGAATTTGAATCAATTGGTGGCACAACTGAATTAAACGGCAATAGTTATTATGTAGGTAATGTAACTACAAATACATTTGCATTGTTTACTGATGATGTATTATCAAATCCTCTAGATGGTACACAATTTACAGCATATACTACTGGTGGACGTTGGATTCCTACTGACAGTGTATGGTATATTAATACACAATTAGTTTCAAGTACAGATGTTAATGGTTCAGGAGCTGCTGGTATTAGACTAGTTCCAGTTGCTGAAAGAAATATTTACTGTGGTCTAGTAGCAGGATCAACTGCTGAGATTACAGTTGCTATATCGTTACTCCGTGCAACAGGACATGATTTTACTGAAATTGGTACTGGCGGATTTAACACTAGTAACTATCCTAACGTACTGTTAGGTGCACCAGTTGGTGGCGCAGCGGCAAAAGCAGGAGCATATACTAACGAAGATAACGCAACATCTGCGCAAGTATGGGAAAGACGTAAAGGTAGAGTATTCTTTATCAGTAGTGATAACGACGGATTCTTCCGTGTAGGTAAGTACTTTGTCGTTGACCAATCAACTGGTAGTGTTACATTTGCTGGAGATGTTGGTATTTCAAGAGCAGCATCATTGGGCTTTAAGGAAGGTGTTACAATTAGCGAGTTCTCCAATGACGAATTGTTTATTGACTTATCTGACACTGCTGTTCCTACAGAAAAAGCCGTTGCTAACTATGTAAGTCGTAGACTGGGTCATAATGGCAGTGCGCAACTAACTGGTACAAGTAGATTTGCTCCAGGCTTCTTAGCACTAGACGGATCAACACCTTTAGAAGCTAACTTAAATGCTAACAGCAAGCAAATTAAAAACTTGCTAGATCCTACAGATGATAATGATGCAACTACTAAAGACTACGTTGTTCAAGCGGTTAGTAGCTACGACGAATTAGACGATTTAAGAAACGTTACAATACATGCAGTTGCAGCCGGTAATGTTGCTAAACAACTATTTGTTCCAACAGGCAAGCGTAGATTGCTAACAGATCCAGAAACTCCAGGATTGTTTACCGTTGGAGGAACTATTACCAACGGTACTGCACAAGGTACAGTAGTAGCACTTGAGTCTAGATTTGATAAAGTGTTAAACAAAAATGTAAGAGTTATTACATATACATTAACTACTGCAAGCGAGTTTAATACCACAGCAAGTCCAATTAATAACGGAGTTGTTGGCTCGTCAGGTGCAACAACAGCAGTTGTATTAGAAAATCCTGTAGATGAATTTACTAACGCAGTAGAATCAACTACTAGTGATATTAATATTACTGTAACTCGTAGTAGTACAAATACTGAAGTTAATTTACAAATTGAGCCGCAAGCAATTATCAACAGCGATGTTAATGATACAGCGGCAATTGCTCAAAGCAAACTAGCAATGAGTGCTGCTACTACTAGAGCTAATGCTACTGGTATTGCACAAGTTGATTTAGGACTTGCAAGTTTTGATAGTGCAAACTTTGAAATTACTAGCGGCTGGGTTGGTATTAAAGACCAAGGTGTTGGATTTGCCGAGTTACCGGAAATTGCTACTGACACTGTTATTGGTCGCAGTGCTGCTGGAACAGGTGATCCGAGTGCAGTTGCATTTAGTACAGTAATCGACGAAGGCGGCGGCTTAGCAGATGGCGACTTTGCATCAGTTATTGCTTATGGTTCACCAAGAAATGATCCGGGTCAAGTACTTGTAAAAACTGCAACCGGAGCATATACTACTAGTGAAATATCATACGACAACGAAAACACCAGTATTGCAAAACGTGATAATACGGGTAGACTACAAGCTACTGCATATGTTATTGGTGGTACAAGTACATACGAAATACTAGCAGAAAGCTCGGGTACACTGTCGTTTAAAACTCCTGCACAAGGAGTTATTTTAACAGCAAGTGGAGCAAGTAAACCACAAATAAACACTGGCGGTAATATTAAAGTTGGCGATATGGCAGTTGCTCCTACTGAGAGTACTTTCCAGGCAAACAGTGCGTATGGTAGCATAGGTGGTGGTGCAGGTGCTGAAACTAGTGCAATATCATCACGCTGGATTTACAGTAGCTTTATTGAGGCGCCAGGTGAGAAAGATGCAGCAGGTACAGGTATTGGACTAGGTGCTGGTACTGGATTTGCTGGTGGTGGTGCAGACGTTATTACATTTGTTACTGGCGGTACTGTTTACGGAAAAATAAGTTCAGTAGGATTTACAGGAGCAGTTGTAGGTAATGTAACCGGTAACGTAACTGGTAACGTAACTGGTAATGCTGGTACAATTACAAGCCAAGCAAACTCAGCTACAATTACAGCAGCATCAACAAACGTTGGTAGCACAATTGTATTGCGAGATGCAAGTGGTAACTTTGGTGCTGGTACAATTACAGCGGCACTGAGCGGTAATGCAACTACTGCAAGTTCAACTACAACTGTTACAACAGGCGGCAGTGTAACTACTACAACTCTTACAACTGGTGCAGCAGCAACAGCAGGTACTATTACAGGTAACTGGAGTTTAACTGCTGGATCACGCATGCAAGCAACATACGCTGACTTAGCAGAGTACTATGAAGGCGATCGTGAATATGCTGTAGGTACTGTACTGGTATTTGGCGGTGATAAAGAAGTTACCGAAAGCACTACACACCGTACAACAAGAGTTGCAGGCGTAGTAAGTGATCAAAGTGCTTATATCATGAACGCAGGTTGCCCAGGTATTAAAACTTGTGTAGCATTGCAAGGTCGTGTTCCGGTTAATGTAATTGGTACAGTTGCCAAAGGTGATATGTTAGTTGCAAGTTCAATACCAGGTTATGCAGTTGTTGATAATGATCCAAAAGTAGGAACAGTTATTGGTAAAGCAGTTGGAGTTAAGACTGATAGCGATCGCGGAACAGTTGAAGCAGTTGTGGGTAGAGTATAATGGCAAAGCAAATAAATACACTAAGCGAGGAAAATACACATGGCGAATAGATACCCACTAATAGTTGACACAACTGATGGTAACAAATTAAAAGAAATACCCAGTGGAGATAATCTACAACTTACAAGCAACGGTATTATTGGCGTAACTGATGTTACTGCTAGTGGCACTGTTGCAGCAGGTGTACTAAGTGCTGCAAGTATTAAAAAAGGTGGCACTGAAATTGCAACTGTTGCAGTAACAGGCAGTTACAATGATTTAAGTAATCGTCCTACGCAACTTAGTGATTTAATAGATGACATGAATGTACTAGTGCCTGGCGACAATATTGGTCAACTTACTAACAATGTTGGTTATTTAACCACTGTTGCGTTTGGTAATTTAACTGTTACTCCAACTACACTTGGAGGATACGGCATTACTGATGCTGCTACAAGTGTGCAAGGAGGATTGGCAGCGACTGCTGTACAACCAGGTGCTAATATTAGTACACTGTTTAATAATTCAGGGTACTTAACAGCAGCAGATTTATCAAATGGATTAATCACAGTTGATGTTAACAACACGGGAGATTTAGTTGGTAGTGTATTTGCTGACGATTCGACACTGATGATTGATAGTGTACTTGCTGCATTTAACTTAGATCACACTATTAGAACTAATGTAGTTCCGGCAGCAAACGGCGTTTACGATTTAGGTGCTCCTACTCATAAATTTAAAGATTTGTATTTAAACGGTACAATAACATTCCCAGATGCTTCTGTTCAAACTACGGCCGCATTAATAAGTGAAACAATTACACTAGCAACATTAAAAACTGAAGTTGCAGCAAGTACAAACTTTACAGATTTCCAATCAAGAATAGCAGCACTATAAACGGAGAATAACAAATGACAATCAGCAGAATTAATGTAGGTAATATAGCAAACGACGGTACAGGCGATGATCTCCGCCAGGCATTTGTTAAGGTTAACAACAACTTTGACGAACTTGATGCAAGAGTTGTGCCGCAAAATAATGCAGCAAACTTAGGTACAGGTACTGGAGTATTTTATACTAAAGAAAATAGTATACTAAACTTTAGAAGTCTAATTGCAGGTGATAATATGTCACTTAGCTCCGACGGTACAAGTATTACAATTACCAACAATGGTAATATTACTGTTAGAACTGATGGAAGTACACTAAGTCTTTCAGGTGTAGGTAGAGCATTTGGCATTAACGGCGGACAGAACATTGACACTTCGTTAACCGGAAGTAATATCACTGTTGCAATTAATGCTACAGATTTGATATTCCAAGATAAAAATCCAGCATTAGGAGCTGCTCTTGATGCTAACGCATTTAATATTAATAATGTAGGTACACTAACTGCAACAACTGTTAATGCAACTTCAGTGGTTGGAGCATTAACTGGTACAGTTAACGGTATTGATGTAGAAGAATTAGATAGAATTGTTACAGGTGCAGACTACGGATTAATATCTGATAATATAACAACAAGTATAGAATTATTGTTTAGAGCTACTACAATCGACTACGGTTCAATTACAGCTCCGAGCTCATTAGTATCAGATTACAGTAGTATCTAAAATTTAGATAAATATGCTATATAGGGAATAGTATATATGGCAAACTTTTGGACAAGCAATAACGGTGATAGTCTTGGCACTCTCGAAGAGCAGGTGACGATTGCTCCGTTATCACTACTACTTTCACAACCGAGTGCAACTGTTAAACTAATAAGTGGAAGTTTGCCGGCAGGATTAAGATTAACTAATAATACAATAGCAGGAACTCCAATAGAGGTTGCAAGAGAAACTGTTAGTACATTTGTACTTAGAGCAACATATAATTCACAAATAAGTGACAGAACATTTAAAATAACAGTACAAGGTGCCGATATACCAGTTTGGCAAACTCCTGCAGACTTATTAGCAGCAGGTAATAACGGTGTTTACTATATCTTAGACAGCGCACCAGTTGACTTTCAATTAGAAGTGATAGATACTGATACTGCTGCTGGACAAGTTCTTGAATATTTTGTTCCAGCTAAAGGTGGCACTCTACCTCCGGGCATACAACTAACACGCGATGGTAGATTAGTCGGCGTTGTTGATCCTATCCTTGCGATAGAAAAATCATCAGCAGCTGGTTATTATGATGATGCAGGATATGATGCAGGAAGTACCAGTGCATACGACTGGAGTGTTCCTAGTTCTAACGGCTTTGACAGTTTTTATTATGACACTACAATTTACGATCTAAGTACTCCTACACAGTCTCCTAAGAAACTTAATCGCTATTACGAATTTACAGTTAGTGTAAGTGACGGAGATACCGTTGCAAGTCGTACATTTAAATTGTATGTAGTAGGCGACGATTTCTTTAGATCGGACACTACTGTTATGAATGTAGGTACCGGAGTATTTAGTGCCGACAATACTCATATTCGTGTGCCAATTTGGTTAACACCAAGAGACTTTGGGTATAGAAGAGCTAATAATTATGTTACACTAATACTAGATGTGATTGATCCTAATACGCTATCAGGTGTTGTTAGTTACTATCAAGCTTCTCTCAATGATGATAGCACTCCTAGTATACTTCCTCCAGGCCTAACACTTGATACTGTTACAGGCGAAATTGCTGGTAGAGTACCTTATCAGCCTGCTGTAACACAAGAATATAAATTTACCATTGCGGCGCAGCGTATAGGATACGATGTTGATAGTGTTCAGCTAATTGAATATATGTATGAAGCCGCTAATATTGGAACAGCACAAATTAAAGTTAGTAAATTTGATGCATATTCAGAGTATGCTATTGATAAAGAATTCACCGTAGAAGGGAATACTTATATTGTTATAAGCATTAATACTGGTAATGCCGCATTTGATGTGTTAACACTAAACAGAGCTTTACTTACTGCATTTAATAGTGGTACTAGCATTAATTTTGGCACAATTGCTATTGTTGAAACAGAAAATACAGTTAGTGAAAAAACATTTGTTGTAAAGCTATTAGGCGAAGTTGATTCAACTATTGCATGGATTACTCCAAGAAATTTAGGATCGTTTAGTGCCAACTATATCAGTACACTTAATGTTAGAGCAACTACTACTGTACCAAATGCTAATTTATTATATACTGTAACATTAGGTACACTTCCTCCAGGGTTAACGTTATCATTAAGCGGCGAATTAATTGGTAAAGTAAATAGTTTTGGTACAGAGTCACAACCTGGATTAACTGTATTTGATAGTCAACAGTTGCAGCTGGACGGAAATACTACTACACTCGATCGTACATATGATTTTACAATTAAAGCACAGGATCAATTTGGATTTAGTGCTATTGAGCGAACATTTAGTGTTAAATTATCTGACCCAGACAATAAACAATATAGTAATGTTTTTTTACAACCACTATTACCGCAAGTGCAACGATTAGCTTTCGTTAATTTTGTAAACAATGCAGAGATATTCCTTCCAGAATATCTTTACAGACCAAACGATACTAATTTTGGTATACAAACCAAAATTAAAATACTTGCTTATTCGGGAATAGAAGCAAAGGCTATTGAAAGTTTTGTAGCTGCGGCTGCAAAAAATCATAAAAGACGCAATCTTAAAATTGGTAGCGTAAAAACAGCGATTGCTAAAACACCAGGGACTCAAGATGTAGTTTACGAAGTAGTATATTTAGAAGTTATCGACCCACAACAGTCTACTAAGAGAAATCATAAGACAGCTAATCAAATTAAGATTAAAAATAATGACAAAGTTTTAGTTAACAGCGCAAAATATACCGATATTAATGACACATATGCAAGTGAATTTTCTGAGGTTACTATTACTACTAGAGAAGAAGGCGAAGTTGCAGTAAGCTGGATTGATTTATTAAATATTAACGGGCGTGATGAAATCTATAATATACCCGTAACAAGTTTGTTAGAGATTATAAATCAAGCAGGTTATTCTGTAAGCGTGCCATTTACACCTGGCGTGATAGAAAGTAACAAATATAGACCGTGGCCTACTAATGTAATCACCACTGATAGTAATGCTATACTTGCAGACGGTGCAAATAGTACAACACGTTATATATCCAATATGACACATATGCGAGCAGCTATTAAGAATATAGGTGAAACAGAAAAGAACTTTCTACCTCTTTGGATGAGATCATCACAAGTAGACACAATAACGGAGTTAGGATTTGTTAATGCTATACCGTTATGCTATTGTAAGCCAGGTACTGCAAACATAATTGCTAATACCATTGATTTTTATAAAATTGATTTTAAACAATACGAGTTAGATATTGATAGATATGTAATAGACAACGCTGAAGGTAATTCACAAGAACAGTATATATTGTTCGCAAATTACGAATTTAACACTTAACAACGATAAATATATTGTAGGAGATATAAAATATGGCAAGTACAATTAGTACAATAGGATTCAACGCTGCTTTTCCAGTGGCCGGTCAAGATAACGACAGTCAAGGCTTTCGTACAAACTTCAATGTGACTAAGGTTGCACTAGAAGCAGCAGAAAGTGAAATTACAACACTACAAAGTAGCACTGCAAAATTAGATGCAGATAACGACTTTAACGGTAGCGTAATTAGCGATGCTAAACTTAAGGCAAATACTGAAACAGTATATCCTGCTGGTAATGTTGGTGCAAGTCAAAACGTTAGCTGGGCCAACGGTCACTATCAAACACTACAAGCTGGTTCAGATATTACACTTACTCTTTCTGATTGGCCAGATAGTGGTGTAATGGGCAGAATGCGCCTACAACTTACAAGCGACGGAACTCCAAGAACAATTACTTGGGCAAGTTCGGGCGGTGGTAGCTTTAAAGGTGCAGGAGCATTTAGCGGAACAACTGTGTTGGCTTCACAGACTAATCCAACTATAATTGATTTTTGGTCTATTAACGGTGGCGTTAGTGTGTTTGCACAAGACCACGGAACATTTGATTAATGTTTAACCCACTAGTTGATAGTTTTGAACAACTTAGTGACACTGAGGTTGAGAATAAAGTGCTCGACCTCCAGCGTAAATATTTTATGACTCAGAATCCTCAGGTACAGGAGCAAATTTCTGCGATACTAGACATGTATCGAGAAGAGTCACGAGCAAGACGTGCAAAACAATATCTCCAACAAACACAACAAAACGGCAAATCAGGACTTGACAGTTTAATCAATATCAGTTAAACTGTTAACATGCTTATGAAAACAGATGAACTAGGTATTCCACGCTTTACTAATTGCGACCTCGTTGATATGATCTATAGTGGTCATGTTGACAAGTGTCATGTAGTACTATGTGATCCTTCAGATGATATAGAAAAGTTTAACGCAGCAATGCGTGAACAATATCTCCCTGAACTTACAAAATATATTCCTCTAGATGTAGACCAAAAGACTTTTGACGGTGCGTTACAGTCGGAATGGTTCATGCCTGATGAATATAAAACATATCCTATCTATGACTTTTGTTTAGCGCAATGCGATACTATAGAAAAAAAGAAACGTTTGACACAAGAGTTTGATGCATTTGACGAACGTGGAATGTTGCCACTGTTATGCTACATGAAGTATCTTGTGGACTTTATGCGTGAGAATAATATCGTTTGGGGTGTAGGCCGCGGCAGCAGCGTCAGTTCCTACGTTTTATTTCTTATTGGGGTTCATAAAATAGATTCAATCCAATATGACCTGGATTGGAGAGAGTTCCTGAGATAAGTAAGTATATAACTAGGAGGCTATTAAAATGGCAATGAAACAACCAGGACGTAAAGTCCACAGAAGCGCTAACGGCAAAATTGTTGACATGGATATGCTACGTCAACGCAATGAACTAATACCAGCAGTAGGTAATGCTCGTGTAAATGCACGCGGCGATCAGCTTGGTACAGGTGGTAAAATCGTTCGCAAGAAAGAAGAACTTCTCAAAGACTACTACCAATCTAATCCAGGTGTAAGAGAAGAACAATCTGTAGCAAAAAATCAACCCACGGCAGCAGAAGCGGCCGATTGGGAAGAAGATAGCGCAGGCAACTTTGTACAAAAAGGTAAATAATGGCTATTCAATTAAGCAAAATTAAAGGCACGCCGCTTGCAGTGGGCAATCGTGTAATTGTATCAGATATGTATTTTGGTGAACAAAAGACTACAGGTGGACTAATCATTAAAGACGACGACGGCACTACACGTGGAATTTATCCACGTTGGGCTAAAGTTTATTCAAAGGGACCACGTAATAAAGATGATTATAATATCGGTCATTGGATTCTAATCGAACACGGTCGTTGGACTAGAGCCTTTACCGTAGAAACCCCAGACGGCGAAGTAGAATTACGTATGGTAGAAACCGAAAGTGTTATTGGGTATTCTGAAGAGAAACCAAACGACATCTATATTGGAGCAGAATATACAGACGGCGCCCATGCTACTGTGGACCCCGGTTCATTTATAAATCCACAATATTAAGAGTTAAAATTGACAAATCCATTTAAAGACGTTGACTTATTTCAAACCGCATGTGATCAAACACCTAGCATTGACAACTATGTCATGTATCTTGATTTGATTTCAGAAGAAACAGGCGAACTAAAAGATGCCATTATTGCAGGTGATAGCGTAGAACAACTTGATGCACTTGTAGATATACTAGTTGTTACTATTGGTGCTATTAGAGCAGCAGGGTGGGATGGCGAAGCAGCTTGGAACGAAGTAATGCGTACTAACTTTGCTAAAGTAGACCCTACAACAGGCAAAGTAATCAAACGTGCAGACGGGAAAGTATTAAAAGGCCCGGATTGGGTGCCGCCAAACCTTGCACAATTTGTAAAATAATACTTGACTCCTTAGTTGCTATATGCTATAATGTATATAATAATTAAGGAGTTTTCTTTTGGCTACACACGGCACTATCGACCTAGAGACTATTGATACTAGTCCAACTGCAACTGTCCTGTCGCTAGGTGCAGTTAAGTTTAATCCGCTAGATGACAGCGAACCTCACTCAGAACTTTACCTAAAAATTAGCATTGACGAGCAAGATACTCTTGGGCGTACTGCTAGTGACAGCACTATTGAGTGGTGGGGCAAACAAGATCCTAAGATTATGGAAGAAGCATTTGATCAGACTGGTGCAGTTAGCGTAGATGAGGCTTTACGTCAAGTTAACAAGTGGGTCGTTGGTGTTGATACATTATGGGGACAAGGTTACGGTTTTGACTATACCATACTGGAAGACATGTTCCGCCGCGCTGCAAAGCCGATTCCGTGGAACTTCTGGATTATACGGGATTCTAGAACGCTTTTTGGCTGTTGCCAACAGGATCCACGTAAAAGCATGCAGACTGATCTGCATAATGCATTAGCAGATGCATACTTTCAATCTAAAGCAATTCAAATTGCTTACAAAGAATTAGGACTAAAACGCTAATGCCAGGTACACTAAACAAACTACAAGAGCTTATGGTTCTTACTATGGAAGAATGTGGTGAACTCGCACAACGCTGTAGCAAGATTATTCGTAAGTTCGAAACACTCGAAGAAGTTACAGAAGAACAGCGTGTGCTACTACTTGAAGAAGTTGGCGATGTTCAGTGTATGATAAATCTAATGATTGAAAGTGGACTCTTGACAAAAGCCGAGATTGATGCTAGAATAGATACTAAGCGTAACAAATTAAAGATATGGAGTGAGTTAATCAAATGAAAGAACTATGGGTAGAAAAATACCGTCCTAAAACAGTTGACGGTTATGTGTTTCGAGATGAGGCACAACGTAAGCAAGTAAACACTTGGATTAAAGATAAAACTATTCCGCATTTGCTATTCAGCGGTAACGCAGGTATTGGTAAAACTACACTTGCCAAACTGCTGTTTAACGAACTTGATCTGAATGACTTAGACGTATTAGAAATTAACGCATCGCGTACTAACTCAGTAGATGATGTTCGTAATAAGATTGTCAACTTTGTACAAATGATTCCGTTTGGTGACTTTAAAGTTGTGCTACTTGACGAGGCTGATTATTTGAGTCCTGGCGCACAAGCAGCATTGCGTGGTGTTATGGAAGAATATCACAGCACAGCAAGGTTTATTTTAACTTGTAACTATCCTAACAGAATTATTCCAGCTATCCATAGTCGTTGCCAGGGCTTTCATATTGCTAAAATTGACCAGACTGAGTTTACTGCTCGCGTAGCAGAGATTCTTATTACAGAAGGTGTTATTCCAGATTTGGATATCTTAGACACTTATGTAAAGGCAACATATCCAGACTTGCGCAAATGTATCAATATGGTACAGATGAATGTACAAGAAGGTAGTTTACTTCGTCCTAATGAAGGTGATACTGGAAATAGTGACTGGAAACTAGATATGGTTGAGTTATTTAAACAAGGTAAGATTAATGATGCACGTAAATTACTTTGTGGTGCAGTTCGACCAGAAGAAATGGAAGAGATTTATCGTTGGCTGTATGACAATGTTGAACTGTTCGGAAACGATGAACAACAAGATAATGCCGTGCTAACTATTAAGCAAGGTCTTGTAGATCATGCATTGGTTGCTGATGCAGAGATAAATCTTGCAGCCACGCTCATAAGGTTAGGACGACTATAATGACATATTTAGTTACTGACAATTGTATTAAATGTAAACACATGGATTGTGTAAGTGTATGTCCAGTAGATTGTTTCTACGAAGGTGAAAACATGTTGGTTATCAATCCAGACGAATGCATCGACTGCGGTGTTTGTGAACCTGAATGCCCGGTTGATGCAATTGTAGCCGATAATACTTTTAGAGATGTAGGCGAACAGTTTAAATGGGAAGAAATTAATCGTAAGTATAGTAATCTTTGGCCCGTAATTACCCAAGTACGTCCTGAAGATGTTCCTTTAGATGCTGCTGAATGGAACGGCATTGGAAACAAGTTTGAAAATCACTTTAGTGAAACACCAGGTAAAGGTAATGTCTAATAAGGATTTAATTCACAGTTTAATGCGAATAGAAATTCTAGAGAGCGAAGTTGAATACGCTAAATCTCAATTGCAGCCGCATGATACCGGTCATATACATACTACTATTAGTTGGTTGCAACAAAGAATAGAAGATTTAAAAGGAAATTAATATGATTAGAGCAATTCTAGCATGTGACGAAAATTGGGGCATTGGCAAGAACGGTGATATGCCGTGGCTGCATAATCGTGCAGACCTACAATGGTTTAAGAAAATGACCTACGGACAAGCAATTGTTATGGGGCGTAATACTTGGAATAGTTTGCCTGTTAAACCGTTGCCGGGTCGACAAAACATAGTTGTAAGTTCTACTAAAGTGGAAGGTGCAACATATACATTTGGACAAGGGGTTAAACAACAAATTGTAGACTTAAACCTTGAGCATCCAGTTTGGATCATTGGTGGGGGGCAGTTAATTGAACACTGTTTGGATATCATTGACGAGCTATGGCTTAGCCGTATTGAAGGCGAATACGATTGTGACGTTAGCCTTCCAGGTACTAAAATTTTAGAACAGTTTGATCTTGACAGCGTAAGCCCAGAAACTGACATTTATGTTGAGAAATGGGTTAGAAAATGAAACAATATTTAGACGCTCTTGAATACATTTTAGCTAACGGTGAAAATGTTAGTGATCGCACAGGAATAGGTACACGCAGTGTGTTTGGTTATCAGATGCGTTTTAATTTGCAGGATGGATTTCCTGCTGTTACTACAAAGAAACTTGCCTGGCGTAGTGTAGTCGGCGAGTTGCTATGGTTCTTGGAAGGTAGCACAGACGAGCGAAGGCTTGCTGAACGCACGTTTGAAAAGCCCCGTGAGGAACTTACAGATAAGACAACTATTTGGACTGCTAATGCTAATGCACAAGGTAAAGCACTAGGTTATGCAGACGGCGAACTTGGACCAGTATATGGTTACCAATGGCGCAACTTTAATGGTGTAGATCAAATTGCTGGGCTTATCAAAGACATTAAAACAAATCCTAACAGCAGGCGTTTAATTCTCAGTGCGTGGAATGCTAGTGAAATTGATCGTATGGCACTTCCTCCTTGTCACACACTAAGTCAGTTCCGCGTAATGAATGGCAAACTACACTGCCAGATGTATCAGCGTAGTGCAGACATGTTCCTTGGCGTACCGTTTAATATTGCCAGCTACAGTTTGCTTACACACATGCTTGCACAAATTTGCGAACTACAAGTAGGCGATTTTGTATGGAGCGGTGGAGATTGTCATATCTATAAAAATCATATGGAACAAGTCAATCAACAACTTACTCGCACGCCAATGCAGGAACCGCATTTGCTTATGCCTGCATTTAATACATTGGATGAATTGCTTGCTACTAACACAAGTGGGTATAAGTTAATTAACTATACGCCAATGGATTCAATTAAGGCTCCGATGGCGATATAAGTAACATTATAGACAGTAAACTTATCGTTGCATGATAAATTTGATAGAACGATCTCGTATAGATAATAATCGAGACATTTGGAATACACCTGAGAGTAATATAGTGGTTAAAAATATTGTAGTAGTCGGCGCTGGTATCAGCGGAGTGTTGGCAGCATATTATCTTGCCAAGGCAGGGCATAAAGTAACTGTTTACGAACAAGAGCGTTATCCTGCAATGAAGACCAGTTTTGCCAATGGTGGACAAGTAAGTGTTAGCAATAGCGAAGTCTGGACAACGTGGGGTAACGTGGCCAAAGGCATCAAGTGGATGTTCAAGAAGGATGCTCCACTGTTGATTCGCCCGACGTTTGAATGGGCGAAAATCCGTTGGATGGCAAAGTTCATGTGGAACACCATCACCAACCAGTATGAAAGGAACACTGCCGAAACTATCCAGATGGGTATGCGTTCACGTGATCTATATAGAGAGATCATTGCTGAAGAAGGTATAGAGTTTGATCAGAGTTTCCGGGGTATCCTACACTTCTACAAAGACGACAAATATTTTGCAGACGCTGAATCTGTAACAGAACTGTATGAAGCAAATGGTTGTCAGTGGCAGATAGTATCTCCATACAAGATGCACGAGCTTGAACCTACATTACAAAATGATGGCGAGTTAGTTGGCGGTGTTTGGACCAAAGATGACTGGGTAGGAGATATACACAAGTTCTGTACTGAACTGTCTAAAGTATTGAAAACCAAATACGGAGTTAGGTTCGAGTTTGGTGATAAAGTTAAACATGTGAATACCTTATCACACTATGATGTTATTGTGATTAGTAGTGGTGTAGGAAGTGTAGAACTTGCTAAAACGGCAGGAGACACAATCGATGTCTATCCAGTAAAAGGATACAGCATCACAATCAATTTAGATGACGAAAGTTATGCACACACACCACAAACCAGTTTGTTAGACGATCAAGCAAAGATTGTGACCAGTACATTGGGTAGAAGATTCCGTGTTGCTGGAACTGCCGAACTAACTGGTGAGAACTATGATATACGGCATGATCGTATTAAACCGCTGTTGGATTGGGTGCATACTAACTTTCCCAAGATTAATACACATGACTATTCCCCGTGGGCGTGTCTACGTCCTATGACACCAGACATGATGCCTATTGTAGAGCGGAGTAAGAATAACCCCAGAGTGTTTTACCACACTGGACATGGCCACTTAGGTTGGACACTGAGTCCTGCAACTGCTGTGAGACTAACTAAATTAATTAAGGATTACAGATGATTGACACACGAATTAAAAATATTTTGTTGAATGAAGAGATTCGACAAAACTCAACAGTAGAACTTATTGCAAGTGAAAACTTTGCCAGCGATGAAGTAATGCAGTTGTGTGGCAGCATACTAACCAACAAGTATGCAGAAGGTTATCCGGGCAAGCGTTATTATAACGGCTGCGATAACATGGACGAAGTTGAGCAACTTGCTATTGATACACTGTGCAAGCTATACGGTGCAAAATTTGCTAACGTGCAACCGCACAGCGGTGCTAATGCCAACACAGCAGTATATCAAGCATTGATGCATCCCGGCGATCGTTTACTGGGTATGGACTTAGCCAGTGGTGGACACTTATCGCACGGTAGCAAACCTAATATCTCAGGCAAGATATACGACTGCTATGCTTACGGTGTTGGTGCTAACGGATACCTAGACTATGATGCTGTTCAAGCACAAGCGTTTGATGTGCGTCCGCATGTTATTGTAGCCGGGGCTAGTGCGTATCCTAGAGTAATTGATTGGGCAAAGTTCCGTGAGATCGCAGACAGTGTAGGTGCTTACCTTGTGATTGATATGGCACACTACAGTGGACTCATTGCCGGCGGTGCGTATCCTAATCCTGTGCCATTTGCCGATGTAGTTACATCAACTACACACAAGACACTGCGTGGCCCACGCGGCGGCATTATACTTTGGAATAATGAAACACTTACTAAGAAGATTAATAGTGCTATATTCCCAGGTACACAAGGCGGCCCACTAATGCATATCATTGCAGCTAAAGCACAGTGCTTTATCGAAGCCGATACGCAAGAGTTCAAAGACTATGCACATGCTGTTGTACGCAACGCACAAGCAATGTGTGATGTGTTTGTTAAAGAAGGCTGTAGTGTACAAACAGGTGGCACTGATTCGCACGTTATTCTGATGGATTTGAGTAACAGCAAGCACAGTGGTCGGGCTGCTGCTGACTTATTGGAAGCAAATGATATCACAGTGAACAAGAACGGTATTCCAAATGATCCTCGCAGCTTTGTAGAGACCAGCGGTATCCGAATTGGCACAGCCGCAGAAACTACTCGTGGTCACGATGAACATTGGTTCCGTCAACTTGCATACACTATTGTTGATATCCTAAAATGATGGGGCACGGTAAAAACGGCAGCAACCTTCCTGACCAATATAGAATTGAAAAGAAGTTTGCTTGGATGCCTGTAGTATCTAGTAGTAAGAAGCGGGTGTGGCTAACATATTATTACATTAGACGTACATACCACGACGATAACGGTAAGCCTCCTATATACAGGCTTAATTGGGATTATATTTTTACAAAGAACGAATATCTACTGGAATTATTAAAATGAGTGAACGATTAGAAAAAATAGCAGCAGGAGCATGTGAAGACTGTCGCATAGAAATAAGCACAGACGGCATTGCAGTAGACAGCAGTACAGGAAACTTATACCTAGAGGCAGGAATTTTAATGACAGTAATAGCAGTTTTATACATTGGCAAGAAACTAGTGGACAAATACATTAAATGAAAACTAAATTTATCGCGGCATTTATGGATGTTGCAGAACGGTTTGCACAGCTAAGTTCAGCAACACGTTTACAAGTTGGTGCTATTGTTGTTAAAGATGATCGTATTTCAAGTATTGGATATAATGGAATGCCTAGTGGATGGGATAATAATTGTGAAAATATAATTGGTGTACATAAAAACGAGCCGGTATTAAAAACTAAACCTGAAGTAATTCACGCAGAAAGTAATGCAATTACAAAGTTAGCTAAAAGTAGTGAAAGTGGGGCGGGTGCAACTATGTTTATTACGCATGCTCCTTGTATGGATTGTGCCAAACTGATATATCAAAGTGGAATAGTTACTGTATACTATCGTAATGCTTATCGTAACACAGACGGTATTGACTTTCTAGCAAAGTCTGACGTTGAGGTCATAAAGATAGGGGACTAATTAAAGTCCCCTATTACTAGTCTTTAATTATTCGTCTCCATATACTCTGAGGACTTCTCTAACTGCTTGGTGTCTTTCGATATCTCCTGTTGCAAACTGGACTACGTCCAAACGTTCTGAGTTACGTGCTTCTAATAGTCTAGTAAAATCTAATAGACCATTATCCTTAAGCCTATCTGCCTGATTTAGATCGCCTGTTACTGCCATCATTGAACCTGTGCCTAAGCGTGTAAGCAACATTTTCATCTGACTTGGTGTTGCGTTTTGCATCTCGTCTGCTAAAATAAACGCATCTTTAAATGTGCGGCCGCGCATATATGCTAACGGTGCAATTTCAATCACTCCTTCTGCAATCATCCCTTCTATCTCTTTTGCATGAAAATACTCTCTCAATACATCGAATATCGGTCGAGTCCATGGTGCCATTTTTTCTTCTAATGTACCTGGTAAAAAGCCTAGATCTTCGTCAACAGACACAGCCGGTCTAGTAACGATAATCTTATCAACTACACCTTCTTTAAATAGTTTAACCGCTACTTGCACAGCCAACATGGTTTTGCCTGTTCCTGCCGGACCCACTCCGAAGACTATGTCTTTCTTTGGATCTAGCAATGCTAACACGTATGTTTCTTGGTTTCTATTACGGGGAAGTATTGTGACTTGCGTCTTCTTTTGGACTGAATGTCCCATTGGTTTAATGTTAATTACGTTATCGTAATTAGTATTAATATGCTGTCTAGATTTAACAGCCACTTTGCGCTTTGCACCCATTAATTTTCCTCCTATGAGTAATGGAGTAAGACTGTATGCTTTCGAGTAAAGCACTAGCCCTACAAAGATATTTAGCATCGAGAACGCTGAGTAAAAATAGTTGTTAACTCTGAAACTGCGATAAATAAGTATGTAAGAAATAGGATGACCCATGCAAGATATCTATGACATTGTTAAAAACATCGAAGGCATTTACGATAGTAATACTTCGTTTCAAGTACTAAAAGATTTTGAAAGAGTCTTAGACGAATTAGATATTTACGTCTATGCTAATTGGCAGGATGGCGAGGTAGCCGAAGGGCCAATTATTGATCGTCATTGGATTACATGTACATTCATGTGGGATCGTAACAAGATGCCAGATCCAATGGGCGGACAACGTCTATTAGATTATGATTGTAAAGTGTTTATGGGCAAAGATTATGTTATTAAGCCTCGTAAAATACGTGATCCTAGTGATGTTCGTCCAGGATCTAAAAAAGGCAAACTCGACCGTCATCCTATTTGGTTAGTTAAAATTCAAATGCCTAAGAAATTAATTGCAGACATCTATGGCGGATATAATAAGGTCGAAGAATTAGATAATATTACTGCACAAGAACAACCGCAAGCAGCGGATCAAGCAGCAATGGCAGCTCCAGTAACACCGGGGGCAGTATAATGGGACTTAGACAAGGCGATTTAAAAGATTTAGTATATCATATCTTTGAGATAGATGCATATGCTAGTAAAATGGGCGACGATAAAAACATTATTACTCTTAGTTTTACTGTTAAAGATAAACCACCAGCTGATGATTTAGTAAAGTTTTTAGAAGGTGGATATAGCTTCATTCTCGATAGTGACGTAACTGCTGGAGAGCAAAGCGACGGTAACTATAGAGTATTTGTCGAAATTGAAAGAGATAAATCTGCAAACCAAAACATCATAGAAATTGTAGACGGAGTTACAAAATTAGCAGATGTTGAAGACTTTAAATTTCGTTACTACAAAGGCTTTAGAAGCCACGATGTTACAATAGAAAATTTAGATCGCGAAGTTCCATTAGATCCTGATAACTACGGTATTACAGTATCTGAAAGTAATCTTAATAACTATAAAAACTTCTTTAGTAACAGCTACGTAGAAAAAATTGTTATGGAAGATAACATTATATCTATTAAGAAAGCATATTCTGATAAGTTAATGTTTGAATTTGTAGACTTTGGCGAAACATTAAAAACAGTTAAGCGGATTAATGAATCGTTAGATATAATGGATTCATATCCAGAGATACTATTTCTTACAAAATACTTAGGTGATTATAATATTTGCAAATATGGCGATAAACTTGTGTTTGAAAACTCAGAATGTGTATTGGTCCTTAAAAGACTATAATAAATACTTGCATGGCACACTGTAGAACTTGCGGACATGAATCACATTGCGGATCTTCCCTTCGTAAAGATTTTTACAACGGTGATACGGTCTACTCAAGTGATGTAGAAGTATGCAAACATTGCATTTGTGATGCTTGCCAAATAGAAAAAAAGGATATAGAAAATGAGCTTTGAATTAAAGAAAGAGAACTTAGCTGCACTTATTCCAGGTAACAAAAATGTTGATGCCTGGCATGCAGCATTAGTAGATGTACTACCTAAATACGGTATCACTACTGAGAGACGCATGGCACACTTTGTTAGTCAATGCGCTCATGAGTCAAATAACTTTAACTCACTAGAAGAAAACTTAAACTACAGCGAGAAGTCGTTGCTTGCAGTGTTTGGTCGTTACTTTGGTACAGCACCAAAGCGCAGTGCTGCTGAGTATGCACGTAAGCCAGAAATGATTGCTAACTATGTTTACCAAGATGAGTTCCGTAGTTCTAAAATGGGAAATACCAAAGCAGGTGACGGATGGTTGTTCCGTGGCCGTGGACTAAAACAACTTACTGGACGCGACAACTACACACGCTTTGGTAAAAGTGTGGATATGACAGCAGAACAAGCAGCAACATATGTAGCAACACCAAAGGGTGCGGTAGAATCAGCGTGTTGGTTTTGGGGTGCAAACAAACTAAACGACATTGCTGATACAGATGATGTTACCAAGATGACTAAAAAGATCAACGGTGGTAACATTGGTCTTGCTGATCGTCAGACACGTTATGCTAAAGCTATGCAGGTGTTTGGTAGCCCCGTTAGTATTGCAGAAGCAAATGACGATGGTGACAACGATATGGATGTAAGTGACATTGGTACACTGCGCAAAGGTTCTAAAGGCGACGGCGTTAAGATGATGCAGGATGCATTGGGCATTAATGACGACGGTGCGTTTGGTCCGGGTACAGAACGTGCGCTAAAAGCGTGGCAAACTAAGAACGGCTTAACTGCTGACGGTATTGCAGGACCTGCAACACTAGGTAAACTATTAGGATAACCTATGTTTGGTGCTATTAAAATTGCTATGGTAATGACTGTACTTGCAACAGCAAGTATGGGGTTTCTTTATGTTAAAAAACTGCAGGGTGATTTAGAAACAGCACGAGAAAATGTTGCAAAAATGGAAGTAGCAGTACAAATTAGCGAAGCTAGTATTGCTACTTTACAAAGAGACGTAGTTCGCAATGCAGAACTAAGTGCGAACTTGCAAAAAGAACTACAAACAGCAGAAAAGTACGGAGATGAACTTCGTGCTACTTTGCAAAAACACAACTTAACGGCACTGGCCCAGAAAAAGCCAGGCTTGATTGAAAATAGGATGCAAGATGCAACTAATAAGCTATGGGACGATCTTCGCGGCATCACTGACCCTAATGGGGTGCTCAGTGTTCCGCCAGGAACCCAAAATAGTAACAGTAACTAATACTGTAAAAACAACTGTACCAATTGTTGCTCATCCTAAGGGTGCGCAAATTAATAACATTAAGATATATGTTGTTACAGCAGAAAACTACGACGAATTTGTTGAAAGGTTTTCAGCAAAGAACGGTGAGCTTGCATACATTGCTATTAGTATTAAAGACTACGAAAACCTTAGTTTAAACTTTGCTGAACTAAAGCGTTATATCGAACAGCAAAAACAAATTATTGTTTACTACGAAGAAGCAGTTAAACCCGAAACACTACAACAACCTAAAAAATAATATGTCTAACGAAGAATATTGGAAATGGATACGAGAGAATGTCCAGTAAAGTATTATCAGTATTAGTCACGGTATTTATTACAGTTGTTTATAGTATAATCGGTATTATTGGTATTGGTCTATTATCTGGATTGATACAAGAACCTTTACGATTTTTCAATGGATGAATCCATCATGATTGATGAAAGCAAATAGGGAATGACTAAATACTTACACTGTACACTGCTGATATCACCTATGTAAAAATGTCACCTTAACCAACGGAAATACTATTATGCAAAAGACTCTGATATAATGGATCAATTAACAATAACCGAAGCAGCATTTGTAAAAATACAAGATCTTCTTGCTGAAGAAAATAATCCTGAAATTAAACTTAGAACGTTTGTTCAAGGTGGTGGATGCAGCGGGTTCACTTATGGATTTACATTAGATGAAGTGCAGAATGATGACGACTTCACAATAGAACGCGAGAATGTTACTGTTCTAATTGATGCTATGAGTATGCAATATTTAGTTGGATCGGTCGTAGATTATAAAGAAGACTTGCAAGGCAGCAGCTTCAGTATTTCTAATCCAGGTGCTACAAGTACATGTGGGTGCGGCAGCAGTTTTTCAGTTTAATATAAGAGGATAACATAATGGCATATTCAGCAGCAGTAGTCGAGCACTACGAAAATCCACGCAATGTGGGAAAGTTTGAAATAGACGAAACCGTTGGTACTGGAATGGTCGGCGCGCCAGCTTGTGGTGACGTGATGAAGTTGCAAATCAAAGTCGTAGACGATGTTATCATTGATGCGCGTTTTAAAACGTATGGCTGCCTTACTAGTAATGCACTAATCAATACTCCAACCAAATCAAAAAAAATAAGTGACCTAATCATTGGTGACGAAGTATTAGCGTGGAACGGAACTAACATCGTTAATCAAAAGATTCGAGCGGTACTCAAACATTCAGTTACAATTGATGATTTATTAGTAGTAACGTTTCAAAGAGAAACAAGTAGAAAAAATATTAAATCTAAAACTTTTAGTCTAATATGTACTAAAGAACATATTTTTTGGAACGCTGATAACACTCCAGTTGAAGCACAACAACTAGTGGCTGGGCAAGAACTGTATGAAATCACTGAACATGAGTTAAGGATTCTCACTAACAATCGACACAGAGTTGATTTGAAAGAAAAAAACAGCAAAAGAATGACAGAGTGGAATACACAGTTTGACCACTCTGTGTTACCGCAAAATCAGCCAGGATATGTGTGCAAGGATTTGCCGTTAAAAAAACAACGATCGGCAGAAGCCTCCAGAAAAAATTGGGGAAATCCTGTATATGTGGATAAATGGAGACAAGGTATGGCGAATATAGACCGTTCCGTCCCAACTAGCATAGAACAAAAATATATTAACTTGTTTGAAAAAAATAACGTAGCTGCAAAATGGTGTTCAGGTAAAGTATGGATACAATCAAGTACTGGGCCAGTTAGTCCAGACTTTGTTGTTCCTGGCAAGAAAAAATGCATCGAAGTATACACTAAAAATATGCCAAAATTTATGCAGGATCGATCTGATGAATCCGATTATGTGGTAAATCGTAAGCAACAATTAGCTTCAGCCGGATATGACTCCTTATTTTTAGCTGTAGAAGAAATTGATACCTCGTTGAAACAGGTACAAAACTTTATCCACAATGGCATGAAAATTGTGTCAGTGTCAGCGGTTACTCATCACAATCAACTAAGAGGGTGCGAACGGGATGATAAGAAGGTTGTGGTATACGATCTTAAATTGGAAGACGGCGCTCATGTGTTTTTCTCAGAACGAGTAGGTTCACATAATTGTGGTTCAGCCATTGCCTCCAGCAGTTTGATTACTGAAATGGTCAAAGGTATGACTCTAGATCAGGCAGGCGCGATCAAGAACAGCGAACTGGCAGAAGAGCTATCACTGCCTCCTGTTAAGATACACTGTAGTATTCTTGCAGAAGACGCTATCAAAGCAGCGGTGGCAGATTACCGAGCCAAGCATTGATAACACTAACGCATAAGGCAGCCGTGAATGATTACCTTAACAGACAAGGCTAAGCAAAAAATAACACAGCTTCTTAAACATCGTGGACACGGTGACGGAGTTAGACTAGGTGTTAAAACTACAGGATGTAGTGGGTTGGCGTATACTTTTGAGTATGTAGATGTGTATGAAGCAGAAGCAGGCGTAACCAATTTTGCTCAGCCTGAATTTGTAGTGTTAATAGATGCCAAAGGACTAGCATACTTAGATGGTATGACAGTAGATTGGATACGTAATGGATTAAATGAAGGGTTTGATTTCTCAAACCCAAACGAACGCGATCGTTGTGGTTGTGGTAGTAGCTTTCGTATTTAAAAGCCGAATGAAAGATAAAAGTTATGTTTTTCCTTCGTAAGGCTAAATAAAATGAAGGAGAATGTACATGTTCCTATTTGAAACCACAGAAACTAATGCCTATACAAAAAAAAGTAAGTTTGCCAAACTTACAGAATATACTCGAACTAAAACTTTAACGCATTGGAAGTGTGATAATTGTACTATAGAATTTTCCAAAGCACGAAATGGAAAGTATGATACCAATGTGAAAGCATATTGTAAAACCTGTATTAGCAAAGTGGGATTAAATAAACTCGCTAGTGTTGCAGGATACGATTCAAAAGTTGTGAATAAATTTATACCTAACTTAGGGAAGGTGGTTAATGGTAAAGATGGATATCCAGAAGTTTATATAGGCAAAGATTATCCCTATAGAAAAGGTGGATATAGGTGTATACGGGAACACTTGTTTGTAATGGAATGTTATCTAGAACGAGGACTCGCCCGCGGAGAAATAGTACATCACATCGATGGCGATAAAAAAAATAATAAAATAGAAAATTTGTTTCTGACCAGCGTAGCAGAACACAATAAACTACATGCCGAATCTGAGAGTATTGTCTTTGCCCTAGTGAAACAGGGGTTGGTGATGTTTAATAAAGCAACTGCACGATATGAATTGATCAGCTAAGGTAAAAGTTTTAGAGTATAATAACAACTAAATAATAGCATATAACGTGAGGGCGTTATACGTTAGCAATGGGGGCGATTAATGATTGAAATGATCGATAGGATATTTGGAGATACTCTCTGGATATACACAGCAATACTAGGATCACTTCTTGGAGCGGCATTCTTAGCTTATTTTAAAGACACTAGAGCAGGCTTATGGTGCTATGCTAAGTTTGATCAACTATTAGATTTCTTAAGAGATCGATACGGTTTGACTTGGTTTGACCAACCTGAAGATGCGTGGCGTCAAAAATATCCTCATGTTACTAAAAAGATCGACGAGCTCGAAGCACGTCTTAACAAACTCGAGGAAAAGAAATAATGGCTGAGAAGAAAACAATTACAATAGACAGTGAAGTTGCAACCACTATGGATGCAAACGGTGATGGACATATTACCAAAGCTAAAGCAGCAATGGATCTAGAGTTTAAACGCAAGCGTTTAGAAGATCAAGATGCTATGCGTGATGCACAGCGTAACATGGCATGGTTTGCATTATTTGGTATGCTACTATACCCGTTTGCAGTTGTAGCAGCAGTATTTGCAGGCTTAGATCAGGCTGCAACAGTACTAGGGTCAATGGCACCTACTTACTTTGTATCTGTTGCGGCAATTGTAGCAGCGTTCTATGCTAAAGAAGCAATGACAAACAAGTAATCATTACTAACTAAATGTAATAGTCCGTACGATAAGTAATTGCATGGACTATTACAAACTTTTAGGTGTTGCTCGCAACGCTACTCCAGAAGAAATAAAAAAAGCATATCGCAAACTTGCGATGCAGCACCATCCTGATCGCAATGGCGGTGATGATACTAAGTTCAAACAAATTCAAGAAGCGTATGCTACACTAAGTGATCTGCAAAAACGTTCAGAATACGACAATCCTCAACCTAAATTTAATAATAGTCGAGGATTTAATGCTGGGGGTAATACAGGTTCGTTTGAAGATTTGTTCCGTCAATATAGCACAAATCCTGGGTTTGGTGGCCAACAGAGTAGACAACCCCGCAATAGAGATGTTACAATAGAATATAGACTGACATTTGAAGAATTGTTTACTGGAAAAGCTGTTAACATACAATATAGACTTCCTAGCGGAAAAACAGAAATACTAGATGCTGCTGTTCCGCCAGGCGTGAAACAAAATGATAGTGTTCGATTTGGTGGTATGGGAGATGATAGTTTCCCGCAAGTGCCAAGAGGAAACTTAGTTCTTAATATTAAAGTTCAACCTCATCCAAAGTGGACTAGAGATAATGATAATATTATTACAACAGAAAACATTTCTGTATTTGATTTAATGTTAGGAACTAACATAGAAATATCAACCCCTGCAAATAAGCATTTTAGTTTAACTATACCAAAAGGAACTAAGCCCGGAACAGTCTTTAGTATATCAGGACAAGGTGTGCCTAATGTAAATACAAGAAGGCCAGGTAATGCACATATCAAAGTTGAAGCAGACATTCCAAAAATAAAAGACGAAGAAATATTACAAAGACTAAAGGATATAAAAGATGAAATTAATAAGCTCTCCTAATGATTTTTTAAACAAGGCTGTAAAACCTTTTGAATTTGAAACAATGGATGCTAAACAAATTACCGGAGAGATGTGTCAAATAATGATGGCAAAGAATGGCCTCGGGCTTGCTGCTAATCAAGTTGGATTAGATGCACAGATTTTTGTTATGAGACCCGTTGAACATGCAGAAGTTACTAAACCTTTTGCAGTAATTAATCCTGTTATATTAGAAATTAGCGAAGACACAGTTACAGGGAAAGAAGGATGTTTAAGTCACATAGGATTAATATTAAATGTTAATAGACCTAAACGTTTGGTGGCGCAGTTTCTTGACATTGATGCAAAAGAGTGTATACTACAGTTTAGTGGGATAGATGCACGTTGCTTCTTACACGAATATGATCATCTTCAAGGAATTGAATTTACTGATAGAACAAGTAAATTAAAATTATCAATGGCTAAAAAGAAACAAAAGAAATTAATAAAGGAACATGCAAATGGTTGAACCAAGTAAAGATCTACAACTAGTATTTGATAAGGCTGTCAAAGATGCTCAGAAATTAAAACATGAATATGTTACACTAGAGCATTTGTTGTTCTCAATGTTGTGCAGTGAAAACTTTTACAATCTAGTTAAAGGGTTCGGTGCTGATCCTGATTATCTAAAATCTAATCTAGAACATTATCTAAAAAATAGTTGCGACGACATTAAAACAGAAGTTGAAAAATTTAAACCTAAGAAGACACAAACTGTCGAACGCTGTTTGAATCGTGCGTTTACACAGACGCTGTTTAATGGTCGTAGTCATATTGAACTAAGCGATGTGATGTTAAGCATTATCAGTGAGAAGAAATCCCACGCAGCATTCTACTGTGATCAAGCAGGTATTGTCAAGGATAAGTTTGCTAGCTATCTAAGTAGCGAAGTGGAAGTCGAAGAAGAAGAAGAAATGAGCGGTGCAGCAGCTAAAGCTCTGCGATCATTTACAACTAATCTCAACGACGAAGTTAAAAAGAAAACTATTGATCCAGTTATTGGACGTAAAGAAGAATTGGATGCAATTGCTCTTGCATTAGGTCGTCGTAATAAAAACAACGTATTGCTAGTTGGTGATCCGGGTGTAGGTAAAACTGCTATTGCAGAAGGCCTAGCATTTAATATTGAACAGAAAACTGTTCCTGCATTCCTACAAGACTACAATGTTTATAATCTAGACATTGGTAGTATGCTTGCTGGTAGTAAATATCGTGGTGACTTTGAAGAACGTTTTAAACTAGTCCTTCAAGCCTTAAAGAAAAAAGGCAAAACTATTATGTTTATTGACGAAGCACACATGATTAGCGGAGCAGGCGCGGGCGGAGGTAATAGTGCTAATGACCTTGCTAACATGTTAAAACCTGCATTGAGCAAAGGTAACATTAAAGTTGTTGCATCTACCACTTGGGAAGAATATCGCAAGTACTTTGAAAAGGATCGTGCATTGATGCGTCGATTCCAACGTGTTACAGTTGATGAGCCTACAGCAAGTGTGACTAAAGATATCTTGCTTGGTCTTAAAAAGTATTACGAAGACTATCATAAAACTACTATTACTGAAGCAGCGATTGACGAAGCAATTAAACTTTCAGTAAAATATCAAGCAGATAAGAAGCTGCCTGATAAAGCAATTGATTTAATAGACCAAGCATGTTCACGTTTTAATCTGAAAGAAGTAATCGGTGATAAAATTGTGGATGCATTTGAGATCCAATACGAACTTGCTAAAGCAGTTAACTTGCCTGAAGAACAAGTAAGCGAAAGAGAAACTGAAAATCTTGCTAATCTTGAACGTAACATCAAACGTCAAGTATACGGGCAAGATAAGGCAGTTGAAAGTATTGTTGATAAGATTCTTGTTGCACAAGCAGGGTTAAAATCAGCAGACAAGCCTATTGGTAGTTTTGTGTTTATGGGTCCAACTGGTACAGGTAAAACTGAAACTGCAAAAGCACTTGCTACTAACCTAGGTGTTAAACTTGTACGCTTTGATATGAGTGAATATCAAGAGAAACACAGTGTAAGTAAGCTGATTGGGTCGCCTCCAGGATATGTTGGTCACGAAGATAGTGCAGGACAACTTATTGTTAAGTTGCAAGAAAATCCTAACTGTGTATTACTACTAGACGAGATTGAAAAAGCACACCCTGATGTTAGTCAAATTTTGTTGCAAATTATGGACAATGGTAAGATCACAGGATCTAATGGTAAAGAAGCAGACGCACGTAACTGTGTACTAATCCTTACTACTAACTTAGGTGCTGCTGATTCAGAGAAGAATAGCATCGGCTTCGGCGGAGACTTCCAAGATAATTCTTACGAAGATAAAGCTCTTAAGAAATTCTTTAGTCCAGAGTTCCGCAATCGTTTAGACGGTGTGATTACATTTGCTAAACTTGGTAAAGAGATCATGCTTAAAATTGTTGGTAAGTTCCTTGTTGAACTTAAAGACCAAGTTAAAGACAAACGTGTTAAAATCTCTATTACTGACGAAACACTTGACTACTTAGTAGACAAAGGATTTGATCCTAAGATGGGTGCTCGTCCGTTGCAACGTGTTATTGATAAAGAAATTAAAATGCCACTTGCAAGAGAACTACTGTTTGGAAAACTTAAAGACGGAGGCAATTTGACTATTGATGTAGTTGACAATGCTATTGTACTCAAGGTGGAAGTTAATGAAACTGTTGATCAAGTGTGAAACTACTAAACTGTTTTATGACGAGTATCTATATAAACTAGTTGTAGTAAACGGACTTTCGTATTTGTTTAGAGATAAAAATCTTTCAAATGCGAAAGAAGAACTAGATGTATTACAACAAAAATACGATTCAAACGAGCCCCTTGTTAGGGGCTCGTATGGATATAAGTATCCAGTTGACCTTGATACATTCTTTGAAGCTAAAAATATTTACATAGAGTTTTGTAAACAACGTGATTTTAAACTTCGTATATCTAATCCATATATGCAAATATACTCACATAATTACGATTGGTTAGCGATGCTAGCTTTAAAGATTAAATCTTCTAAAGAACTATGGGAACCCAAAGCTGGTAACGTATCTATACTGGATAAAAATATTATTTTAGTTAATCGCCCTGCCGACTATCTATATAAAGTTACATTGGGGTATTCTTGTGATAAAAATTTAGCCAACTGGATTAGAAATAATTCTGACAAAGTTAAAGCAGGTAATACGTGTTTAGAAACTATCGAACGCGGAGGTTACGTTCGAGGTATGTATTTTTATGCTAGAGATGATAAGATAATACAACTATTAAATTTATTTGTTGGTAAACTGTCGCGAATAGACAAATTAGTATACAATACAAATATTGATAAATAGTTATATGGCAAACAGTGAAACAATCTTATCAGCAAATACGCACCCAGGAGACAGTGCAAATACTGTCATCACTGGGGAGAAATTCAAAGGCGACGGTTACTACGGACGTAGTGATGGTTTCCATACAGTACAAGTAGACCTAGCAGGGTTTATTGGGAAAGTGGCTATGCAAGGAACACTTGCAACTAACCCAGTAGAAGCTGACTGGTTTACTTTAGTTTTAGACTCCGGTAGACAAAGTGTTGACACTACTGGTTTAGTTGCAACTCAAAGTATTACATCTATAGAATATACTAGTGTTACAACTAATACTAAAAACTATAATTTTACTGGAAACTATGTTTGGGTAAGAGCATATGTTAGTAATTGGACCGACGGCACAGTTAACAGTATAAGATTAAACCATTAAGGGCGTAATAGATGACAAAGCAAACGATCAATTTAGGAACAGGTGAATTAACTGGAGACGGTGAAAGTATTCGTTCTGCGTTTGACAAAGTTAATGACAACTTTGATGAAGTATACGCAAGAAATTTAAACACAGACGCACAAACACTTGCTCTAGTAGGCGACATGCTTAGTATTAGTGACGGTAATAGTGTAGACTTGTCTGCGTACTTAGACGACACACAGTTTAGCGGGGACTACGACGACTTAACTAACAAGCCAGACTTGTCTGCACTCAGCGGTAATCTTTTTGTAGGTAATACGCAAGGCGACCATGTGGGTAGTGTATTCTCAAACGATAGCAGCACACAAATAGTAGATGCAACTAACAAAATATTTAACGGAACCTTAGCTGGCAACGTTGATGGCGATGTTACAGGTAGTGTGTTTGGAGATGATAGTACATTACTAGTTGACGGTGTTAATAGTAAGATTGTTGGCGACATTGAAACAGCAAGTTTAAGAACAAGCGACAATAATATAGCATTAGGCAATAGTGCAGGTTTTACTAACCAAGGTACATATGGCATTGCACTTGGATTTGGTGCAGGCGATACTAACCAGGGCATTGCGGCAATCGGAATTGGCTACACGGCAGGGCAAACAACTCAAGGTGCAAGTGCAATAGCAATTGGCATCAGTTCAGGAAATACTAGTCAAGGGACAAACGGTGTAGCCATCGGTTACCAAGCAGGTATGACTGATCAACTTGCTGAAGCCGTTGCAATTGGCACACAAGCCGGTTTAACTGGTCAGAATGCTGGTGCAATTGCCATCGGTACAGCCGCAGGCGAAACATCACAAGGTATATATAGCATTGCCGTTGGTAGGAGCTCAGGTAATTCTAATCAAGGCGGACAAGCGGTAGCAGTTGGTGATCTGGCAGGAAAAACAGATCAAGGTGCTGCAACTGTAGCCATAGGTGCAAATGCAGGTCAAACTGGGCAAGATGCTCACGCAATAGCAATTGGCTTCTATGCAGGTCAAACTGGGCAAGGTGCTCGCGCAATAGCAATTGGCTTCTATGCAGGCCAGACTAGTCAAGCAGATAATAGTATTATAATAAACGCAACAGGTTCAATATTAAACAATACCCAAGAAGATAGTTTTGTAGTTAAACCAATTAGAAGTGCAGTTGGTACAACCATACTTGGTTATGATGCTGGAACAGGCGAGATTACACACAATGCGTCAATACCATATCCTGCAAACGCAGGAGTAGTATGGGACGGCAGTACGCCTTCAACAGTAGATGTTGCGCTAGATAGATTAGCATCATATACACAAGATTTTGCAGTAAGCACAGATGCACATTGGGCCGATCCTAATCCTGCAGATATAACTGATGCAATAAATAGACTTGCTGCCGCAATATATGCGCTTAACGGTAATACAGGAATTTAATTATGAAACATTTTGTATATATAGTAATGGAAAAAAATAATAGTTTAAACGAAAGTTTAGATGAAAGTATTTTCCCAGGTAGCGAATTATACGAAACTGCACAGGGTGCAAGTGTATATCAAATTCCATTGCCAAGACAATTAACAAACGAAGAAGCAGACGAGTATGCACACAACCTAGCAAACTATATGTTTGAATGTGGATGTGACGACTTTGATATTGAATTTCCCGTTGATGAAGAAGTTGTAGAAGAAATTACTCTAGATGGCAATGACTTCTATGAAGAATTTGGTGACATGTGGTTTAACGAAGATGACGAGCTAGACGAAGCAGAATATCAAGGCCGTAAAGTTTCGCTAGGTAAACCTATGCAAGGCGATGTTAAGAAGTTTAAAGTATACGTAAAGAATCCTAAGGGCAACATAGTTAAAGTTAACTTTGGTGATCCTAATATGCGTATTAAGAAATCAAACCCAGCACGTAGAAGAAGTTTCCGTGCTAGACATAATTGCGATAATCCTGGGCCACGTACATCTGCGAGATATTGGAGTTGTAGGGCTTGGTAATGCATTACACTATCTATAAAATAACTAACCATATAAATGGAAAATATTACATTAGTAGACACGCTACTAAAAATGTAAATGATTCCTATATGGGTATAGGTATTAAAAATGCCATCAATAAGTATGGCGTTGAAAACTTTACTAAAGAGATTATTGCAACAGCAGATGTTGTAGGAGAATAACATGAAAATATTTGAAGTGACTGAGATAGATCAAAAAGACGATAAAGACCTAGGTTATGATCTAGTCGATGACACTAGTGTTTGGATGCGTAATGATCCACAGTTTTATCGCAAAGAACTTTTTCCTGTAATGAGTCGTATTGCTGATCTACACCGTGCAGGCAAAGACATTGATCGTAAAAAGCATTTAGGTCCAGTAGTTGAAAAAGGTATTAATCGCTACTGTGCAGAATATGATCTAGGACATTCACCAGAGGATGTGTTTAGTCAAGCAGACAGAGATGCACTACTTGACAAACTATTTGGTGAAGGTATAGACGAAATTAAACAAGGTGACTACAAATGAGATTAAGAGAAATATTTGAAGCACCCGAAACAACTGCGGTAATGGCATTTGGTCGTATGAACCCACCTACTATCGGGCATGCTAAACTAGTAGATGCGGTTGTATCACAAGGTGGTGATCCTTATATTTTTTTAAGCCAAAGTCAAAAGCCTAAAACAGATCCACTAGCATTTGAGGATAAACTACGCTATGCAAAGTTTTTCTTTCCAGAGGTTACAATTGGTAATCCTGAAGTTAAAACTATTATACAAGCACTACAAAAAATTGACGCACTAGGTTATGATAATTTAATCTATGTTGCAGGTAGCGATCGTGTTGCAAGTTTTGAAAAACTATTAAACGATTACAACGGTAAAGAATATAATTTTAAATCAATTAAAGTAGTAAGTGCAGGCGAACGTGATCCAGATGCAGATGGTGCCGAGGGCATGAGTGCAAGTAAGATGCGAGCTGCGGCTGCTGAAGGTGATTTAGAATCATTTAAACAAGGTGTGCCACAACAAGAAGTTGCAGATGAAATGTATGCTGCTGTTAGACAAGGTATGGGTATTAGAGATGCAGTACCAGCGGAAGGTGTGGTCAAGAAGTAATGGATTTAGATACCCTTAAAAAACTTGCCGGCATCAACGAGTTCAAAGGGCTAACTCCATACGGTGGCAGTAACATAAGTATTACTGGAACCGAAAAAGCTGAGATACAACGCAAAGAAAATATACGCCCAGGTGATAAAGAATGGTTTCAACTTTGGTTCTCCAAACCCTACCTAACAGGTGAGCAATTTAGAGGACGCAAGAAATGAGATTACGTGAAATATTTGAAGATGGCAGAATTGTAAAAGGTGTTAACACTACTGTAGATGTGGGCTCTGGTGAAATCAAAACTCAAGCAGCTAAGTTTGGCAACACCGTAGACAAAGACGGACGTCCGCCTACACTAAGCAAAAAGGTAAAAGGCAAGTCAACTAATGTGCTATTTAATCTAGGACTTAGTGAAAGTCGTATAAGACAACTAGAAGCGTCTTATGAAGGTAACATAGGTATAATGGAGTTGATGAAATTTTTCTCAACTGCGCCTAGTGATTTAGTTACACAAGTTAAACAACTGATTAAGCAAAAGAAAGACAAAGAAGTTTGGAAAATTGTACAACAATATACAGGTACTAAACTTAAAGGCAAAGAATTTGATGTAGAGGAAGGATGGAAAGATTGGGTAGCAGGAGCTACACTAGGAGCTGCCACCTTAGGCGCCAATGCTGGCAACATTGTCCAACAACCTGTTGAGAAAGGTGATACTGTTTATTCTATTGCTAGACAAAATGATACTACTCCAGCAGTACTATACAAGCTAAATGGGTTTGATCAAAATACCAAACTGCAATTAGGTCAAATGGTAAAAGTTCCGGATACTGCTGAAGAAGAAACCCCACAGGCCAAAAAGCCTCAAGTTAAAAAAGATGAACCTATTACGATCAATGCACACGAAAAGTTTTTAATTAAAACTGCTACCGCTGCTGGAATTAAAGGTACAGAACTTGCTGCATTCTTATCGCAAGTTGCTCATGAAAGTCACGACTTTAAGAGCATGGTAGAATATGGTGGCAGTTTAGACTTCCGCAAGTATGATCCTAAGTATGCTCCTAGGAAAGCCAAAATATTAGGTAATACTAAAGCAGGTGATGGCGCAAAGTACAAAGGTCGCGGATACATTCAAATCACCGGCAGATATAACTACGGTATTGCCGGAAACGCAATTGGCATAGATCTAGTGAATAATCCTAAGCTAGCAGAAAAACCGTCTGTTGCTGCAAAAATTGCTATTTGGTACTGGAAACTTAGAGTACAACCGAATGTTGATGACTTTAGTAATGTTAGAGATGTTACTAAGCCTATTAATCCGGGCTTGCGCGGCCTAGAAGATCGTGAAAGTAACTTTGACGATTATAAAACAATTGTAGCAAGTTTATGAAAATACATGAAATTTTAGCCGAATCGCCGACTGCGTTATCGCAATGGAAAAATGATGAACCAGTTGACTATGTAAAACATCTTACAAAGTTCTTTGGAGCACCAGACGAGTTAACTTTTAAAAGAGCTGTTTGGTATAACAAGGATGGATTTAAAAGAGTTGTGGTATTAGATGAATTTATATTACACACATCTCCATCGCCACATTACGATTATGTTTATTCATATGTTGACATGAAAGTGCCTCATAATCTAACAGATGATCTAGCAAGAAGTAGTGAAAGCATTTTAGTAGATCACCTCAAAGGTGAAGTAGGCGGACGCTGTGCTACATTGACTGCCAATGCAGTAACAATACAATATGTTATTGATGTAGTAGAAGGCAACGTTGAGCCGTCAAAACTAGAATACGAAAACCGTATTAACTCTATGCACGACATGTTTGATGCTGGAGAACAGTTTGAATTAGACTGGTGGCCCGACAGCACTGATGATGCATCTCCTGATAACGAATACTATGCAGAAGCGGCACACAATGAAAACTTTGCAGATGGCAAGAAGCCAGGACGTAAGGGATTGGCCAAGCGTAGTGGTGTAAATACTAAAGCAAGTGTTAGCAGTTTAAGAAAGACTGCTAAGAACAGCAGTGGCGAAAAGCAAAAGATGGCACATTGGCTTGCTAATATGAAAGCTGGCAGGGCTAAAAAGAAATGAAAATATCAGATATCGTAAATGAAACAACAACAGCAGGCGCTACAAGTGCAGGTGCTATAGCAACAGTTGCTAACCCTCCTGCCGCACGTCAGAAGATTAAAACTGGTAAAAATGGTACTCCAGAAGCTCCACAAAAGAAAAATGCAGACGGTACTGCTAAAAATGCACTTGAGCTATCAAACAATTTAATGGGTGGCTCGACCATCAAACGATAAATATACATAATAAGTATTCTGGAGATTACAATGATAAAACAAGTTAAAGAAGCTGATAAGACTATGAGCCGTGCTGCTAAGGGCCATGAGAAGTATGGCAAAGAAGGCATGCAAGCACTAGCTAAAGCTGGTAAAGAAGGTAAAAGTCTTGATCCTATTAGAAAAAAATACGACAAGTATTCCGAAGAAGTCAAAGAAGGCTCGGATTGGGAAACAACCCACGATCAGTTTACTACTGTGGGCAATAGAGCAACTCCTGAGCAGATAAACAAAATTACCAGTGCTTTAGATGGTGTGGCGGAACACAAAGGTGTGAAACACAAGTATCAAATGACACATTCAGATGGTTCAAAGATGAAGTTTACTGCTAAGGATGATGCTGATGCCAGACGTCAAGCTAAAGAGCACGATGCTAAAAGTGTTAGTAAGTTTAAAGGCGGCGCATATACTGATAAAGTGGCAGAGGGCGGCGTTGGTGGTGGAGTCAGACAATGGGCCAATCAAGTTCGCAAAGATCACGGTGCCGATGTCAAATTTAGAAATCGTCAAGAAGGCAGCGGAGCAGTAGACAGTATTATTGCTAAAAATAGTCAAGGTGATACAGTGGGCGTATTCAATCGCAAGACTAATTACCCTACAGTATTTGAGCCAAAGACAGGTGTGGCGAAAGGTTCGTTTGGTTCAGGATATGGCAGGGTGTTTACTCTATATGTCAACACCGGCGAGAAGCCACCAACCAAGACCAAGACCAAAAAGTTTAAGCGTGAAGATGATGCTGTGGCCTGGGCAGAAGACTATGCTGACACACACGACCAATATCCAACCCTCCAGATGGAAATAAAAGATGACAACGGTGGCGTGGTATGGGAACTAGAGGAATCACAGGGTGTGGCGGAAGGTTCGTTTGGTAGTGGATTCAACGGTCCGTTCACCGCAGTGGTCAACACTGGTGAGCGTCCTAAATCAAGAACCAAAACTAAAAAATTCCGTCGTGAGGATGATGCCATACTCTGGAGCGAAGACTGGTTAGAAGACTTTCCGCAGTATGTGTATGCCACTATTGAAGTCAAAGACTCAACCGATAATGTAGTTTGGCAAAGCAATGACGAGCAAGGTGTGGTGGGGGGCAGAAATACAAATAACCCAGTTGATGACATGGTAGAAGATTATTTAGATTGGCTTGGTGCAAGGCACATGCTTACAAAACGCCGAGAAGAAGAAAAAGCGCAAATTATGTCTGATTTAAAAAGCGGATATTTACATCCCGACGACATAGACTATGCAATGTCTAGTGGGCAAGGTATGGCGGAGGGTGACCAAAGCGACTCAGCTCGCAATCGCCGTGCAAAAGAAGCACACGAACAGAACCTTGATGCAGCTCACAAGGAATTAAGACAGCGTGATGCTGAAGGTGAGGACATGAGTCAATATCGTGTCAATCCCCGCACATACAAGATCGAGAAGAAGGCAGTTGCTGACAAGAAAAAGAAAACAGTTAAAGAAGGCCTAGGCGATTTAGCAAGTGCAGCAGAGCGTGATCACGAAGTGCAAATGGCTCGTGCTGATCTATATAAACTAGCAAAGTACGCTATTAAATTACACGATATGCTTAAAACAGTATCTGAAGCAGAAGGCATCGAAGGATGGCAGCAGGCAAAGATTACTAAAGCAGCAGACTATATCAGTAGTGTATATCATGCACTAGATTATGATATGAAGTTTGCAGAATCAAACTCAACAGCAAACGTTCTAACTAGAGCAAAAGATGTAGTTGAATCAAACTACACAGCAAAACTTGCAGAACGTGTTTACAAAACTTTAAAAAAAAGAACTAATGTAACATGTAGCGAATGCGGAAATCCTAGTTATACTACGCTAGACGAAGAAAAACAAAAAGGTGTTGACGGCAAGGTATGCTGGAAGGGCTACAAGCGTATGGGCACTAAACAAAAGGACGGCAAGACTGTAGACAACTGCGTTAAGATGTAGTATGGAAGACAGTGCCGAAGATTTTGTTTGGCAGACTATTGACCCAGATTTAATTTGGGTAATGGACAAACTAATTGTAAGTAGAAAAATGCGATATAACTGTGGACCAGTGGGTCTTGATGTTCCGCATCCGGGCTTTTATATTGTTCGCCCTTGTGTTAATATGCTGGGACTAGGCCTGGGTGCAGAAAAAATGTGGCTTGAGAAAGACACTTGCAATTTGCCCTACGGTTACTTCTGGTGTGAGTGGTTTGAAGGTAGACATCTCAGCATAGACTACTTTTACGGTACACAAGAATTATGTGTAGAAGGTCGAAAGAGTGATGATACATTTACTCATTGGGACGAATGGATTCGAACAGATGACGTGATTCCTTTCCCCAAGATGTTGCACTCTATATCTCACCCACACAAATGGATCAACTGTGAATTTATAGGCGGCAAACTAATCGAAGTGCATCTTAGACGCAACGAAGACTTCGACGAACACACTGAACATTTTATTCCAGTCTGGAAGGGCGAAGACACAACACCGCCCGACGGATACACATATCGTGAATATCCAGATGTCCATGGCAGAATCGGCGCTTTTATAAAATAAACACTTGACAACGCCTAAATAATCCTGTATACTTAACAAGTAATAACATTTATTTAGGAGTAATCTATGAGTGATCGTACCTATGGTGCAGAAGAAAAAGCAAAACTTGAGCGTCTTGTTCAAGAAGGCGTAACAGTGCTACAAGAAATTGAAGACTTACAAGAAGGTCTTAAAGATACTGTTAAAGCAGTAGCAGAAGAACTAAACATCAAACCAGCATTAATTAATAAAGCAATTAAAGTTGCACAGAAACGTGACTGGGAAAAGCATGCAGACTATTTTGAAGACCTTGAAACACTTGTTGCTACAGTCGGTGTTGACAAGTAATGCAGAAAATAAAAGAATTTTGGATATCCAGTTATACTAGTGACAAAACTGCGTTCTATTTTGAACTTGTAAGTTTTATCTTTACTGTAGGTGCAAGTTTAACTCTTGCGGTTAATGCTAAAGATCCTAATATGATGATGGTATACCCAGGATTCTTTGTTGGTAGTATTACTCAATGCTATGCAGCAGTACGTAGAGGTGCAGCGTGGGTGATGCTACTAACAGGGTACTTTGCAATAGTTAACATATTTGGATACGGAGTAGCAGCAACATGGTGGTAAAGCCTTACCAGTGGCTGGCTTGGGTAAGCACTGTAATCGTATTGATTGCAGCTTGCCTTGCCAGTTTTGTACCTGAACTATATCTACATCATTACTTCTTTATTGTAGGTAATGCACTATGGATTGTAGTCGGATACTTATGGAAAGAAAATTCACTCCTATGGTTTAATATAGGCTTAACTGCTATATATGTTATAGGCTTAATATTATAAGAGTCGTTCACTTTAAGAACAGGTTTAAGGTTAGTTGGCCACAAGCAACAGGAGGCATTTAATTGAGTTATGTAGACGCATTTTTCGACCGTGATCATGATCTGATCAAGATAGTTGAACGAAAAGACGGAGCTAGAATATTCCGTGAACAACCTGTAAAATATACATTTTACTATAAGGATCAAAAGGGCAAGTACAAGAGCGTGTACGGTGATCCGTTGAGTCGTATTGTATCTAAGAATACAAAAGACTTCCGCAAGGAAATTGCAATCAATCGAGACAAAACGCTGTTTGAAAGCGACATTAATCCAATCTTTCAGTGTCTAAGTGAAAACTACCTTAACCAAGACGCACCTAAACTAAATATTGCATTTTTCGACATTGAGACAGACTTTGACCCAGAGCGCGGCTTTGCAGATCCTAGCGATCCGTTTATGGGCATTACGTCTATCTCCGTTTATTTGCAGTGGCTAGAAACAATGGTGTGTTTAGCAGTGCCTCCTAAAACACTTACAATGGAAGCTGCGACTGAGTTGCTTAAAGATATTCCTAACGTAATGCTGTTTGCTAAAGAAAAGGACATGTTAGACACGTTCTTAACAATTATTGAAGACAGCGACGTAATAAGTGGTTGGAACAGCGAAGGCTATGATATTCCCTACACTGTCAATCGTGTAGCTCGTGTATTAAGTAAAGATGACACAAGACGGTTTTGCTTGTGGGGTCAGTTGCCTAAGAAGCGCATTTACGAAAAGTTTGGTAAAGAAAGCGAAACATATGACTTGATTGGTCGTGTACACTTGGACAGTTTAAACTTGTATCGTAAGTATACCTATGAAGAACGCCACAGCTATCGACTAGATGCTATTGGTGAAATTGAAGTAGGTGAAAACAAGACAGCATACGAAGGTACATTGGATCAACTTTATAACAATGACTTTAAAAAGTTTATTGAATATAACATTCAAGATACTGCGCTGCTGGACAAGCTGGATAGGAAACTGCGCTTTATTGAATTAAGCAATACTATTGCACACGAGAATACAGTGCTTATTCAAACTACAATGGGTGCCGTTGCTGTTACTGAACAGGGTATTATTAACGAAGCGCATCACAGGGGCTTGCAAGTTCCTAATCGTAAGAATAGAGACGACGAAGAAAATACACAAGCTGCTGGCGCATATGTTGCGTTCCCTAAGAAGGGCTTGCACAAGTGGATTGGGTCAATGGACTTGAACTCACTGTACCCTTCAGTGATTCGTGCGTTAAATATGGCTCCAGAAACTCTTGTAGGACAAATTCGTCCAGACATATCAGAAGCTCGTGTAGCAGAAGACATGGGTCTTAAGAAACAGAGCTTCGCCGGTAGTTGGGAAGGTCGCTTTGCAACAGAAGAATACGATGCTGTTATGGCCAAACGTAAAGATGTTGCACTTACTATTGAGTTTGAAAACGGCCAGTCTGAAGTAATGAGCGGAGCAGAGATTTACAAACTAGTATTTGACAGTAATAATCCATGGATGCTTAGTAGCAATGGTACAATCTTTACACAAGAGTTTGAAGGTGTTATTCCAGGTATTCTAAAGCGTTGGTATGGTGAACGTAAAGAGTTACAAGCAAAGCTGAAGAAAGCTAAGGATGCAGGTAATAAGGCAGAGATTGAGTATTGGGATAAACGTCAGCTAGTTAAGAAGATTTTGCTTAACAGTTTGTATGGTGCTATTCTTAACCCTGGTTGCCGCTTCTTTGATAAGCGTATTGGACAGTCAACTACACTTACTGGTCGTACTATTGTTAAGCATATGAGTGCAGAAGTTAATAAAGTTATTACTGGAGTTTACGATCACGTTGGTGATGCTGTTATCTATGGTGATAGCGTTACCGGTGATTCGATGATTAACACATCAAATGGCATGATTGCAATTGAAGATTTGTTTGATGCAGTTGAGGATAAAGTATTACATCCTAGTGGAAAGGAATATGCAATGTTTAACGACTCGGACATTACAACACTTGGATTCCATGCATTAAATGATAAAATTACTATTTCTAAAATGAACTATGTTATGCGTCATAAAACTTCTAAGCAATTATACAAGGTAACAATGGAAGACGGAACGTCGGTTACAGTAACAGAAGATCACAGTTTAATGATAGACCGAGATGGGTTCTTACTGGAAATAAAGGCAACAGATTTACAAGAAAATGATTTAGTTATTACTCTTGCTAAGTAGGGTTTTTTGACTATGATGTTAAATAAGTATAGCAAGCATACAACGATAGGAGTATCACCATAGTCATGCCAAAATGTATAGAGTGCGGCACAGTCGCAAAAAGATTACAGTGGACACATTTTTTTTATAAATGTACTGGAAAGTTTAAGAACGGTAAAGAATACAAAATCGCATATCCCCATGCTAAACTAGTAGACGATGAGTTTGCTAAGTCAACAGCCTGCACACTGGTTAATATGCAAAAGAAATACGGAACAGTGCAGGGTCAAGCTGCATGGGATGATTATAAAAGAAAACAAGCGTATTCTAATACGCTGCAATACAAACAAGAGAAACATGGATGGACCGAAGCCGACTTTGATGAATATAATAAATCAAGAGCTGTTACATTAAAAAACTTAATAGAACGGCACGGTGAAGTGACAGGTGCTATTAAATGGCAATCATATTGCGATAGACAGGCATACACAAACACAAAGGAATATTTCATAGAAAAGTTTGGTACTACAACTGGTACAGACATGTACAATGAAGTGTGTAGAATAAAGTCACACTCACTAGATGTAGTAATGGAAAGAAACAACTGTGATGAAGCAGTAGCACTAGATATAATTGCTAATTATAAACAGTCAGAAAAATATTCAAGTAATTTAGAAAAGCAGTTTGCTGATGAAATAATGTCTGCACTGGAAGAAGAATTGCGCTATTATTACAAAACGAAACAATATTGCATTTGGGCAAATGACAAGCCGAACTTTTATGACATTGTACACAATGACAAAGCAATAGAATTTAATGGCGACTACTGGCATTGCAATCCTAACAAATACGCTGAAAACTGGTATCATCCACAATCTGAGTTATTAGCAAGACACGTATGGGAAAAAGATGCAAAGAAGATTCAAGCATTAAAAGATAAGCGTAACATAGACACACTAATCATATGGGAGTCAGAGTATTTGGCTGATCCTAAAACAATAATTCAAAGGTGCATAACATGGCTGAAGTAATAAGACAACGAGTAGCAAGCGTAGAAAAGATACCAAACACAGGCGACCAGTACGTATATGATATAAGCATTGCCGAAGACGATCCGTTTTTCTTTGCAAATGGACATTTGGTTCATAACACAGATTCGGTCTACTTTAGTGCTTGGCCTACTTTACAAAATGAAATTAAGGCAGGCAATATTCCTTGGACTAAAGAGAATGTTATTACACTTTACGATCAAGTATCAGAAGCAGCTAATATAACCTTCCCAGATATGATGGCAAAATCATTCCATTGCCCAAAGAGTCGAAGTGTTGTTATTGCAGCAGGTCGTGAAATTGTTGCAGAAAGCGGATTGTTTATTACTAAGAAGCGTTATGCAGCTCTAGTAATTGATACAGAAGGTTTCCGCAGTGACGTAGACGGTAAAGCTGGTAAAGTAAAAGCCATGGGCTTAGACTTACGTAGAAGTGATACTCCTGTGTTTATGCAAGAGTTTTTAAGCGAGCTGTTGCTTATGGTACTTACAGATAAGCCGCAAACTGATGTGCTAGAACGTATTACTCAATTTCGTTTAGCATTTAGTGAACGGCCAGGTTGGGAGAAAGGTAGTCCGAAACGTGCAAACAAAGTTGGACATTATCGTCGCTTAGAAGAAAAAGCCGGCAAGGCTAATATGCCTGGACACGTTAGGGCAAGTATTAACTGGAATACACTCAAGCGTATGAATGGTGACAAATACTCGCAGGAGATTGTTGATGGTATGAAAGTTATTGTTTGTAAGCTCAAGCAGAATCCATTAGGGTACACTAGTGTTGCTTATCCGACAGACGAGCTGCGTATGCCTGAATGGTTTAAAGAACTTCCGTTTGATGATGCAGCAATGGCAGAAACAATTATTGATAATAAGTTAGATAATTTGATCGGTGTGCTTAACTATCCATTAGAGGATACTAAGAGTCATAACACGTTCAATAGTTTGTTTGACTTTGGAGACTAAAATGAAAATAAAATTAGAAATAGAAATTGATACCGAGAGCGATCAGGACCTAAATACTATTGAAGAGCTAATCGAAATGTTAAAAGGACTAGTGGAGCAGATGCAATGAAGGTAGGTTTCACCGCATCAACTTTTGATTTACTTCACGCCGGGCATGTACAAATGTTACGTGAAGCAAAAGAACAGTGCGATTATTTGATCTGCGGATTACAAGTGGATCCTAGCGTTGATCGTCTAGATAAAAATTCCCCTATACAGACTATTGTCGAGCGCTATACGCAACTTAAAGCAGTAGGATATGTAAATGAAATTATTCCTTATGGCACCGAACAAGACCTAGAAGATATCTTGACAATGTATCATATTCATGTTAGAATATTAGGAGAGGAGTATAGAGATAAGGATTTTACTGGTAAAGACATTTGCCGTAAAAGAGATATTAAATTATACTTTAATAAACGAGATCATCGTTTTAGTTCAAGTGATTTAAGAAAGAGAGTAGCTGATCGTGGGTAATAAGTTTATATTTGATGTTGACGGAACATTAACGCCAAGTCGCAGTGGTATGAATAGTGAGTTTCAAGGATACTTTATAGACTTTTGTTATGCAAACGAAGTTTATCTAGTTACAGGTAGCGACTATGCTAAAACATTAGAACAGGTTGGTCCTGATGTTTGTGATGCTGTGATGAGGATTTATAACTGTAACGGCAATGATGTTTGGGAGAAAGGTGTGAATATTCATACTAATGATTGGACACTTCCCGAAGATGCACACGAATGGTTATCTAATAAGCTAACCGAAAGTACCTATTGTACTCGTACAGGATTACACTTCGAACATCGCCCTGGGCTTGTTAACTTTAGCATAGTTGGACGTAGCGCTGACAAAGAACAACGAGCAGATTACGTTATATATGATGTTCTATTCGACGAACGTAATATTATTGCTCAAGAGTTTAATGGATTATTTCCTACACTACAAGCAACGGTAGGAGGCGAAACTGGTATTGATATTGCTCCACTAGGTGCGGACAAAGCACAAATTGTTGAGGACTTTGAAGTTGAAGATAAACTTTACTTCTTTGGTGATAGAATGGATCCTGCTGGTAATGATTATCCGCTGTCGTTAGAAGTAGACGTAGCAAAGCCTGTAAAACGCTGGCAAGAAACATTTGAACTGTTACAATATTTTCAAGAAGCAAAGGTAGCAGCGAAATGAAAATTTTGCTAACGGGTCACAGGGGCTTTATAGGTACTGCATTACTTGCACGATTAACAAATAACAATGATGTAGAAGTTATACACTGTATAGACTTGCAAGCAGGTACCAACTTGCTTACTTGTGACTTTCCGAATCATGTCGATCTTGTAATACATCTAGCAGGAAAAAGCGGTGTTCGTGAAAGCCTAAATGACCCGGGTGCTTATTGGTTAAACAATGTAGAAGCAAGCCGTAGACTGTTTGAACGCTATAGTAACGCTCGCATATTGTATGCAAGCTCAAGCAGTGCGTACGAGCCCGATTTGAACCCTTATGCGGCATCTAAGTACATACTGGAAAAATTAGCAACACGGTATACTGATACTTTAGGTATGCGATTCCACACTGTGTATTCCGACTTACCTAGAAAGAACATGTTCTTTGATAAACTATTTAATGGTACATTAGAATACGTAACTCAACACCACAGAGATTTTGTACACATTAACGATATTTGCGATGCAATTGAAATACTGATTAAAAAGACGCACGTTAATGGTATAATAGATATTGGTTCAGGTGATCCAATTAGAGTTCAGGACTTGGCTCCTGGCTTGCCTATCCGCCTAAATACTCTACATGAAAGAACATTTACATGTGCAAATTTAGAAAAAATGAAAGCCTTAGGATATAAACCTAAATATATGATAAAAGAGTTCTTGACAAACAAAGAATTAGGCACTATAATAAAACTTAACACAGGAGAAATCGCATGAAAGATATTTTACAAGACGTAGTAGCACATACACACGCACTAGGGTCTTTATCATTAGTTAAAGTAACTGCTGATACTACTAGCACAGTCGTTGAAAGTATGGCAGATGATCGTTCAGTTATTATGACTGCAACGGCACATACACCAGTAACAGAATTTGATGGTATATTTGGTATGCCCAATTTGGACAAACTTGCACTACACTTAAAAAATCCCGAGTATCAAAAAGATGCAAAGATTGAAGTAGTCAAAGCAGTACGCAATGGCGAAACTATTCCTACACATATTCACTTTGAAAACTCAACTGGTGACTTTGAAAATGATTATCGCTTTATGAACCGAGCAATCATTGACGAAAAACTTAAGACGGTTACATTTAAAGGTGCAACATGGCAAGTTGAATTTCAGCCTAGCGTAGCAGCAATTGGACGTATGAAGTTACAGAGTGCTGCTCATAGTGAGGAACCTACATTTAATGTTAAGACTACTGCAACAGGCAGTGCAACTGACTTGGTGTTTAGCTTTGGCGATGCAAGCACACACGCAGGTGAGTTTGTATTTCAAAATGCAATAAAAGGTAAACTGTCGCACACTTGGAGTTGGCCAGTTGCCGCTGTTCAAAGTATTTTAAATCTAAGCGGTACTACTACTATGAGCATTAGTGATCAGGGTGCTATGATGATTAGTGTTGATTCAGGTATGGCAAAATACAACTACATCCTTCCAGCGCAGAGCAAATAATGCTAGAACTTTTAATAATTGTAACATTTTTAGCTATAACGCTTACAACTTATCACCGTGTAGGTTGGAAAAATATTAAAGAATGTTACAGTTACTGGTTTAAACCAGGATACTGGTCAAGTTACAATATTGTTGAAGCAGTATCCTGGTTAGCAAAAACATTAGTGATTATTCCGAGTCTAGTGTTCAATTTAGAGATATGGCAGTTACATTTTGTAACACTACTAACATCAGTAATGTTGATTTGGGCTAGCGAAAGAAAACTATTGCCAACGCTAGTTGCATTCAATACCCTATGGATTGCTATAAGTTCCATAGTAATAATAAGGAACATTGTTTAAAAATGAATAAAGACTTAACTGCGACACAAAACGATTACGCACATTTCTTACCTGCACTTAGTGGCTTCTATGCGACTTATGTAGGCAAACAACGTCATCCTGATCCTGTTAAAGGTCCGTATGTTCCTGATGACCGTATCCCTGCTAATTTTGCTAACGGTATAGAAAGTCTTAACTATCTAAACGCACAAGAAGGAGCGTTCACATACAAGTGGACGCTTTACTCTGCAGGACATGCTGATTTAGATACGACTAAGTTTGTAGCTAAAGAAGATATGGTACGTAATAGGGACCGTGAAAACACTTGGTTGCTGGGCGATTCAGGTGGATTCCAGATTGGTAAGGGTGTTTGGGAAGGTGATTGGAAAGATCCTAATTGTCCTAAAGCTCAAAAGAAACGAGACGGTGTATTGCGTTGGATGGACGCTTACATGGACTATGGCATGGTACTTGATATCCCGGCTTGGGTTGCTCGTAGCCCTGAAGGTGCAAAAGCTACTGGCATTAGCACATACAACGAAGCAGTTAAAGCAACACGTATTAATAACGACTACTGGATGAAACACCGCACTGGTGCTTGTAAGTTCTTAAACGTACTACAAGGTGAGAATCATGCAGATGCAGATGACTGGTACGAGCAAATGAAAGACTATTGCGATCCAGCCAAGTATCCGGACAATCACTTTAATGGGTGGTCGATGGGCGGTCAAAACATGTGTGACGTACACTTGGTTCTTAAACGCATTGTTTCTATGCACTTTGATGGCTTGTTACAAAGCGGTATACACGATGTAATGCACTTTCTAGGCACAAGCAAGCTAGAGTGGGCATGTTTGCTTACGGACGTACAGCGGGCTATACGCAAGTACTATAACCCCACTATGATGCTTACATTTGACTGTGCAAGTCCGTTCTTAGCAACAGCTAATGGACAGATCTACGTTCAAAATGAAACTCCTGATAGAGGTAAGTGGACTTACCGAATGGTGCCTAGCATTGATGATAAGAAGTATTCAATCGATACTAGAACTTTTAAACAAGCAGTATTGCAAGATGGCATCTTTAAAAACTTTGAAGATAGTCCTATTACAGCAGAAATGAAAGTCAGTGATGTATGCATTTACAAGCCGGGCGACTTAAATAAGATTGGCAAAGAAGGAAGAACATCTTGGGATAGTTTTTCATATGCCATTCAAATGGGTCATAATGTTTGGAGTCACATCAATGCAGTTCAAGAAGCCAATAGACAATACGATGCTGGAGTTGTACCGAGAATGCTTGTACAAGAGCAATTTGACAGGGTCTTTTTTAGAGACGTTGTTGAAACAATATTTGCAGCAACTACAAGAGAAGAAGCAAACGCCTTAATTGACAATAACTCTAAGTTTTGGATGTCAATTCCGGGCACTCGCGGAGCCATTGGTAAAAAGACTGTAAACTCTAGTACTTACTTTGGAGCATTGTTTGATGTTGTTGAACCAGAAGTAGAAGAACTAGAAGATGGTTGTTTTACTGAAGATCAAACACACTTGTTAGAGGACTTGGAAAATGGACAATTATGAAAATGACGAAGATAGACTCAAGCAGCATTACGAAGAACTAAAAATTAGGCATAGAGAACTTGACAACGAAATAGAAGCAAGTTATACTGATGTTACAAAACAAGACGAAATTCGTAGAATGAAAACTATGAAACTTTGGCTTAAAGATGAGATGCATTGTATTAATGCATATTTGATACAAAAAGGTTTAGAATGATGATAAAAGTAATATCACTTAATAGTGCAATAAAACCCGGAACAGTTATTCCAATGAAACAGTATAATGGTAATATTGGAAGATGGATTGAAAACGATCTTGAAGATAAAGGTTACAAAGTTAATCGAGGAAAAGGTATAGATCTTCCCAAGTATGGACTAGAAATTAAAAGCCGTTTGAGAAGTAGCACAAGCGGTCATACAGTAGGTGCTATGCTACCTGTAGATATTATAAATACTTCTTGGGAATATAGTAATATTAGAAATAAGATTCAACGGCAATACCGTGTTGAATATGATGAAAATATACTTACTGGTGACAACGTAGTTACTGAAGCAAAAGTTTATGATTTTACATGTAACGAAATACAATCTAAACTTAAAGAAGCATGGGAGTACGGACAATCTATGCTTAAATCTAGCAATCCAAAGAATATGCCTAAATACATTCGTTACAACAATCATTTGGGCTATTTTGAGAGGCAAACCAGTGGACAATACCAATATCGTATTACCGAAGGAGCAATGAAACATATAAAAAAACTTTCAACTAATACAAGCAACCGACTTTTTGAGTTCAGAGCGTAATATGAAACGTGATTACGACACAGGCACAGCAGACAGTATTACATTCTTTACAGGTGTAGAAGTTGAAAAGACTCCTGCATTTGGAATGAAGACATTGTTTGTTACTGGTATTCAAGACTACAATGAAGTTATGAAGTACTACAAAGAAGAACAATGCGAGCATATCTTTTTTGGTGCTAATCACAGTTACAATCCTGTTGCGGCGGAAGACTTTGAAGCATGGGATAAATTAATTCAACTGTTTTTAGATGAAGGTATCTTTTGTAGTCTAGATATTCCGAGCACTATTAACTTAGAATGGTTTATGGACGGCGGGCTGATTGAGAACAATTATTTTATTCCGCAGCTTCGTGTAGTTGTTCCTTACGTTAAACAATGGAACTACAACACAATGGTCAAGATTGACGACAAAGGGTTTCGTGCAACTAATCCGGGCGTTTGGTGCCATAACCTGCATAATTTGATGGACCGTGATAAATTTACTGACTGGCGCGAATATGGCCTTGACAAAGTGTTAAAGTGAGCGTATAATTAATGTATGAGCAAGAAAACTATCACAACTACATACTACGCAAAATAAGAGAAGAAAGAACTATGACAGAACCTACTAAAAGTATTTGGGTTACATTCCGCAAAGAATACGACGGCAAGAAAGTGCAGGACACAGGTATGACGCATCAAGAGTTTCTTCGTTATATGGAAGATGGTTATCGTGAAGGCGACGAACACGATACAGGTAAGAAGCTACGAGCATTCCTTGCAGGTTTAGGATTATAAGAGTCAGTTTTAGAATAATAAGGGTAAGTTTTGCTAAATAAACATATGTATTATGTTTATTGCTATAAAGACCCAGAAACAATGGAACCGTTTTATATAGGTAAAGGTAAGTGGGACAACAAAAGGCATTTGGATCATCTCCGTGCTGTAAAGAATGGTCGTTCTACAGATAATCATATGAAGGATATGAAAATCAAAAGTATACTTGACAACGGTTTAATACCTGCTATTGAAATCATACAGAAAGATATGGACGAAGAATCTGCTTACACTTTAGAAGAAACACTTATTGCAAAGTATGGTAGGCGTATTGACGAGTCTGGAATACTTATGAATATACTCACAGACTGTCGTCCTCCTTCGCATAAAGGCAAAACGAAATCAAAAGAACACAGACAGCGTCTATCTGAAGCACATACAGGTAAAGTGTTAAGCGAAGAAACTAAACGAAAGATTATTCAGACAAAGATTGAACGATATGGTTCTGTAAAATCTGGTATGGAAGGTAAGCATCATAGTGAAGCAACTAAACTAAAGATTTCTAAAGCAAAGCAGGGTAAAACACAAGATCCTGTATCTAATCAAAAACGTTCAGATGCTCTAAAAGGTATTGCACAAGATACTGTAACTTGCCCGCACTGTGGTAAAACAGGTGGCAATAGTCCTATGAAAAGATGGCATTTTGACAACTGTTCAAAAAAAACACTTGACAACACTAACTAAAGAAAGTATAATAATACTATGACACAACACGAATCGTATCATAATTATATGGGACGCAGAATGAAGGAAGAAGACGCAAAAATGGCAACAGAAAACGCAATGAATAAAGCAGATCGTAGTATCTGGGTCACGTTCTCTAAAGAGGGGGTACATATGTACCCTGGTGCAGACACTAATCCTAAACTAGCAACAGGCGGATGGGATGATGTATCATTCCTTGGCGTTCCGCATCGCCATATTTTCCATTTTAAAGTTCGCATCGAAGTGTTCCATAACGATCGCGATATTGAGTTTATCCAATTTAAACGTTGGATGGAACGGTTGTATGCTGAAGTAGATAGCTCTACATCTGTACTACAACTAAATCACAAGAGCTGCGAAATGATCGCAGATGACTTGTACAGAGAAATTTCTACAAAGTATCCCGGCCGATTTGTAGAGATTGATGTTGCCGAAGATGGCGAAAACGGCTGTTCAAACTTTTATCCTAAGAATTAAAAAGGTAAAAACTATGTCAATTGAGAATCCTATTATCCGCAAGGTATTTGACGACTTGGATAAATTCCGTGACTACTGTCGCTTTGAAGCAAAAGTCTTTGATGAAAAAGACATGTATAGCAACGAGTCACCAACTTGGATTGCGTACAACAAACACCAAGGTTGGCTGCGAGCAAAATCTCGTGCAGGCGCAAGCTACGATCCCAATCGTCGCACACGCCGTCCTAACCCAAGGTTTGAAAGCAATCGAGGTAACTAAATGACAATCTTCATAGTAGACATTGAAGCAGTAGATACCCGCTACACTAAACAGTGGAAAGAGTATTTGCCTAAGCAAATGCGGCATGCTACTAATGAAGATGTTAAAGTTATTAGCGGCGGAAATACTCCTCAGGCAACTACGCCTGGGGCGTTTCTTAATTTTGGTGGTACTAATGTTTATAAGAGTAAGCAATTAGAAATCATTGGTGAAATGTTTTGCAAAGGTGAGGTAAAGAATGGAGACTATTTTCTATATACGGATGCTTGGAACCCAACTGTTATCCAGCTTCGTTACATGGCTGAGCTCTTGGGCGTTGATATCAGAATCGGTGGCTTATGGCATGCTGGTAGTTATGATCCTCATGATTTTCTTGGTAGGCTAATTGGCAATAAGCCCTGGGTAAGACATGCTGAGAAGAGTATGTATCATGTGTACGACAATAACTTCTTTGCTACAGAGTTCCATGTTCGGATGTTCTTTGATGAATTACTGCACGGCGGCATGATGGTAGAGAATCCTTGGTACGACGATGACTGGGAAGAAATCTACGACGGTGGTAAAATTGTTCGTGTAGGATGGCCTATGGAGTATCTTAAAGATAGCTTAACACAATATAAAGGTATGGAGAAGCGAGACTTGATCTTGTTTCCACATCGTGTTGCTCCTGAGAAGCAAGTTGATATTTTTAGAGACTTGGCACAGCTCCTGCCACAATATGAGTTTGTTGTTTGTCAAGAGCAACAGCTTACAAAGAATGAATATCATAACTTGCTAGGGGAAGCTAAACTTGTGTTTAGTGCTAACCTACAAGAAACACTAGGTATTAGTTGGTATGAAGGTGCATTAGTAAATGCTATTCCTATGGTGCCGAATAGACTAAGCTACAGTGAAATGGCTGTTCCAGAATTCTTATACCCAAGCGAATGGACTGAAGACTATGACGCTTACTTGTATCACAAAGACAAAGTAATTGCACGTATTGTAGAGTACATGGAAAATTACGATGACTTTGCAGTTAGTCTAGCTAAACAAGTTACTAAACTAAACAAAGAATTTTTTAGTGGAGCAGCATTGTATGACACAATTAAAGGATAATATATCTATTGGCACAATCTTTCTTAAACTGCTAGAACGTGTAGATCGCAAGCGTGTGATTATGGACCGTTACCACAACGAGCCGTACTTAACACGCTATTATCTTTTCTTAAAAGAGCGTACATGGTTTCCGTTTAATGTCTTTTTACATAACTTTCATAAAGGAGATTTAGATGACTTACATGATCATCCTTGGCCTTACTTTACTTTTATTCTTAGCGGCGGGTATTGGGAACATACTCCAGCAGGTAAATTGTGGAGACGACCGGGGCATTTTAGGTTTAGCAGTCCTAAGTCTCTTCATAGCATTGAACTTGAGCCTGGTATTGAGCCTTGGACTTTGTTTGTACCTGGTCCTAAACTAAGAGAATGGGGCTTTGTCAAAGACGGTGCTTGGGTACAACATGAACAATACTTGAAGGAAAAATATGAGCTCGAACACTAATTCCAGTTCTAACACCATTGGACTCTTGTCCGGATCAGCAGCACAAAAAATGTCTGCTCTGAGCGGGTATATTAGTTGTACTAATACTGGTGTGTTAACCGGAACGTATAGTAGTGCTAGTGCTATTACTGGTAATCTGACTATAAGAGACTCGTTAGATCCTAATACGGTGCAGATTGATATTCCTCTTGTTGTTCAAGGCAGAGATGTTATGAAAGAACTTGACGAACTGCGTGACTCTGTGTTATTATTAAAGCAACACGTAGATATGGAAGCAAAGTATCCTAAGCTAAAAGAACTAAAAGATGCGTATGAGTCGCAACTTGCAAAGTATAAAACATTTGATGCAATTAAGGAATCTAAATGAGATGGTTTAAAAAACTAGTAGCTAGCTGGGCAAGGCAAGGTAGCGATTATGAAGAAGAAAAATGCACAGTTGGTCGTGTCACGGTAACATGTTCGCGTGATACTGAAGCAACTGTGTGCGATGCTGACCCTATACTAAACTTTAGAGTGTTTAGTGCAATAGGCGGACGTGTGGTAGAGTTTCGAACATATGATCGGGTAAAAGATCGTACTAATACAACTACTTACATTATTCACAAGGACGATGATTTTGGTGATAAGATTGCTAAAATTGCAACACTGGAGAGCATGAAATGATTAAGAAACATTATTACAGTTGGCAAGACATTGAAAAGATGTGCGTACAGATTGTTACTAGCATGTATGCAGACAACTGGCGTCCTGATTATATTGTAGGAATTACTCGTGGCGGCAATATTCCTGCTACTATCATTAGTAACATGCTTAAAGTTCGCTGCGAAGCACTTAAAGTTAGTTTGCGCGATAGTGAATGCGGACCTGAGAGTAATCTTTGGATGAGCGAGGAAGCGTTTGGATATAATAATGCTGAAGAAACCGGCATTACTGGTGCAAGATGGGACCTGTCACTACGTAAGAATATTCTTATTGTAGATGATATCAACGATAGCGGTGCTACATTTAACTGGATCAAAGAAGATTGGCAGAGCAGTTGTTTGCCCGATGAAGAAACTTGGAATACAGTTTGGCATAAGAATGTTCGCTTTGCTACACTTACAGATAATCTAGCAAGTGGGTTTAACGGCACCGTAGATTATACTTGTCACGAAATTAACAAAGCAGAAGATGACGTTTGGTTAGTTTATCCTTGGGAAACTGTTAATGAATACTAAACCTTGGACTGAAGTATTAGTAGATACAAAAGACTTTACAGTATATAAGGACGACTTTCCGGTAACAGAAGGTCACGTTCTTTTTGTTCCTAAAGTAGAAGATTGGCAACATCTTGTAAAATGCTGGGAAGCAGCATACAAGTGGGGATACGATTGGACAGAACGTGGATATTGTGAAGCGTTTAACATAGGACAGAATGTAGGCGAAGCGGCAGGACAAACTGTAGAATATGCTCATGTACATTTGATTCCACGACGCAAAGAGGACATGGCGGATCCTCGAGGTGGCGTAAGGCACGTAATTCCTGAAAAAGGAAATTATAAGAAACTACTTGACAAAGCCTAAATAACAGTGTATACTTAATAGTATATAAGACATCCACGTCAATAACTCGGAGAAATAAATGACAGAAAAAAACTTATCTCAAGTGCTTCGTGAGAAGATGCACTCGGAAAATAAACGCTTTTGGGCAGGCGATAACATCAGCGAATATATTTCCAATGATACAAAAGACATCCTTATCAACGAAGCTGCACAAGCATTTGAAAGTGTACTTGACACACTGCTAATTGATCGTGAAAATGATCCTAACAGCAAAGGTACTGCAAAGCGCCTTGCTAAAATGTACTACAATGAGATTATGAGCGGACGTTATGATCCTATGCCTAGTGCAACGGCGTTCCCAAATGACAGCAAGGATAGATATGAAGGCATGTTGGTTGTTCGCAGTGAGTTGCGTAGCATGTGCAGTCATCATCACCAGCCCGTTAGTGGCATTGCTTATATTGGCATTATTGCTTCTCAAAAGTTAATTGGTCTTAGCAAATATACTCGTATTGCACAGTGGTGTGCTAGACGTGGTACATTACAAGAAGAACTGTGTAATGACATCGCACGTGAGATTAAAGCTGCTACAGGTACTAGTAACTTAGGAGTGTATATTCAAGCAACACACGGATGCTGTGAGAATCGCGGCATCATGGCAAATAGTAGTCTTACACAAACTACTGTACTTGAAGGTAGCTTTAAACACGATGCTGGTACAAAGAAAGAATTCTTTGACAATATTAAACTGCAACAGGAGTTTGCACGATGAAATTGAGATATAGCGAAGCCTTTTACAGTATACAAGGCGAAGGTGCATATGTAGGTGTACCTAGTGTATTCCTACGTACATATGGTTGCAACTTCCGTTGTCAAAACTTTGGACTTCCTCGTGGTACTCCTAAAGCTAAATATAATCCAGAAGTTAAAAAACTTATTGACTCCGGTGTGCATCTAACTGCAAAAGTATTTGAAGACTTGCCGCTGGTGTTTACTGGCTGCGACACTTACGCAAGTATCTATCCTGAGTTCAAACATCTTGTAATGGACAAGACTATCGACGAAGTTGTAGAACATATACTGTCGCTTACTCCAGAAGGTAAGTGGACTATGGATAATGGACAGGATGTCCATTTGATTCTCACTGGCGGTGAACCGCTACTTGCTTGGCAGCGTTTGTATATTGAGTTGTTTGAGCATCCTAGAATGAAGGACTTAAAGAATGTTACATTTGAAACAAACACTACACAATTTTTACACACGGAGTTTGCCGATTACCTTAAGAATCAGGCAAGATTTAAAACAACGTTTAGTTGTTCGCCCAAGCTCTCCGTATCTGGTGAATCTTGGACAGACGCTATTAAGCCTGCTGTTGCTGCCAATTACCGCTCTATACTTAATGCTGACATGTATTTTAAATTTGTTGTTGCTGACAGCGTTGACGTTGAAGAAGTTGATCGAGCTGTCGAGGCTTACAGAAAAATTGGGATCAATGTTCCAGTATATCTTATGCCGATGGGCGGTCGTACAGAAGGTTATAACCTTACCGTACAAGAAGTTGCAAAACTTGCTATGGCAAAAGGATACCGATTCACTCCGAGACTCCACATTAGCTTATTCGGAAATGCCTGGGGGACTTGATGACGATGCGCTTAACGCCCTTAGGCAGGGCGTACACAAAGATGAACAAATCGATAAACTAAGGAAACACATATGAAATGGCTCAATAAGCTACTAGGCAGAGAAGAAAAAGTACAACAAGAAATGCCTGTAGAATCTACTAATGAATATTTACGCAGAGCAATTCTTGCTAAAGAAAAAGAAGCTGCTACTGCTAAAGGCGAAGCATGGGTTGCTGTGTTAGATACACAAATTAATCCAAAGAATATTAAGAACGGTTTCTTTGAGCTTGATTGGAATAATCAGTTTATTGAAGAACTACTTGATGCTGGTTATAGCGGTGAGTCAAACGAACAGATTGTAGATGGATGGTTTCGAACTATTGCTATGCAAGTGTTAGGCGAAGAAGGTCTTAACACAGCGCGAGAAATGGGGTACATTAACGTAGTGCCTATTAATAAAAGCAAAAGCGAAGTATCATGATTGACATTCTATCAATCATATGCTATAATGATAACACTAAAGGCACATATATAATATGAGTACATACATTCTGGTAGACACAGCAAATACGTTCTTTAGAGCTCGTCACGTAGTACGCGGCGATATCGACACAAAGGTAGGCATGGCACTACACATTACGCTAAACAGTGTAAAGAAAGCATGGACTGACTTTAAAGCAGATCACGTTGTGTTCTGTTTAGAAGGTCGTAGCTGGCGTAAGGACTTTTATGCTCCTTACAAGCGTAACAGACAAGTTGCACGTGATAAACTTACTCCTACTGAATCTGCAGAAGATACAGCGTTTTGGGAAATCTTTGACGAGTTTAAAAACTTTGTTACAGAAAAGACTAACTGTACTGTTATGCAACACAAGCAACTAGAAGCAGATGATCTTATTGCAGGTTGGGTACAAATGCACCCGAATGACACTCATATTATTATTAGTACAGATGGCGACTTTGCACAACTTATTGCACCTAATGTACAGCAGTACAACGGTGTGAGTAATACAATTATTACACACAAAGGATACTTTGACGATAAGAAGCGTGAGCCTATTATTGACAAGAAGACCAAAGAAGTAAAACCTGCTCCTAATCCTAAGTGGCAAATTTTTGAAAAGTGTATGCGTGGCGACACTAGTGATAATGTGTTTAGTGCATATCCCGGTGTGCGTACAAAAGGCACTAAGAACAAAGTTGGCCTTACAGAAGCGTTTGAAGATAAAGTTACAAAAGGCTTTAACTGGAATAACATGATGCTACAGCGTTGGACTGATCATGAAGGTGTCGAACATCGTGTGCTAGATGATTATCAGCGTAATGTAGTACTGTGTGACTTAACTGCACAACCCGAACACATTAAAGAACTAATTACTACTACAATTAAAGAGCATGCTGTGCCTAAGACAGTAGATCAAGTAGGCATGCGTCTTATGAAATTCTGTGCTAAGTGGGATATGCAACGTATTGCAGATCAAGCTACTTATTATGCAGAGCCATTAAATGCGAGGTATCCGGTATGAATGCAAAAGAAATTATTAAAAATAAGTTTTGGATTGTTGAAGACAAAGGTGTTAAATTTGGCACTATTAGTTTAAATGAGGATCAGTATATTTTAAGTACTCCGACAGGTACTAAATTTTATCATACTGAAAACCAACTTACTAAAGCATTAGATCAAAAACTAAGTTGGACTGAGTTAGCAATAACTGAAATCAGTACAAAAGAAGTACACGGTTATGCAACTAACTCAACTCCTTTTAACCCTATGTTTGACGTAAAACGTAAACTTCCTTTGTTTACTAAAAGCGATAAGAGCAAGAGTTTGTACTGTGCAGGATACTATATTATTCAGTTTGAAAAAGGTTGGGTTAAGAGCTTTTGTCCTAAACTTATTACAGTAGAACGTTACACTACTAAAGGTCCATTCAAAAGTGAAATTGAGATGCGTCAGGAGTTAAGCTGTGTCAACCGTTGAACCTTTAAACACTAATCCTATTCAGCAGTTTATTAGTCAAGTTAAGGGCGCTGATGCATCTAACCAAAAAGAGCTGAAGATGAATATTGATCAAGCTCGACGCCTTGCATTTACTCTAGGCGAAGTTATGGCAAGATTAAACGGCGACCTTGAGCAGTTGCTTGCACGTAAGAATAGCGGTGCGGACGATGTGATTCAAATTAATATGGATGGCGGAAGCAAGTGGTAAATCTACTCTAAAAAGAGATAAATATATGCGTAGTTAACTAAAGGACAACGTATATGAGCAGACCCAAGCCTACCATATTAAAAGAACATGTAGATAAAAAGACTTATAAAACTGAACAAGTCTTACATTCTGATGCCATTTGGGCTGTGTTTTTCCAAAATCAGCCTTTTAATCTTAAAAGTGCAAATATGCTTACTAGCTATCCAGGACCTAAGTATAAAAAGACCAGCTTCTCAAATCCTGGGCATGCATTTAATCTAGCCAAAAAATTAAACAATTTGTTTAATAGTGACGAATTTTCTGTGGTTAAACTTACCACAGGCGAAACGATCTTCGAATGAACTGGAAAGAAACATACACTAAAATATTCCTTAAGGCTGCTGACAAAAGTATCGGTGAGTCTGCTGTAAAGGAGTATTTTCCGGTGTGGTGGAAGAACACACGAGCAAAAGATACAGGCGGGCTGCGTCTTACTGATGAAGGCTTTCGCTTTATTACAGAAGATATAGAACTTACTACCTATGAAGTTCCGTATCCTAGAGATTTTGAGCTTACTACTAATGTAATAATTTGGATGGACAACTTTATCGACTGTCCGTATTACTTAGGTAGGCATGGCATTATTGTTACAAACGAGAAAAAAGCCATGGAATTACACCTGTTTAGCGGCGATATACGCAAGTATGGCCTAACAAAGGCCCTAAACAGACATAAAAAAGACGATTTAGACTCCAATAGTGGTTGACCTTTGCTGTTATCAGTGTTATTATATATACATAGTTAGACACAAGCACTTATAACCCTTTAAGGAACACAAAATGGAAATCTCCACACTTCGTACCGTTACTCCTAACAGCGCAAAGAAAAGCATTGTACGTGCTTTTAAGAAAAAGCGTCCGTTGTTCCTTTGGGGTCCTCCAGGTATTGGTAAATCAGATATTGTTCATCAGATTGGTGAACAAATGGAAGCCAAAGTTATTGATATTCGTTTGAGCCTTTGGGAACCTACAGACATCAAAGGTATTCCGTACTTTGATCCAAATCAGCACAAAATGGTTTGGGGTGCTCCTAGCGAGTTGCCAGATGCTGAAATGGCATCTAAATATAAATTCATTATTCTTTTCCTAGACGAAATGAACTCAGCGGCTCCTAGTGTACAAGCGGCAGCATATCAGTTGATTTTGAATCGCAAAGTTGGACAGTATACATTACCAGATAATGTTCTTATTATTGCCGCTGGTAACCGTGAAGCTGATAAGGGCGTTACGTACCGTATGCCTGCTCCGTTGGCTAACCGCTTTGTACACTTAGAACTTGCAGTATCATTTGATGACTGGTTCCAGTGGGCAGTTGATAACAAAGTACACCGCGATGTTGTAGGTTACTTGACGTTTGCAAAGAAAGACTTGTACGACTTTGATCCTAAGAGCCCAAGTCGTTCGTTTGCTACTCCTCGTTCATGGACGTTTGTTAGTGAATTGCTTGAAGATGATGACGATGACACCACTACTACTGATTTAGTTAGTGGCGCAGTAGGCGAAGGTCTTGCTGTAAAATTTATGGCACATCGTCGAGTGTCGGCAACAATGCCTAATCCTACTGATATTTTAGAGGGCAAAGTTAAAGAGATGAAGTCAAAAGAAATTAGTGCTATGTACTCTTTAACTGTGTCTTTGTGCTATGAGCTTAAAGAAGCATGCGACAAGAACGATAAAAAGTTTGATGCCAAAGTAAATAACTTCCTGCGCTTTGCAATGGATAACTTTGAGACTGAGCTAGTTGTTATGGGTATTAAACTTGCTCTTACACAGTATGCTTTGCCTATTGACCCAGATGAAACTGAGTGCTTTGACGAGTTTCATACACGTTATGGTAAGTATATTACTGCCGCTCAACAAGCGTAACCATAAAAGAGTTTGGGCGTTCTCAATAAAAACGTCCATTTTCACTTGACTTTTCCTGTAAAGTAATATATAATACATACATAACAGTTAAAAAGGAATGCAAAATGAGCGTCACAGGCAAGAAAAATTGGCAACCTAAAGAGCTTACTGAAGAACAACTTAGATTGATGCGAGTTGATGTACTTGATCGTATCATTGTAGCTCGTGTTGGATTGCTGTTACGTCATCCATTTTTTGGTAATATGGCAACTCGTTTGCAGATCAAAAGTGCAGATGATTGGTTAGGTACTGCTGCCGTAGACGGACGTAACTTGTATTTTAATACTCAATTCTTTAATGCAATGTCAAACAAAGAAATTGAGTTTGTTATTGCACACGAGATTCTACACTGCGTCTTTGACCACTTAACTCGTAGACAAGACCGTATTCCAAAAATTTATAATATTGCCGCAGACTATATTGTAAATAATTTGCTTGTGCGAGATCGTATTGGTACTAAGCCAACATTTATTGACTGCTACCAAGACTTTAAATACGACAAATGGTCTTCAGAAGACGTATATGACGACATCTTTGAAGACGCTAAGAATAAAGGTGAAGAGTTTCTTAAACAACTTGGCGAACTACTAGACGAGCATATCGACTGGGAAGGTGAAGACGGCAAAGACGGCAAGCCTGGCGGTAGCGGAGCCGACGGTAAAGAAAGCAAAAGCCGTCCTACATATTCTAAAGAAGAACTGAAAAAGATCAAAGACGAGATCAAAGAAAACATGATTTCGGCGGCTCAATCATCAGGTGCAGGTAATACACCAGGCGAAGTACAGCGTATGATCAAAGAGCTTACTGAGCCTAAGATGAACTGGCGCGAAATACTGCGTCAACAAATCCAAAGTACTATACGCAACGATTACACCTTTAGCCGGCCAAGCCGTAAAGGACAAATGACTGGTGCCATTTTGCCAGGAATGAACTTTGATGAAACTATTGATATTTGTATTGCACTTGATATGAGTGGCTCAATCGGTAACGATCAAGCAAAGGACTTCCTAAGCGAAATTAAAGGCATTATGGACGAATACAAAGACTACAACATTAAATTGTGGTGCTTTGATACTAAGGTCTATAACGAGCAAGACTTTAGTGCAGACGGCGGCGATGATTTGTCATCCTACGAAATTATTGGCGGCGGCGGTACTGATTTTGATGCTAACTGGGAGTACATGAAATATAATGATATTCAACCTAAGAAGTTCATTATGTTTACAGATGGATATCCTTGGAATAGCTGGGGTGATGAATCGTATTGCGATACTATCTTTATTATCCATAGTCATAGTGATAAGAACTTGCAGGCACCGTTTGGACTAACAGCACATTACGAGGAAACGGCTTGAAACTAAAAGAAGCCAATGCATTAAACTTTTTTGAAATACGGAGAGCAAATTTACCTGCTCCGCATTTTGAATACATTCTTTTGCCTACAAGATACAACTTAGACCAAAGTCTAGTTAAATGGATAGAACAACATCTTAAAGGTAGATTTTATGTAGGCAAGGCTGTTGCAGTATCTAGTAGCAACAGTATTGAGAACATGACTAAAGTTGGATTTGAGGAAGCTAAAGAAATTTCTTATTTCACTTTGGCGTGTCCGTATTTGAAATACAATTAAATATAATATAGATTACATAACAGGAGAAAAATTATGTCCGAAGAAGTTAAAGAAGCAGCAGCTACCCCAGAGCTAACAGTTAATGACTTAACTACAATTAAACAAGTTATTGACGTAGCAAGTCAGCGCGGTGCATTTAAGACAAGCGAAATGGTAGCAGTTGGCACCATTTACAATAAACTAGAATCATTCTTGGCAGCAGTTGCGGCACAACAAGAAGCACCTAAAGGAGAATAACAATGGCTGATACAAAACACGTAGGTCGTATTGCTAAAACTAGAAAAAAATGCGGCGTAGTATATCGAGTAGTACCCGGTGAACCAGAAAACTGTGTCATAGTATTGACTGAAAGTTTAGACGCAGCTGATCATGACTCGCTTATTAATTTAATTAATTCAGCTACTGCACAAGATGCATACGAACTTGGCGAAGCAATGGCAAGATCACAATTGTCCGATGGTAGTAATATGCTTGCCCGTTTCCACACCACAGGTAGAATGCAAAAAGTTGCTACTAACTTGGTAGAAATGACCCCTAATAACAATGCATCTATTAACTTAGCAGAACTTAATAACATTATTGCCCAACAAAAAGGTGTAACTGTTGCAGATCTTGCACTAGGTGGTGCTAAACCACAAGTAGCAAATACGGGTGTAGCTAATGCAGCTGATGCGTATGTTACACCAAGTATGGCAGCAATGGACGAAGCGGTTACAACTAATGATGGTATTTTGGATGACGAAAGTTTAGCTAAACAACTACGCTCGCAAGCTGATGCAATGTTTAAAGAGGCACAGCGGTTACGCAGCGAAGCAGAAGAACTTGCTCCTACCAAAAAAACAACTAAGAAAACTGCCGAGAGTGCCTAAGGGTAAGAAACTTCCACCAGGTGTTGTTGATACATGGCCTGAGGTTTTTAGCGAAATTAATGTTGATGTTGTACCAATTGAATATTTGCACAGCATTAATGTCAAGTTTAAAGATGGAAAGATCTGGGAAATTGATGTTAAAAGATCTCGCGAAAAAAAGAACGTAGACATCGAATTGGCTCTAGAAGAACTATTCGAGCAATACGAAGATGTTATCGATAGTATTGATTTTAGACTAGATACTGAGAAAGTTAAGTACGATATTAAAAAGCGTACAGCATTATTTATGAAGAAGCGTAAGTAATCTTTCAGTCAAAGGCATAAATACTAGTAACAATATTATCCAGGAGTTAATAGATGGCCTTACAAGTAAGACGCGGTACTAATACAGAAAGATTAGGAATCACCCCCTTAGCAGGTGAATTAGTATATACAACAGACACAAAACAGCTATACGTAGGTGACGGTTCTACTGCTGGAGGTATTACTAGCATTTCAGGAACAATTGATTCTGTATTAGCTGATACTACTCCGCAACTAGGTGGTGACTTAGATCTAAACAGTCATAACATTACAGGTACTGGTAATATTAACATTACAGGTACAATTACTGCTACAGGAAATATTAACCTAGGTGACGGTATTGGTAGTGATATTGTTGTGTTTGGTGGAGCAATACAAGGACATCTTGTTCCTGATACTGACATTACTTGGAATTTAGGATCGCCTACTAAACAGTTTAACGAAGCATGGATTAGTCAACTTAATGTAGAAAACCAACTTACTGTTGGAAGAATTCAAGGCGATCTTATTGCAGACGATAGTACTGTAGTATTTGATGCATCAACTGGGGTTATTGCTGCTGCACAACTTGCTGGAACTGCTACTATAAACGTAACAGGTAACTTAACTGGAAACGTAGATGGTGATTTAACAGGTTCGATATTTTCTGACAATAGTACATTGTTAGTCAACGGAACAAACGGAACTATTCCAGGTGAAAATATTACAGGATCTTTATCGGCCCTTACTTCTGTTCAGTCAAACTTAGTTGTTGGTGAAGCAACAACTGGACTCGAAACACCGTTAAGAGCATTCGGATACTATGATGGTACCGACGGACATTACTTTTCAATATCAAGAAGTAGAGGAACGCAAGCTTCTCCTTCAAACTTATTAGCAGGGGATACTGTTGGTGCTATTAGCTGGTATGATTTATCAGCAGCCGCAGGTGCTGCACAAATAGTAGGTAGAATTGATCCAGACGGTACACCCGGTGCTAGTGTTGCTCCTGGTCGTTTAGAATTTATTACATCAAGTAATGCAGGAACTCCTATTGTTAGAGCACATATTGATTACGCAGGAACTTTTGTAACTAACGGCATACACAATGGTAGAACTACTGCTCCTACCGGTATTCCATTCTATTCGCTAGGTAATAGTAATATAACTAGTGATGGGCCAAGACTACTAATGCGTAGATCACGTGGAACATATGACACTCCGCTAACAGTCGTCGACGGTGATGCAATACATAGATTATCATTTGGTGCACATGACGGAACAAGCTATGTAGACAGTGCATATATTACTGCACGAGTTGACGGTACAGTAAGTACTGGTATTATGCCAACCAGTATTGATGTTAAGACAACTACTCAAGCAGGCGGATCAAGCACTAATGCATCATTCCGTGCAGACAGTCACACTGAATTTAACGGTGCTGTTAAACTTGCTGTATATGCAGATAATACTGCTCGTGATGCTGTTGTAACTGCTCCAGAAGCCGGTATGATGATATTCAACACAACACTAACTAAGTTTCAGGGCTACACAGGTAGTATATGGGTAGATTTAAACTAATTTACGTTTAGTCATAAACAAATCTATCGGACAAGCACAGTATTCATATGGACAAATTAAAGGTTTATCTTTTAATTTAAAAGAATCTATTCTACCTAACGTTTCTACATTACATAAAGAATTAATAACCTTACCGTTGGGTCTAATGTTTACTCCGTTATATCCAGAATCGCATTCCCAGCCTTTATATTTGTTCCACCCATTTATTGTCCATTTAGCTAAATTAAATAGCTGTGCAGTATTATCATCAAAGTGAAGTTTTGTTGTAATCGTATTAGAACGAGGTTGCCAATTTTCAGCTGTCCATTTTTTAATATCTTCCCATTGTTCTTTTGAATATTCATAGTTTCCTCTTGTAGGAGTACCTAGATAATTTAAAACTTTAGGCAATACTACTCCTGGAAATTTTTCTGAAAATGTTTCATACAGATCTTTTACTATATCCCATCTAGTAGGATCTAATGATAAATTAAATACTATAAGTGTACCCGACTCTTTAATAATTTTTGCATTTTCTAACATTCTGTCTTTTAATTCAATATATTCAGGGTGCAATGACATCGTAATAGAATTTAAAGGTAATATAGTTTTCCAAAAATTAGAATTTCTTGTACCATTTGTTACTATAGAAATATTAGCATTGGGTGTTATTTCTTTTACTTTTTTTATAATAGCAGGTAACATAGGATGAAGTGTTGGCTCACCGCCGCCTATTGCTAATTGAAATTTTCTGTTGCCTATTAGTGTAGGTAAATTATCTAAGAATTTTTCAATTTCTTGATCTGTAGGAAATCCTAATTTCCTACCAGTTGCATAATCTCCGCTATTAAGCTGGGATGGACAATAGTAACAATGATGATTGCAGAAGTCAGTAAGTGTCCAATATATTTTAAATACAGCTACATCTTCTGTAACTTTACATGGTTGTGGCATATACAATCTCCTTATTAGTCATGACCATTTTCATTTCACCTATATTGTAGGCTTTAAGGAATCCTTTAAGGCCTTCGTTGTCTCCGGCCATCATCCAATCGCTTGCATTAGTTTTAACATAGTCTAATCCTGCTCTCCAAATAGCATGTGCATTACTATCTTTATGCTGAGTCCAAAACCAATCATCAATTTCACTGTACCAATCTTTAGTACTTTTATCAGATTGCCAGTAATTATCGTGCCACGTTGAATTGTATAATAGTGGCCTTAGTATGCGTTCGTGATACTTTCTATGGTTGCTCCATATTTCGCTAACATCTTTGGGCTTCCATAGATTTAAATATTTCGGATTATATTCTAACCAACGCTTGATAATATGACATTGTTTTGCAATAATAGGTGCTGCATCTGGGTGCCAATAAAAATATTCAATTGCAGTGTTAGTGTAATCGCCTGTAAATTCTGATACTGTTGCAATGTTACATGCTTTGTCACTAAAGCACATTCTAAATGTATTTCCTTTAATATATGTTCTCGGTTTTTCAATGCCCAATAACATACATATTTTTTTATCCTTGTCAAACCTTTTACGAATTTCTTTCATATGTAAAAAGTTATGACGCATAAACCCACTGGGGTTCATACGCTCTCTAGTTTTTTCAATCCAGCCGGCATCACCGTAGCTATTAAATAAATCAAATAACCCTTGGCTTAGATCTATTACACTAATAATAGTATTAGGAGATCGCTTCTTTAGCTCTTTTAAGCGTCCTTCAGTTTGAAGTTTATATTCTGCACCTTCATTCCAATTAGATGCAATCGCAGTATTAGCAATGGTTAATTTATTTTTATCATCCATTACATTAGTAACTACTTCATCAATAAAAAGTCCTTGACGTAGAAACGCTTCTAAAATATTATTACTATCGCCGCCGCCACTAAATGCCAAACATATATAATCGTATTTTTCACGCAACTGTTTAGCACGACAAAAATATAATTCATCAATGCTTTCTTCAGGTTCAATATGCCACGGATACTTGTCAAACACTTCATCGTTGAAGTGCCAAGTTAATGGTTGCTTTGTTTGTGTTGCATGGATACATGCATGTATTTTACTTGAAAATACTTTACCGTTACACGTATAGTAACCTAGTTCTTTGTGATCTATCATAAAGATATTTAGTGATAAATAAATGTAGGAGACAAACAAATGAGAAAATATACAAGAACTTTTATGAGACCACATACCGAAGCAGAATGGTATACTCCTACTGCTGCGTTTACTGCATGGGTGAAAGAAAATTACATCGATACCGAGATGTGTACACAATTTAGAGAAATGACATTTTCAGATTCTAGTAAACTAGTAATGACATTAGAAAGCAAATGGGCAGTAGATATAACTGCTATAGTTGCTCAGCCAGAATGGGCAAAAGAGTTAGCATTAGAAATAGAACATAATACAGGTTGGGAAATTGTACTCTTAAATAAGGACACCATCAATTAATTAATAAATTGGTATGTTTTTGAAAAAGCTCTGCAACATCAGGTAAAGCTGTTTTCCAGTCAGTGTTACGTTGGCTATCTAACAAGTCCATTACCCTAATAAATTCTTTTAGATGTTTTTCTTCGCCATGGTCCATATACTTTTCTAATAGTTTAATTTCAGCTTTAGCCCATTTGTTATACGTTTGACTACAGCCCATATGCTTATTAAGATTTTCAATTATTTCTAATTTTGCATTTGCTGGATAGTTTCTAATATCTAACCAATTAGGTCCTTCTAAGAATCTAAAATATGTGTCAACTTTAAGTTCTTCTGCAAGTTCTGCCATACGTATTATACTATATGGGCTAGCTATACCTACACAGGTGCTAATATAATGTATATTAATGTTATTTTCTTTTAGTGTATATATATTTTGTAAAATTCGTTCAAAGTTTCCAGGAAATCTAATAGTATTGTATCGGTCTCCAGTATCATCTATACTGACACACAAGAAAACATCTTTAAAGTGTTTAAATTTATTAATTACTTTTTGATTAATTACACTAAGATTAGTGTCAAATCGCAATTGTATGTGTTTAGCAAATCCCTTATCAATGAGAATATCTAGACATTTTTGCATACTGGGAACGATCAACGGTTCTCCACCTGTAAAATAAATGTACCTTAAACTAGGTGCTATTTCTTCAAACATGTTCCACCAGCGATCAGTTTCCCACCATGGCTCCATACCAGACATCTTGTTTCGGCCGTATTCATCTTTAAAAAATTCAAAAGTTTTTACTTCGCCTTTTTTGTATACGCCACGTTTTCGATTATATTGAGGAGCCCCGTATCCTATAGCTACCCAGTCATCATACCATAAATTACTGTGTTGCGGACTACACATAATGCATTTTTGATTACAGAGATTTCCAAAACGGATATCAAGATTGACAATCTTAGGATTAATTAAGGTTCCATCTTCTAATGTAACAGAATGTGCTTGATCATATTTTACATATTCTGGTACTGTACGAGATGTATTTTGTATTACACGTTGCCGCTTACTTAATCCTGTCCGACTGCGTTCTTTAAATTCACTTACACCTTTAGTTGCTTCCTCGCTATCAAAACAACTACGACATCTTTTTGGTTTTTGATTTTGGCTCATTTCATATCTATGCTGTTTGTGTGTTGCACTGTTCATTGCTTCAACGATAGTGTGAGTCATAACATTCATTACTTGGCCATCGTCGTCAACGGCCATACCAAAGTCTTTATCAAAGTTAGCTAAACAGCATATCTTAAAATCTCCCTCAGCATCTATTTCAATTTGGCTCCATGCCTCTGGACAAAACGAGTCTAAACTATAGTTACATGCCATTTATAATTTCCTTAACAATTTCTTTTACTGTTTTAATATTGTTTATATTTTTTATACCAGTACCTGCAAATAAATGCCCTTCGACTGATTTAACACCGTGTTCTAAACTTACTGTATGGTTTCGATCAAATTCTTCAAACTTATCAGCTGAAAATATTATTGCGTTTTGATTTGTGTCTGCAAATCGTTCTATTTGTTTTCCTATTGCTGCTAACTTTGACTCGTTGCTTATGCTACTTTCAGCACTAAATGCAAAAAGAGTTCCTATACCTACATATTTTGCACCGTTGTCTAAATACTGCTTTGCGTCTGCACCTGAAGAAATGCCGCCAGTAGTAATTAGACAACAATTAGGATATTTTTCTAAGACAGATATTTGATTTTCTAATAATGTACTATTATCTAATCTATCAACTACACTTCCTGCACCGTCGGGACCTTTTAGAATAAATCCATCAAATAAATTAGGAAAATATAATTCTATTTCTAACGGTACAAATCTAGTTAAGCCTTTTAGGATAACTTTTATATTTAAATCCTTATATCGTTTTAAATCGTGTTGCAGTTTTGTAAGAATTTTAATTGTGTCTTCTGTTAATATTTTATGCTTTACTTGTAATGTAGGCACGATTATTTCTAAGTACTCTATTTTATTATTAACGATCATTTGAAAAAAATCATCACTAGTTAATGTTTCGCTATCTACACTAAACACAAATTTTCCTAAAGGTGAAAGAGCATAAAAAGAATCAATATCACGTTGCATTAAGTTGTAATGTATTTTACGATTAATGAAGTAGTTAAATAATGTTAAACTAGGCATACACCCGGCTTCCCATACTGCTGAAGCAAGGTTAGCATCACTAACTTTGTTCATTGCAGCACAAAAAATTGGATACTGAGTGTTAAATAGGCTGTTCATCACTTCTATTTATCTGTGTAGTTAATGGTTATAAATATATATGAAATGATAAACAAAAAACTTGGATATTATACTGTAGGTTCAATCGAATTTGACAGCAAGATTAAAGCATGTATCTATGCACAGTCGATAAATCAAGAAGTTAAATGGCACTTTAACAACGAAGTATTTGAAAAATACCCGTGGCATATTGAGCCAACTGAGTCGTTAGATGCACTGTACGACCGCCGTACTAAGCAGCTACGCGACTCTTACGACTATATTATGATAAGTTATAGTGGTGGTGCCGACAGTCAAAACATTGTAGAAAGTTTTATTAGGCAAGGACTACACATAGACGAGCTTGTAGTAAACACTATGGAAAAAGCAAATCTTAAACATACAATAATTGACCCAAATAATAAAGATCCTAAAAATGCTGCTGCGGAACATTACTTACAAACTTTGCCTCGTCTTAAAGAAATAGAAAAACGAGCACCAAAAACTAAAATAACTATACTTGACATGAGTGACTATTTGTTCAATTCATGGTTAGAAGTAGGTGATGCAAGCTGGGTAATGGATAAGCGTGAGGGACTAAATCCTTTAAATGTTACACGATTCAATTACATACATTTTAACGATGTGAGAAAACAATTTGACAAAAGTAAAAAACTTGCACTTGTATTAGGTGTAGAAAAACCAAGAACATTTATTCATACTAACAACAAATATTATATAAGATTTACCGATCGTGCTACTAACATTATTACTGTAGAAAATCATATCAAAGACTATGATAATGCTGTAGTAGAATATTTCTACTGGGCTCCTGAAAGTGTAGATATCCTTTGTAAGCAAGCATATATTATTAAACGCTGGTTAGAACTAACACCTGATAAACAGCAGTTTTGGTTTCATAAAAATCTAACTGCTGATTTGTACAGACAAGTACACGAACGAGAACTGCGGCCGCTTCTGTACACTACTTGGAATAATAATTGGTGGCAAGCAAACAAAGCTACCTTAGATTGGTACAGTGAGTTTGATGCGTGGTACATAGAAGGGCATAAAGGCACTAAACATCATTCAATTTGGAAGGAAGGTATCGAGTATGTTAAACATCATGCCAGTAACTTTGTAAATAAAACCCACGGGTTTGAAGATGGATTGCAAATTTATGCATACAACTATGAAGTTTCAAAAATGGAGCCAGAAATAAATTCCGCTGCATTGCTATGGAATAAGTAATAGTAGCATTTATAATTCAAGGAGAAAATAATGTCAACAAAATTTACAGAAAAGCATCCACGAACTATTGCTAAAATGATTTCTTGGAGGGTTCTGTTAACTATTTCACATATCGTCAACGGATTTTTAGCCACAGGTAGTATTTTAGTAGGTTTAAAAATTGCTGGCTGGGCAACTGTTATTAACAGTACACTATATTGGTTACATGAACGAGCATGGAACTACTTTAATGCGTTGCGTACACCGGATCCAGAAAAAGTCTTTGAAGAAAAAGAATTTAGATCTGCTGCTAAAATGATTTCTTGGCGAGTAGCAATTACAGCAAGTAATATCTTGATTCCTTTCTTAGTCACAAGTAGTTGGGGCAGTGCTGTTATTTTTGCAGGATTAGCTACAGCAGTTAACATGGCGTTGTACTATATACATGAGCGTGTATGGAATACTGTGCCGTGGGCTAAAGGCATTGCTGAACTAATCGACCCATCACTTAAAACAGCGAAGTAATATAAGTGTATGGCTTTGATAATAATAAATTTTACATAGATCTCAAGCCGTGTACGCATAATGTTGGTTCTACAAGAGAAGAATTTAAAATTCGTGCAAGGTTGCTGCATTACACTTATAAAAATTTAATATTATCGCACAGTGGAGGCACGGATAGTCAAGCAACTTTCCGTGCCTTTTATGATGAAAAAATTCCAGTAACTTGTGCATTTTTACGTATGCCAGGTTACAACGATAACGAGCATACTAATGTACTAGCACAAAAAGAAAAATATAACTTTGATCTTATAACAGTTACTATTGATCCGTATGCTGTTAAAAACGAAGTTATGCAGTTATCTTCTCAATTAGATATTCCGCCTAATCAAATATTACATAGTATGTTTTTATCTCAGCTCCCAACTGACTGTACATTTATAGAAGGGTTCGATGGTCCCGATTTATGTGTTAAAAATAAAAAATTTTATTTGTTTGAAACTGCTAATAGTGTAGAGTATGCAAGACTTAGAGCATATGATGCATTAAATGTTAATCATACTGTTGTTAAGTTTAACAACGATGAACATATATTATTAAGCATACTCAAAGACGATATAGTACAAGCAGCACTACATGCTTGGGAGTATTATTCTATCGACGGACTGTCGTACTTAGGCGAAGAACCTATTAGTATCATTAACTATTGGGATTTATTTATAAAACCGTTGTTCTTTGGAAAGCATTGGAAGTATGATATTGATTACTATCCAAAGTATCAAGGATGCGAAAAAATTGATTATATAATTAATGGTCCAGAACACAAGTATAGAGAAAATCAAATATTTTTAGAAATAAGCCAACTAATACAACACTTACATCGAGGAACATCAGTTAAGCGTTATTGGCAGCGAAGTCTTTCCCAGTAAGTGCTACCCACATTTCGTCTAGTGTTAATTCACTTTGTCTACGGAATGGCAATCCATTATACTTTACTTTTAAAAAGTCTTCAAATTCCGTAATAACATTTTCACATTGTTCAAACCCTACTTTTTTACGACGAGGAATCATCATAGGAAATTCTTCACTAAAGCCTTCAAACTTAGTACTACTATTTCCTAACTTGCCCGGATAGTAATCGTTTATAAGTCTGTGAAACCATTTCCATCTGGTATTAGCTATCAGTATACCTGGACTCCATCGACCCCATTGATATATTGCTGTACGACCTACTCCAATATTATATCTATCAAACGCACAATCGCTTTCAATTTCCCATGCTTTCCACACACCTTTTTTACTATAATCACTATTACTTCGTTGCCAAGTAACATCAGCCATACATAGTATAGGAAGACCGTCTACAAAATCTGCAAACTTCATTTGCGGCAATGCCCTTGGCCTGTCACATTGTGCAATTTCACTTACTGTTTCTGCTTCATTTTCATAAAACTTTTTAATATTCATATCGATTATTTTAATGTCTACACCTAAGCTATTAGCAATAGCAACTGCATAACTAACATCATATATGTTTATATCATCTTCAAATCGCACAACATATATGTTAGGCTTTGCTCCAATATGTATAAATGCTCTAAGCATCATCTCGCTGTCAACACCTCCACTAAAGAATAAACTAGGAGTAAGACCAGGATGCAAATCTAATGTAGTTTTAGCACCTTTAACTGCTTCTTCCCACAATGTACCAATTGGTTGATTGGTAGGTGTGTACACTGTTTTAAAGATTGCATCTGCCGACGGACTTCTTGAATGAAGCGGTCCATTATCATATTGCCAACTAACCCAACTATTTTCTGAGAAATTCATTTCCGTTCCTTAACTGGTGTATATGTCTTAAAAATAATGTCCCATAGTGGAAAGAATATAGAATAGTTTGTTCTCCAATTTTTGTGATGATTTAAGTGACATTGTCCTGCACTAAAAGGCCATAAGTTAAATTTAGGATTGTGTTCAACCCATTCTTGTATAAAGGCAGTCCATATATAATATACAGCAAATATCCACCACTGTCCTGTAAAGTAACAAAATATTAAAGTAGGGATTACTTCTGTCATAAACAAATCAGCAGTTCCTATCCAATCATCACTATATAGAAAAATGTTTTGCCACATCCATTTAGGCTGTCCTTCAATAACATATTGATGATGTCCCCAATGTATTGTTTTCATTATAGGTACTATATGACTTATTCTATGTACCCAATACAACAAAAAAGTCCAGGCAAAGAAGTATCCCACATACACTATCATTTCTAACTTCCTTTCAATAAATTGTTAAAATAATCTTGTACAACTTTTTCTTCTATAGACACTAAGTCTCTAATACTGGTATTATAAAATTTTTCTTCTGATATCCCTAAAGTGGTTGCTCTGTGAGGATCATACCAATTTTTTAAATACAGATGTTGTTCTAATTGATAATTATCAAATTGTTCTTTTAAACGAGTTGCATCGTACACTGTCATACCTACATTGTTAGTCCAACGATTTTCATGAAATGTGTAACCGTATTTTTTATAATCTAACTCCATATCACTTTGAAATTGCGGATCTGCATTACTAACTGGACTTAGTTGTAGTGGTGCAATCGCAGCATAATCAACTGGCGAATCTTTGTGTAACGAGTCAGTTAGCCATTCAGTACAAGTATCAATTGTATCATTAGGAAGTCCTAAAATTAATCCTAGATTAATAATAACATCATCCTTCCAAATATCCTTGCACTTCCACAAATTTTCCATGATGCGTTCTTTTGATGCAGTTTTTCCAATTACCTTGTTTGCTTCTTTATTAAAACTTTCAACTCCAAAGAAAGTACCAACTAATCCTGATTCTTTTAATAACTCGATTGTATGAGAATGTGCTACTAATAAATCTAAACGCAGATAAGTTGAGAATTTTATTTTAAATGGGAGCTTTGAATAAACATTATTATACAGGTACTCAAGTTTTTGTACACTATCATTGTGTGTATCATCTCCATACATATAATGTGTTGTGCCAAATGTTTCGTAATTATATGTTAATTCATCTATAAGTTTTCCAGAATCTCTAATGAAGTCGTTTTTCTTCTTACCGTTTAACGGAAAACTACAATAGGAACATTTAAATATACAGCCCCTAGATATTTCTATAGGGAGAGATATTCCCCGGTGTAGGTGATCAGATTTGTCCCACACATGAGTATGGTTATTAAAATCAAACAAACTACCTTTTTGATCGTATACAATAGACTGCGATCCGTTTAAGTTCTTTATTGTATTAATACTAGATGTTTTACCTGCTAGAAAATCAGTTAAGTGTAGTGCAGTAGCATCTGCATATCCAGTTACAAAGTAATCAAAAAATTCAAATGATTGCTTACTCCAATGCCATGCCTGAGCACCTCCACATACTAATTTAATATTAGGATTTTGTTCACTTATCCATCTCTTTATAAAATTTATTCCACGATCTGTAAACCCGATACAGTCTTGTGCTCGACTTTGGTAACCAACGTCAATTAAGTTTGTAGAAGTGTCTTTTCCTTTTACTGTAAAAAATGTACTAGACCAGCCTATCCATAGAGTATCCGGTCCGACATATTTTTTAAATATTTCTGCAAATAGTTCTGCTTGAGAGATTAAGTGCCAATAGTGATCAATTACTTGTACAGTGTAGCCTTTATTTCTAAGTATAGCTGCTATTTGATATGCACCTAATGGCCTACTTATTGATGTTCCGGGCTTTTTATGCATTGAAGCTCGCTTAGAGCCTGTCCAAGAAGCACCTGTAAAAATAACTACTTGTGCCATTATTTAACTTTTATCAGCTTAACTATCCATGCTCCAATATCTAATTCGTACCAACGCTCACCATGGCTCCAACTATACGGACGCTTGTGGTGATTATTATGTAAAGTTTCTCCCCAACTTGGAATTGCCCATAACCAGTTGTTTACACTGTCGTCTACTGTATCGTATCTACGATATCCTCCCCACCAATTAGGTTTATGTCCTATGTAGTTTACAATATTACTCATTGCTCCACTAATAATCATAGGAAACCAATGTAAAAATATCATTAAATGGACGCCTCCTATTAGATAAAGAAGGAAACTCCATGTAGCAATAACAGCAAAATAATATTTGTGTAAAAACATATGAAAAGAATCACCAATAAGATGTTTCATTTTCCATTTTACTTTGCTTGTATCAAGGTCATACTCTAGTGCAAATGTCTTTAGTCCCTTGTGGGCCGGGCTATGGGGATCCTTATCAGTGTCACTAAACCTATGATGATTCATGTGTATTGCTACCCATACAATACTACTACCAGTATTTGAAAATGTACCTAATAATGTACCTATCTTAGTAATTAATGGATATGTACTGTATGCTTTATGAGTGAGCTGTCTGTGAAATGTTACACTTATACCTAGCCCTACATATAAAAAGTATCCTAAGATAGGAAGTAGAACAGTATTAATGTCAACTCCGTATGTATAGTATCCCCATATTGTTCCAATTAATGATATTAATAATACCATTTGTGCAACAATTGTATTGCTCTTTAAATATTTCATTATTTACTCACCATTTTTGCTACTGTTATGACTGGATCTAATTCCCACCACTGTTCTTTAGTAGTAGGCTTTGCTAAATTGTTATGATGATTATTATGCCACGCATCTCCCATAATAAAAGGCCATAATAGAAGATTATTTGTGCTATCATCTTTTGTATTATGATTCCTGTATCCGTATTTGTGTGCAAAATAGTTAAAACTATTTTGACTAAACTGTATTCCTAATAAAGGAAGTACATAGGCAAAATATAATACATCAAATCCCACAACTGCAAGCAATACAGCCCATACAATTATAAATGCAAGATAGTAGTTATGATAAAACAAGTGTTCTGATGTCATCATATCTTTTATTAAAAATACTTTTGTTTTTTCTTCTGCTGCATCTATTGGCTTGAATCCAAATAATCTAAAACCTATACTTATAGGTCCATGAGGGTCTATCTCTGTATCTGCGTGTCTATGATGTAATCTATGAATATACACCCAACCCAACGGACTACCTCGTCCAGATAGCATTGCAATTACTGTAAACAATTTTCGAAGAATGTCATACTTAAATATAAAAGTTTTATGAGAATAAAATCTATGTAAAGTTAAACTAAGACCTACTATACTAAACAAGTAAAAGAACACAATTGAAATTACAATGTTTGTCCAAGTAAAGTCAACATAAAAGAATCCTACTGCTGCAATAATCAAGCAGGTAACTTGTATATAGTTAAGTGTACTTGTGGTTGATTGTAGGAACTTTAGCATAAAAGTATTTATGCTGTTTCTATAAACCATTTTATTTTCCCCCAAATAGGTGTGTATGACTCATCAATTTTATGATATATTGCCCACTGTTCTGTATACTGTATATTAATGCTAAACGGAACTTCATAAACCCCATTATAAAATAATCTATTAGGATTACGCTCTTTAGGAACTCCCATGCCAGAACGCTTAAAATAATTTATAAGTCGCTTATTATAATCGTTAAATGTTAGTGCTATTGTTTTTAGATTATTATCTTTTGCCCACTGTAGTTGAGCTGGCAGCAGATGATGCCCGATTAACATCTTAGCTCTATACTCTGGAGATATCCAACTGCGTACACCCCCTAATGCAACATTACTATCGAACGAACTAATGTGTACGCCGGAGATTGCTTGAACAATTCCATCTATCTTTAGTACAAAAAACTGTCCATTGCCGTTGGCAAATCTGGTGCTATTGTAAATTAAGTAAGGCAAGGTGTTAGGGTGATCAATCCAGTTATTGTGCCACATATTAACATGTGCAGGATCTTCAGTAAACTTAGAAGCAAATTTTGCAAATGATAAAATTTCGTCTTTTGATAGATCTTCTAATTTATAAGTTTCAACCATGGGTGTATTTTCTCTGCAAGTTTAGGAGTACCCCATTTATTATCCCATTCAGTTGCCCAAGTTTTTAGGTATGTTATTGGTTTAGGGTTACTACTTACTATATTACTATACTTTTCGTAATATGTCAACCCTAATCTTTCAAAATCATCTCTACTTAATGAGCCTAAGCTGCAATGATAAGGAGACATTATAGGAACAATTAACATAGGTTCTTTAAAGAATGCTTTTGCTGATTCTAAATAATTTATAGTCCAAGGAGTTAAAGAATAATTTATTTTAATTTCAACATTGGGAATGGTCTTTAGCATGTTATATCCATTTACTAAATCATTCCATTTGGCATTTCGTCGAAACCATTCGTACGAATCTTTATATCCGTCGACACTTAGCATTATTTTTACTTTTTTCCAACCTTGCCATAGCTCTTTGCGTATAGTTGAAAGCCCGTTAGTAATATAGTGTAATTCGCAATTTTTCTTATCAACAGTTGATAAGCGTTTTAGTATTTTCCAGTGAAGAGGATCCATCCAGGGCTCACCGCCTGTGAATCTTATGTAATTTAAATTAGGAAGTAGCTCTGCTAGTTCATCAATTACATGATCTTCTAATTCAAACTGTTTTACATAGTCTTTACTTCCAGCAAACTTGCCCCAACTACTACTTAGATTAGGGCCGCAATGAGCACACACTAATTGACAACGATTGCTTAACTTAAATTGTACTGCTTTGAGTTCAGGCAAGTTTGATAGCAGTGGCGTTTCTGTTCGTAAACTGACTGCGCCATTCTGTTCTAATTTATTACATTGCCAGCATATCTTTTCTTTGTCAGATAGATATGTATCTAAGTTATTTCTAAAATCAGTATACTTGCTGCTGTTCCAAGCATTTAAAATTCCGTCGTTAATGTTTTCTAATTTTAGATTTGCAGTTTCAAGTGGGCACGAATCTGTATATCCATCATTGCCAACAATTAAAATATTTTGTGGATATACACACTTTTTCATAAAGGTGTACACTTATACATTTTTTGAGATCCCCAAGGCACTGAATATTGTATACTATAATTTTGTGTTATTATATCTTCTATACGATCAAAGCTCATCCTACCCATAAGTTTATCAGGGTACCATGTAAAAATATGTTCTTTTGCTAGGTCTTTTTGTTTAAAAAGAAACCGGTCAACTTGTTCGACATATTCGAGTATACCACTATTAACTGCATAGTCCCATCCGGCTGATACATGTGTTTGATAATCAGTGTTTAAATCTACAACAAGATCAACTTCGGGCATTGGCATACCGTCTATACAAAGATAAGTTGACGGTTTATAATAATTTAATAAATTTGCTGCTCCGCCGCCGATATCTATTACTGATTTATTTTTTTCTAAATGATCTGCTATAAGTTTATTTCTTAATCTCCAAGGTGGTTTTCGTAAATGCAATTCACTAATACATAACTCCATAGTTACTCCTTGTCTAACGTTGTAAATATACTTATGCCCAACTTACGTGTTATACCCTGCTCTTTGAAATTACTTGCACAATGTAGCTGTAAAGAATCAAATGCAATAACAGATCCTATTGTCCAAGGAAAGTAAGAATTAATACTAAGTCCTTCTAACCATTGCGGGCGTAAATGACTTAACATTGATAGAACATTTGCAGGAATACCGTTGTTGTTTAATCCTTTAACATCATCATATACATACAAATTTTTATTATAATATTCTACTTTATTTGCAGGACCGTTTCGAATAAATTTTGCTGGGCCGCCGTAATAGTATTGATCAAAAAATATTAATTTTGCCAAATTACAATCAGCACCTTCAGTTAGTAAAGGAATCGTAAATGCTTTATACGAATTTGAATAATTAAAATCATCATCTACATGAACGATGTGCGGAGTTGATACATCAAAATAATGTGCTGTACGAACTTTAAAATTACCAAATTCAGTTCTTAAAGATTCTAATATATTATCAATTACGTCATCGCCTTCATTGATAACACAGACTTTTGGTCCTGTGTTTTTTTGTATTATAGAATTACTAATATTATAGTAGTCTATTAATGATGTTATAGACTCTGACGATATAGCATTTAATAACCGAACAGGCATACTATGTGTCAGTTCTATTTGATTAATTTGTTTAGATGTACGCAACTATCTTAGTCCCTTATTTAATTTGTTGTTGCAATAGAAGTAATTGCATTTTTTATATATTCAGCTTGCCACGTTGCTCCATTAATTCCAAAATGATTGCCGTTGTCTTTTGAGTATTCACCAAATTTATTTTTTCCTAAAATATCTTCTATTGCTAGTATATCAATATCATTAATATCTGTCTGTCTATGAAAAAACGAAAAATTAACATTATTTTGTATATAATTTATATGACTTATATAATCAGGAAGACCGTAAGCCTCGTGATGTGTAATCCATTGTTGAAAATAATTATAATGTGCGTTCTTATTGCCTTTCCCTATATTAGCAGGACTAATTTTTGTAATATGTTTATCTATATGATTAGAAATTTTGTAGTAATTATGCTGAGTAGGACAATTTTGCAAATAGTTTAATATATTAAATTTGGAGTTTATAAAGGTATATCTATTTCTATTAGTATACTGAAATATGTAAAATACATCTTCGTTTTTCCAAGCATCTTTTACATCTAATAAATTTTTTAAACTCCAAATTAAAGATGTACCGCTAGATGAAAAATTATAAATTTTCCAGTCCGAACTAATTTTAGCTAATTCGTGTGGCCAGCAGCTACTACCATCTACACTTTGAATACCTGAACTCCAACTGCATCCAAATATTGCTATTTTCATTAGTATGCCTTAGTTACTGACATTAACTTAATAACATTTTCCCATGTTTTAGGAATGTTCATAATTAGGTGAATAGAATCATTTTGCCAACTATGTGTTCTATGAGTTTTTCGTGTGTCTACATAATACGCTCTATTTGGTTGTATAGGCCAACGTCTTCCATTCATTTCCCATTCGTATGCTTCGTGGTCTACAAACGGGCCAATAAATGCAACTACTCTAAAAGTACTTCTGTTAATAAGAGGATGATCTTTATGCGGAGGAAACCACCCACCTGCATTAGTTTTAATTAACATTGACCTATTAATAGGCTTCCAATAATCTAATATCTCATGCAAACAAGTTAATTTTTTATATAACTCTGTAGGTTGTGTGAAATCTGTTTCATTCAGTCTAGGATTATTAACACGTAGCCTAGCTTCAGGTAAACTTAGACTATCTGTACATCTATCACCTTCTAGACCCACAAGTAATAGCCCTTGTCTGTCATTAGTGATGCCTTCTCTTGGTAGATAGTCTACCCATTGGTTGTCAAATTCCTTTATTTCATCTTTGAACTGGTAATAATCTACACTAAATCTAAGAGGTTCAAAATCTGATAATGCTTGTAGCTGCAATTCGCACTTAATATCTTCTTGCGAAGGTTCAATTGACGTCGGATCTGTCATTAAACTATAGTAGTAGTTGGCTGTTTTAAATCTATTGGCTTTTGGAACTGGTGTTGACATGATAATAATGACTCCTATACTAATTAATTATCTTTATTTGTGCTCAGTATCATACTTTACGGCTACACGTTCATATAAGTACTTTATATAACGGAGATTTCATGTTAGATTACATATATTCAGATGCTAAAAAGCCCCTTAAAATGATAGTATGGGACTTAGGTAGACGTTGCAACTTTGATTGTACCTATTGTACAGGGTGGATGCATTCAACTACTGCACCATTTAACGACTTTGAGGAATACAAAAAAACTGCCGAGTTTATACATAAGTACTATTCCTTATATAAAAAATATCATGCAGTTGACTGGGACGTTATGATTTCGTTTACAGGAGGCGAGCCTGCAATTAATCCTGCATTTTATAAATTAGTGCCGTTTCTTAAGGAAAATTACCCTTACATGAAACTTAACTTAACAACTAATGGTGCCTGGAGTAAAAATAGAGGAAAGTTCTTAATAGATAATATGGACAGTATTACCGTTTCATATCATTGCGAAGGCAACACTAAACAAAAAGCCCTTGTACGTGAAAATCTATTATGGGTACATGAGAATATACCAAACCCGCAAAAGCTCAAAGTAAATGTAATGATGCACATGGATTACTTTGACGAAACTGTAGATTTAATAGAAAATTTTCTTAAACCAAATAATATAAAATATATTCCAAGAACTATTGGAGACGATGGAAAATTTAGATCTAAGTGGTTTAAAGACATGGACGGTGCAATGCGTAGAACTAGTCACGTATACACCGCAGAACAATTAGATTATGTCAAAAATCATTGGAACACTAAAAATAAAGAAGTTGAAGAACTTCGTGTTAAACGTGAGGCTCAAAATGTCTGAATCAAAACCAATAGAAATTAAAAACACTGTAGAAGACGGCGATGCTCGTAAAATGGGCCGGATGTGTTGCGGCGGTCGCTGCATGACAATTAAGCAAGACGGCGAAGTTAAGGATGCAATGTTTATAGAGCAATCAAACTTTGAAGGCTACAACTGCATGGTAAACTGGTTCTTTTTACATATTGAACAAGATAGAGATGCAGTCTACCATCATCAAACTTGTATGGGAAAATTAAAAGGAGCACCCACAGCTAATATTGATCCAGCAAAATTTGGAGATATTGTTCATAAGTTTACTCCTGAGAAGGGGCCTATTACTACTATAAGTGACGGAGACAAATACTTAGAATGGTTAGAGGAACAATTTAAAGCAGGAAGAACACCTACTATGGTTTGTCCTAACACACATTGTGGCTGCGGTATATGTATTACAAAAGCTAAGGACGATAACGACTTTAAAGATATTGCATCTAAATATATTAAGGTAGGCGAGATTGGTTAATGTTCTATTTAGATTTAGAAAAAGACAACAATATAGTCACTATTCAATTTAAAGAATGCAACCACTCCCTTGGACAAAAATGGGCCGCAGCGTTACGAGATCATTTAGATGCAGGCACATATGTAGCAGAACCGCATCGCATATATAATCTAAATCAAGAATGGTCCGAAGCCCGAATAGTTACATCATTAAACGAATGCATCGATATTGTAAACAACTATAAACTTGTAATTGATTATCGTATTGAAGGTACTATGACGCAGCAAGTCAGCAATAGGTTACATCATTACTTTGAAGTATTGCGTGGAGAAAACGAATCTCCAAATCAATTTTATGTTGATGCTCCGCGAGATGTAAAAAATGCAATACAAGAGTACAATATATTAATACACAGATGGGAAGACCTTGGTGCTTCGGGTAGAATAGTTGTACAATTAAAGGATAGACCTATTTTTCCGTTAGAAGATGATGACTACTTGCATTGGAATTTAAATTTTCAGCCTGGTGATATCAGACTTAACTATTGTCACAAAGGAAAACCTATTTGGGATGTCTTCAAAGACGGTGATGATGTTGTAGGCGATGATAATATTAGGCCGCAATTTTGTTATAGTGCCGACTTTAGTGTAGGATTTAATAAAGGCCCAGGTGATGTTCCACAATATCATGCATGGTGGGAAAAAATGAGTCCTAAACTTAATCAATTGGGATTTTATAAAAACGATCCCAAATGTGCTGTAGGGCTTGCAGTAGTAGGAAAAATAATAGGCGATCCTACAGAAATAAAAAAAGAAATTTATGGTACAACAAAAATATTAGGTGTTAGATATGACTAAATTATCTCCAAGATGTTTCCCTGCAAATGTTGAAAAAGAAAAACGTGTAAGAGGCATAGCATATGCTTCTAATGGATTTATGCTCCCGTGTTGTTGGTTAGACAGTAAGGCATATCAAAAAGAATTAGAAAAATTTGGATTATATGATGAAGAATTAAAGGTCGCTAATAATCAAAACATAGAGTCTATTATTAACAGCAAACAATGGAAAGACTTTATCGAAATGCTTCGCAGCAATCCAGAGCTTGCTCCTACAAAATGTAAGGAGAAATGCGGTGGATAACTTACACAAAAATTATGTATATCATCAGCAGTACGTAAGTAATGCAAATATTGAACTTACATACCGATGTCCTCTACAATGTCCACAATGCTTTAGAGCATACTTGGGTCTACATAATAGACATAAAAAGAAAATCGAACTTAAAGAAAAAATTGCAGAATCTTTTGATTTACCTCTGGACGATTTTCGTAAAATTTGCAACTTTTTTAAAGATGATATTTCTTTGTGTGGGCAATTTAGTGATCCAGTATATCATCCTGAGTTTTTCGAAATATTAAAAATATGTACTAACGAATACCCAAATTGTACATTTAAAATACATACAGCCGGTCATCAAAAAAATATAGAATGGTATAAAGAGGCATTTGAATTATCTGGGCCTAACATCACTTGGTTTTTTGGTCTTGACGGGTTAGCAGATACAAGTCATATGTATAGAAAAAATCAAAATTCACAACTAATTTTCGATGCAATAATGTTAGGCAGCGAAATGAAAAAAAATATTAAATGGCAATTTATTGTATTTGCATTTAATGAGCATCAAATAGATACTGCAAGACAAATTTGTAAAGAAAAGAACATTACGTTTCGCCTTGTGTATACGGATAGAACACAAGGTAAAATAGAACTTGCTTCAGATAAATACAGAGCTAAAGGAAACATTAAAGAATATTATGAATAACGATCTTGCCTCTGCTAATAAAATAAGAAGTAGTTGCAACATGCTTGCAACTAAAATAGAAGCATTTGTTAAACAACTATATCCTAAAAGAGTAATATTATTAGATAAATGCCGCAGAGATTCTACGCATGTAATACGTGCAATTGCACAATGTATAGAAATTGGTAACGGAGAACCGATTGAATTTGTAGCTGCAAGATTTTTTAAAGGAAATAAGTTACAATTAATTTCGTTACACTCAGAAATATCTGCTTATAAAAATTTAAAAAATGATATTTTAGAATTAGAAATTAGCAACGAAGCTAAAGAAAATGCAGGACTATTAATAGATAAATTTATCTATTTGCTTCAAAACGGTATTGACCTTTCATATTCAAATTTTAGTAGTTGGCAAAATGCAATTGCTGCAAAGTCTCAAACTGCTGCCTGGGGTGAAAAAATTCCAGAACTTTATGTAATCAATGAAATTGTAGATGAACTACATATGTGTAGTCCGAGCAAACAAAACCTAATTAGATACAACCTTACTATTGTAAAAAACTTTACAGACGACAATCGTAAAAAAGCAATTTATGGCTGCACCGAAACATATAACAAATCAAAAGTATATAACGGCCAAGTATTAGCACCTTATCTTTTTGTGTTTTCTAATAGAACATATGGCGACGAATTTCGAGCACCAAATGCTGATAAGAACTGTCACACTATGATTGATACAGGAATAGCTGCATCCTTTGTTGCATATAGTGCTGTTTCCAAAGGATTGTCAATAGGATTCTGTGGGTGTCTTAGTAACACCAAGCGTCTTAAAGAAATGCTTGGTGTTATTCCTACTCTAATCGTAGGAGTCGGCTACGCTGATTCAGTAAGTAGGTTTATATGTCCTATATTAGACAAATCCGTTGATGCAGCACAAAGACACACGTCTAAACCGAATATTAGTGAATACATAACTTATTTGTAACCTATACGCATAAATCTAGTATATTTAGGTAATTCTAATTCTCCTGTATAGAGGATAGAAGTTAAAGGTGCCATCCTGTCAAAATCATCTAAATCTACAACACAATTAACATGTTCTTCTATTTCAAAGTAATTGTTGCTTTGTAATACTACTAATTTGCCATCCGGAATCTTTGAATACCATTCTTCGAAATTTTCTATGTGTTCGCAACTTGTGTTAATAATAGTATCAGGCGTATCAGCTAAAGGACACGTTGTTCCGTCAGCTCTAATTACTTCGTAGTTTTCGAACTCATAATTAATATCCATGATATCTTTTGTAGATGATTTAAATTGCCAGTTATCCTTAACCCACGGGTTATTAAATGTTTCAGCAATACTTCGGCAACTAGGATCAATGTCAAAACTTCTAACTTTATTTACTTTAATGTTACTTTCAAATAACATTGTAGCAAGTGTAGCATACCATCCTGCACACAAGAATACTGTGCCTAAATCAACTTTAAGTTCACTAAGTTCTTTTACTAACCATAGTTTGCTTTCTAGTTGTCCTCGGCTAAAACAGTCTGCATTAAAACTGTCATCGTCCTTATACTTACGCATACCTTCAATTAATTGACTGCCTGTTAATCCTTGTATAATTCTAAACAATGCAAACTTATCTTGACTTAATAAGGTTTTTCTAAGATCACTAAAGATAGAGTTATCCGGGTATAGTAATTCTAATCTATCTAGTATTTCAGCAATCTGCATTGTATTTCTCCTTAAGCCAGTTAAAGTCGTTTATCAACCCAAGATCAGCCCCGCTAGAAAGCCCGTACTTCCTGCCAGCACAAGCACCTTTAATAGCATATTCGCCGAAGGGAGCATCTCCTCCCACTGTTGTCCATATTTTGAGTCTTTCATTTGTTTCTTCCTCGTTTTGTCTATCTATTATTTTACTTGCAAGTTTAGTACATTCTCTAAATGCACTACGCCATGTACTAAATTCATCTACATTAAATGCAGTGATATTACTAACTTCTTCCATAAGCACAAATTTATCACTAATACTAGTAGTCATGTCTGTCTTACTTGTCTCCATGTTTACAGTTGCTAATCTCGGAAATAATTTTACTCCACCGTATCCGTATTCTAAATCATTAATAGGATTTTTACTACGCCATACGTGAACAGCATCTCTGTCATCTCGATGTGGCATATAACTAAAATCAAAATCATCTACAATAATTGCGTCAGCATCAACAATCCATATCATTTGAGTAAATGCCTTCTTTGCTGCTTCGATATGTGCTTGATGTATCCCTTTAACTCCATGCACACGTATAGCCCAAGGCATTCGTGCTTTTAATATATTCCAATTTTCATCTGCTTGAACTTCGTTATAACTTATAAAAATTACATCATACATTGCTGTTCTCACATAACTTGTAAAATTCTTTGTACTCTGGAAATATTTCTAAAAAGTTTTTATTTCTACGACGATCGTATTCATTTACAAATTGCACAAATCTAAATCTATCTTCATTTACATTAATGTTTTTTTTAAAATGAGCAATACAATCGTTATATATTCTTTCTAATTTTAAAATCTCATCCATCTTAAATCGTTTGTTCTTTTTTCTTCGTTCAATCATAAAATCTATAGTAGTCTTTAGATATGTTTCGACCATTTCCTTAGTTGCAATTTTAATATCAAGAAACTGTGGATGTCTAACGTATGCAAAGTCCATAACTACTCGTTCGCCAAAATCTCGCTTTAATTTTTCTATATGACAAACATATTTGTAGATTGTAGGCAAACTTAAAATATTAAATGCACTCATAAAACAAATCTTAATATCAGTAGTCTGTTCTAAAAAGTACTTAATATTTGAATTAAATAATTTCCAATCCATTCCATCTCTACTGTATTCGGCTTGACCTTTAACACTTTCTGCACTGGTGTATAATTCAAAAGATTTAATAGATTTTGAAGACTCTAAATTTTTTATAGAAGTAACAAACTCTTTCCATATCGAAGACGGTGGACATGCGTTACTGTTTATAGCAAATTGTAAATTAGGCTGGGGATTATCAATTAAATACTGAATTACACGGTTAGTATGTTTACTTAATAAAGGTTCTCCACCTGTAATTCTAAATACATGCATGTGTTTTACTGCTTCCGGAAACCATTTCCAGAATGCTTCAATATACGGATTTTCTTCTCTTTCAAGAATAGGTACTTCTGTTTCTTTAATTGTATTATAATGATTATTTTTTAATATATAAGGGCCATTGAATTTTATTTCTTCAGTCCATTTGCTACTAAATGCCGGGCCGCAGTATGTACATTTAAAATTACAAACGTTTGAAAAGCTAACTTCTACATATCGTGGATAGACATTTTCATCGCCAGTTGACGTGATTATTTTCTTTTTATCAGTCTGGCTCCATGTTTCAGAACTTTTAGTAATTCTATCACTAAAGTTATTAGTATTATCTTCAATTCGCCAACAATAATCACATTCGGCAGGACGCTTGCCTGCAAGCATTTCTTTTCTAATTTCTTTTTTAAAATTAGTGTTATGTAATGCACTCGGATTAACTGCAAGTTCATCTAATGGAATTTTATGGGCACCTACATGATGACAACTATGTGTTATGCCAGATCCAAGATGCATAGTTACTTGTGTCCATTTAGCCAGGCAAAATCCACAGCCAACAGCATCTAATTCTTTTTTAACTTGTGGTAAGGAATTTAAATTAATCATTCTGGATCAATTACAAATTGTTGTGCAGGATTTCTACTAGGATTTTGATATACTATTTTAAAGAATTTACTTTGTTGAGCACTTAATGGAGTTTCAGCAATTGGTATTTTTAACT